TTAGTGAGCACAGGCTTTTAAAAGCGCACGTTCGGCACTCTCATACGAAGTATGCGAATAGATATCCATCGTCACGCTTGCTGAAGCATGCCCCATAAAATATTGAACGCTCTTAACGTCCATGCCATATTCCGAAATGCATCTCGTGCAAAAAGTATGTCGCAGAACGTGCGGCGTAATCTTTGGCAACATATCGTCTTCATGTAGCTCATTAAACTTGCTCATGATTGTACGAAACTTTTGGCCCACGTCACTGCCGATACACATTTCCCCATGCTTCGTCACAAACAGGAACCCGCCATAACCGTTAACGATTGGTTGTTGTTTTCTTTCTTTCGCGGTCCTCACAACATCTTGTAGACACGGCAAAAGAATAGGATCAATTGCAATGAACCGTTCGCCTGCTTCTGTCTTCGTGGTCTCAATATAACGACCATACTTTGGGCAATATGATGTCTGTTTGGTTACGGCAATTCTCTTCTTTGCAAAGTCTATATCGCGAACTGTGAGGGCACAAAGCTCTGAAACACGCACTCCAGTATAAGCCAGTATCATAATTTGATTATAATACTTCGCGTATTTCGGCACAGACTGAACGAATTCCAAAAACCTGTCGAGGTCTTCTTGGGATACCGCGTTACGATGTTTTCTCGCCTTGGGCATGACATCTGTCAAAGGAAACTTCGCTGGATTTTTTGTAATAATCTCATCCTCAACAGCTTGGTTAAAAGCCGGCTTGAGGACCTTTGCAAGTGTTTCAATCGACGAGAACCCCAGCCCACCGTCACTCAATTCAATATAGAACTGTTTGACGGCACTTTTCGTCACCTCTTGTACTTGCAGATGCGAGAAGCTACTGGCCTGAATGTGGCGATATGATACATCATAATTCGTAGCGGTCGTGTGTTTGAGGTTATGCTTGAGATCAATGTACTGCTTGACAAGCTCTCCGACGGTAAGCTTGCTACCTGCAATCACGCCGTCGCGCAGCTTATCTTCAATCTCATCTTCTTTTTCTCGCAGCTCTGTTAACGTCGGGGCGTACACGCAACGTCGTACCCCGTCGTTGTCTTTGTATCGGTACATATAGGTCAAATCCTGACGCTGGCTCTCACCGGTCTTCAATAACCTACCTTTATTGTCTTTGCGCTTTTCTGACATTACGTCTCCTTTCCTGCCAAAAGCGCCGATATGGTAATTGGTATTATAGCACCATCGGCGCAATTTGTCATTAAATCGAATAGGTATTATCAATGTAATTCTCAAAAAGTTTACGTTTGACGAGTCGCTTCGACCCAACGTACATAACGAATGGGCACTTCTCATCGTCAGTGATCTCGCGCAGCTTATTTACACCAATAGAAGAGTACGCAGAAGCCTCTTCAAGTGTCATAGAAACTTTTTCCCAGAAGGGTATATCCTTTTTCATCTTGACTCCTTAGAAACGAATAGGGGCTCTCCAAATGACGGAGAGCCCCTTATTGTTATATCCTTTTACAGAGATGCGGACAGACGGTCCAGCATCGTGATGACTTCCTCGCGAGTGACCAGGTCTCCCGGACGAGAACCGTCTGTAATCGACGCGCCGTTCTTCGTCTTCTTTCTCTTCAGACTCTCGATCGAAGCAACGGCATACGCCGAAGCGGGCTTCTTCGCAAGCTCTGCACGGTACACCTTCATCATCTCGTTGAACTTTTCCTGTGTCATATATTCCTCCATCTGCGCGGGATACTGCCCCGCGCGCACCATTGCATTTGTGTATTTACCATGAGCGTCCCATTGGAAATGAGGCTTGTCAGGAAATGACTTCCAGTCGCCTCCCCATGTAAAGCCAATTTCCTTTCCGATCTTTGCAATGCCATGCCAGAACGCATTATCGCTGTACTCCTGACCGCGCACATTCTTACACACATCGAAAGCAAGACCGGCCTTCACGCCATGGAACGAAGGGACCGCCGTCTTGGCAGTCCCTTCTCGATAACACTTCTGCTGATACTCGTTGTCGCGCACTGTGCCGGTCACCAGAACGGGATACCCCGCCTTCTTGCACTCTTCGATGAAGATACGGCAATTCGCAGCAACGTCTGGGCGGAGATCATCAATATTCCGGCTGTTGATCATGACAGCACAGGCTCCTTCTCGTCGTGGCCGGTCTCACCCGGATTGGTCTTCTCGTCCTGCTGTTTGTTATACACGCTGGTAGAAATGCCGATGAGTGTACCGATGAACGCAATGATCGCGTTGATGGTCACAGACACCTCGTTGGCGAACGGCCAACCCCACACACCTGCGAGGACATTGTAGAGCACAGAAAGCGCAGGAAGCGCAATCAGAGCCATCCACTTGAGGACATCATATACCTTATTATTGAGTTCAAACTTCATTGTTGCTCTCTCCTTCTTTCTCTTTCAGTCCAATAATCTTATTGGCAACTGCAATGCAGGCAGTCATCACCGAAGTGAGACCGCCTGCACCAAGTACATACGGGAAGAGCTGATCCCATTGCCAGCCCTTCACGCTATAAAATGCCACCGTATAAATAACAAAGATCCACATCGGGATCATCATCCAGACGTAGATCTTATTACGGGTATGCATTTTTTTCGCACGCTTCGCTTTTCCACTCACAGAAAACTCGCCTCCGCCGTGCATTTGTCATAGGTTTGCAGGATGTTTTTCGTGGCGTGAATCGTGATCTGATTCTTAAAATCCGGATGCTTCGCGCAGTACGAGTCGTACTCGGTGATATCAGAAAGCGTCTGATCAAAGTGCTCCTTGGAGTGTTTGATCCCATGCAGAAGCTCATCATTAAAGTGCAGGATACGATATCGGCAACTGATTGCGTACCGTTCGTTGTCCTGCGCTATGTGCTTCTCTAACTTATCCTGCGTCTGCATCTGCTGAGCCATGATCCTATCGAGTTTCTCGTTGGTCTCCTTGTTGATCCCCTTGCCGATCAGTCCCCACAGGTTGACTTCCAACTTGGGGATCTTTATCAGTGTGCCGAGGAACACAACAGCGACCGCAACTACGTTCACTACTTGGTCCGTCATATGGCCCTCCTTACTGTAAAAGATAGAGCCACGTTAAACATTAACGGCTCTTAATAGCTTAAAGCAAGGCTTGCTTTGGCTATTGCATATACTTTACACGCCGAACTTTCTGGTTCTCGTGCTATACTCTTCCAACAGTGCATCTAATTCACTGTCTTCCAGCGCCGGAAACATAGTAGGAGAGAAGAACAACTCTGCGTATGCTGCCTGCCAAAGTAGGAAGTTACTTAATCGCATTTCTCCGCCTGTTCGCAGGATTGCATCCGGTGTTGGAATCTCTGCCGTCAGTGCTTCATCTATCTCATGTACTGTTTTTGCCCCACTCTGCACAGCGCGAGCAATGGCGTCATGACCTCCATAATCTGCGCAGATGGTCAGCGTCAGCGCATCACATCCGCGAGTCTCGTCCTCCATCACACCCATGCTTTTCACGAGGTCTGGCGCCAAACGGTCTCTCCGGCCTGCGAAGCGTACCCGGATGCCGCGAGAAGTAAACCACTCGCGGCGCTCCCGGAAATACCACCGTGCGAGATCCATGATTTGATCTACTTCACCGCTCTCGCGTCCCCAGTTTTCAGTGGAAAAACAGTAGACCGTCAACATTTTCACATCACGTGAAATTGCCCACTCGCAGCATCGCTCGATAACATTCAGTCCTTGCGCGTGTCCCGCTTCTTTGGGGAGATTCTGTGATGCCGCCCAACGTCGGTTTCCATCAGCAATGATGGCAAGATGTTTCATAATTCTGCCACCTTCTCCGTAATGCTCCGGAGCATCCACTGGGCATGACCGTCACCAGACACCGTGCAGTCTGCCAGATACGCCCGTGCTAAGTCACGTGCGGCGCACGCTTCCAGCAGAGTGCAGACTCCATCGCCGTCCCGCAGATCATCCATGATCTGATAGGCCACGCCAAGCCCCATGCCATACCGCGCAGCCGCATCTTCTTGGCTATCGGAGGCACCAGCGGCTATGACTCCAAGGACACAGGCAGCTTCCATCAGCGCCCCGGCCTTACCAGCATGGATATGAAGTAAAGCGTCCAGCTCTGTTGAGTATCCAATCACTTCCCATGCTTGCGCCTCTGCCATAGCTGTTGCTGCATTGGACAAATAGGTAACTGCACGAGACTTTTGCTCTGCTGGTAGATTGGAACCGGCGATTACACCAAACGCCGCCGACAGCAGGATGTCTCCGGTAAGTACAGCGACAGCCTCGCCGTGGGCGGTATGCAGCGCAGGTAATCCCCTACGCTCCACCGCCCCGTCCATGCAGGGGAGATCGTCGTGGATCAGGGACATGGTATGTACCAGCTCCACAGCGACCGCCATAGGCATGGCATCCTCCGCGCGTCCTCCAGATGCCTCGCACCAAGCCAAAGTAAGGATAGGCCGGATGCGGCGTCCGCCGCTCAGTAAGGCCAGCTCCAACGGTTTGCGCAGATGCTCAGGTGCATTTTCACACCAGTTCTTCAGTGCAACCTCGATCATGTCTCTATACCGCTCCACGGTACACCTCCAAATATTCCGCCTTGCGCGTTGCCCAGCTAAAATTCCTCTCCATACACGCCGCTCGCTTGGCTACAAGTGCATCTGGATTTGCATACAAAGCCGCAGCCTCCGACACCGCTCCCGCCACGCTATCGCGCACCAGCACGGCAATCTTCTCGTCCATGTTGTCCGCCAAGCCACCGTTGAGCGTTGTGATTGGAATACAACCATAGCGACAAGCAGTCATCGGCATCAATCCGCACGGCTCTGCAATGGATGGAGACAGGTAATAATCCGCCCCGGCCAGCAGCGGCACCGCCTGCACCGCAGACGGCCAGCGATCCACCCATAGTACGCCATCCTCGCGCGTCAGCTTCGCAAGTTGTTCCTCATACTGCTTTTCACCTTTGCCGATCATCAGTAGGAACCCGCCGCTGTCTCGGATGGTATGCACCGCGTCCAACGCGCCATCAACGCCTTTATCCCGTACCAAACGGCACATCATCAGATAGATGCACTTATCAGATGAAATCCCATAGGTGCGACATAGCCGCTCCTTGCAAATGGCCTTGCCGGTAAAGTCCTCGGCGCTGTATTTTGCCGGAATCATAAGCCCTTTTTCTGGCGCAAAGACGGAGGCCAGAATCCCATTTGTAATGCCACGGAAGTTGATACTCATAAGCGTCTGCGCCAGCTTATCATCACCCTCCAGCAGCTCTTTGGCATACGCCTTGGATACCGTTGTCACCGCATCGTAATTTCTGAGCGCGTCCTCGCGCCCTCGCACAAAGTCCGCCTGATCGATGGTGTACACGCACCGAGGAGGACGCTTCTGCAATGCCGTTAACAGTTCCGGTGCGGCGAAATTGTGGAGCACGTCCGGTGCAACTGCTTCTGCCACCGTGCCCAGTCCATCTGGCCAGTGACGTAAAAGATAGTAGTCCACACCGAACAGACGGCAAGTCCGCACGCCATCGGAAAACTGCCTTAGATTTGCGGCCATCTGCGCCCATACACCGTTCCCGTCCGGGCATACAACGGACACGGCATAGTCCTCAGTCAAGGCGTTGCCCAGACTGTCCACCACCTCCGCGACACCGCTGCGGGCACATCCGCCCAAAATGCTTTCATCGCTCACTAACATCAGTTTTTTCACAGCAGACCACCTCCTAAAATCTCCATCAGGTTCTTTTCCGTCAGAGACTCGGCCATATCGATTGCCTGTTCGACGGTGGCATCAGCCAGCAAGGGACGGTTTGCGGATGCGTCACCGGATAGCAGGCCGTTCGCCCAATAGGAGCCGCGCTCCACCCAGATACCAAACATCTCCGCCCGTTCCTCTTTTGGTTCAACGGATACCAGCGCCGGTGCGCCGCCGTCCAGTCGCTTGGCGTGATCTCCAATGTGCCAGTTTTTCAGCTTCTGCCAAAAGCCCTGATCGACATTGTAAAAACGGTGCTCGTGGATTTCGTCGATGATAGTCTCGTCATCAAAATGATACAGAGTATGTTTGGGCGACCACATTCCTCGCGCCAGTCGCAGGATGCGGGCAGGCCGTAGATCGCCGCCAAGCACCAATTCTGAACCGGTCAGCTCGTCCAGTCGCCGTTCTGTACCGTCCGCAAGGGTGATTAAGGTATCGCCAGATAGACACACACCTTCGTATCGTTCAATAGTGACGGACAACGCGCCGTTTGCATCATTTGTATCAGCTTGAATTCTGAATTTTTCGTATGCAGATCCACCATCCCAGGATGCAGACAAACTGTAATTACCATTGTCTCCTGACGCAGTAGATTCCTTTAAGACATACTCTCCAGTACTCGTATCCCATGCATACAGTTTAATATTCGCCAAATCTTCAGGTCCGGAAATGCTTGCATCAAACTCAAAGTATGAGGGATTGGCATAGCCGCCCGGCACAGCCTCAGCGTCCGCAAAGATCGTGTAATCACGCGGTTGCTCAGGATCAGGTTTTGGGTCAGGTTCTGGTTTGGGGTCGGGATCCGGGTCAGGTTTGTCCGGCTTTTGGTCGATGGACATTTTGGCGCTGGTCGAACTAAATTCCAAAGGCAGCGTCGCCCACGCGTATAGAATGCTGTCGGCATCTAAATGTATATCGCATCCCCAAATGCCTGTGTCGTCCGCCTGCGTATGACCAATTTCTCCGCTCAGTAACGCATTTGCCGTCAACTCACCGGGAACCGCCGATAGATGAACTGTTACAGATACGGGAATTACAGTGCCGGTAATGTGTTGGTCTCCGGCAGTAACCTTAGTGTTATCAAAAACATAGCCAGTAGGCGTACTTGTGATTGCGGCAACAAGCATTGCTGACTTCGCTGTCTTGTCCTCTGCGATAGTCACCAAGCCCTGTTTGGAACGGAGATTGCCTTGTTCGTCCTTGTATCCAAACACTTCACCAACAGAAACACCGTCCAGCAGCAACGACGCTCTTGTAATCATACGACCACCTCACCTATTCCCCATATTTCCGACAACCAGAATAATGTCCCCTGGAGAGTATTGTGTGAAATCAATTCCACTTGGGTCAAACGAGTCGCTTCCAATATCAATGACTTTAATAGGAGAAGATACGCTGATATCGTCCGGCAGTAGGCGTTTGTCCAGCTTCACCGCCTCCGGAACAGGGTGGGTCAGCGTCACGGAGACATTCTTTGCCGCCAGTTCCTCCGCTGTCAGCCCGAAGGCTGCTCTTAGCATTTCCCCAGTTTGATCGGTGGTGATAAAAGCAACCGTCGTATTTACCATGTATAACGAATACCCATATTTCGGCACAAACGGCGCGGCGCCATCTCCTTGAGACGCAGAAAAATCCGCGACGCTATCACCAATTATCGTACCGGTGACACCATCTGCTGTCTCCGTAAATGCAGTGAGTTCCACGGTAGTACCTTTAATGGTCAACCGGTATGTTTCTCCGGCTTTCATCGGTTTTCCGCTGTAGTTTTTTCCAGTGCCAATTTCTACAGACACCGCATCCATCAAAGTTTCTTCGATAGTTTTCCCTGTAAAATAACAAGGGCGGTTAGCAATGTACCCCGGCTGGTTTGGATCATTGACCGCATAATTCGTGGGTAGTTCAGCATCGATCTTCCTGAAATTGTCATTTAATTGCTCAATGTCGACAACGTCGCTCTCCTCTGGAAGATTCATTTTCAAGTTGTCTGTCTGTTTCATATGTCACCACCTTATGTGAAAGAGGGGCCGAAATGGCCCCTCTTTTTTCTTATTTACTTCCCACTCTTCGCGTCCGTCTCCACCCCATACCGCTCAAACATTGAGCGGATAACGGGGTTACGCAGCAGCTTCTTCCTCTGACCTTGATTAAGGGCGGAGTAGACTGCCTGCAATGCGGCCTTGACCTCAGTGTTATATACAATGACTCGTTCTCTCAAATCACTCATGCTGTCACCCCGCTTAATAGTGCCTCCATTGCCTCACGCAACTCAGCATTGTCTTTTTCCAGCGCCGCAATGCGTTCCTCGGGCGTAGGCTCAGGCGCGGGTGCGGGCGCTTCTGCCGCCAGCTTTTCGAGCTCCGAGATTTCTTCGGCAGTCATATCGCGGTAGATACCATTTTCACAAATTCTCATGCTCTCACTCCCCAAAGCTCATATTTGCAGCCAGCAGCCATGTTGCCAGTTCCCATGTATTGGCCGATGCGAACTGTATCAATCAAATGGTTGAGATGGCCTCTTTCGTATACATTTTCTGTATCGACATGATGTCTGTGTACTCCCATTAGCACTTGACAGTCTGTGGACTGCCAATCAAGACTGGCTACTTCCCAAAACAGCATAGGCATTGTTTTTTCGAGAAGCACATACCATAGATTCACCTTTGGATTGTCTTTCTTGAAAGGCACCTCGACACTATATGAGTCGTAGTCTCCACTTCTGACATAGCGTTCTCCCGAAACGCGCATAGTAGACGATTTTGGAATGCTAATATCACCCCTAACAAAAATTTGAGCACTCTTGAGAGAAAATGGAAGGCCATTGTTGTCTTTATTGATGTTCAGTAGTGCAGCTTCCTGCATCTCACCGGATGCAATCAACTCCCACGTTTCGCCCACCGCGGCATCCACCGCCTCCCACGCGGTGGGCACGCCGGAAGCGTCAACGGCTTTGACCTTGACAGTCTGCCCCACTGTGGCGGCGGTCAGGCCAAGGGAGATATCAGTCCCGCCAGACGGGATATCCACCGGTTCCCACTTGGTCGGCTTGCCGGTCTCGTCCACCGCCGTGATTTTGGCGATTTGACCGACCTGTGCGCCGGTGATGCCGAGGGAGAGGTCGCCGCCACTCTGGATGTTGCGCACCGCCGCCGCCATCCCATTTGGAAAGCTTAGGGGCGCGGTCGTGCCGCCCTTTTCGCGGATAGCATTCGCAACGGTTGTCATGTCGGCACCATCAACTAAGTATTCATTTTGTGCCATATTAGAAGTTCACTCCTTTCGCATTAGCAATAGAATCTACTTTCCATCTCGTTGGAACGCCATCGGTAACAGAATCGACTCTTAGAAAATCATTAACTTTGGCGTTGTTTATACCAAATGATAAATCGCTACCATCAAATTCAGCTTTTTCCCATTTGCCATTTACAACACGAAGAAATTTTCCATTGTCATCTGCATCTACATTAAATAAGTCGAAATTAAACGGATAGTCGTAATAATACCAATCTGCTTTATTTGAATACAACATCATGAGAACCAGCGAAATTCCAACGCCGGTTGTCCTAACAAACAATGCCGATACGGTACTACCTGTCCCATCATCTGGGTCATATAGATCTACGTTACACAGGTCATATATACCACCAAGTGTATTTTTCAGGCCTAGAAGAAGCACTTTCGTCGGAGAGTAAGAAATTGGTTTAGTTGGGTCATTTACGCCTTCTAACCAACCCATCACCATGAGAAGCACTGTTTCAGCATCTACTCCGCACTCTAATCCTTTCTCTGTCCTAATAACAGGTATTAAATTACTAGAAGACATCTTTGTAATAAAATCCTGATCAAAAACAGGTTGTCCTTCGCTATTGGTAGTAAAAGATGTATCGACTTCGACAACATCGCCGTTTTCGGTTTTGCGAATTTCAATTGTTATGAAAAAAGTTGGCAACCCGCCATACAGCGACATTGAATTGAATTCATTATTGAAAAATGCTGTAGCAGTTCCAACGCAAAAGAAGACTGCTGAGTTATCCGATACATCAACCAATTTAGGCTCTGACCCACAATAATATTGCAAAGAAAACGAATCTAAATTGTCAACCTGCATAAGCTTTATTTCTCTTCCGATATCATATGCCGCCTTGATTTCATCAAAGGCCTTATCTGATTTATAAATTGGTTCACCAGATTTGTCTTGACCATCTTTCGTAATATTAACAATGAGCGGAGACATATCTTGCCATTTGGATTTTTCTCCGTCATTGACAAGATGTTTTCCAGCCGTATCAGTGTTAATAGGCGGAGTGGATGCAGCCTTACCAGTATCAACATACTTTGATTGCACAAAATCCCAAACAAACCAATTTCCATTTTCCCCAATAATTGGGGCGTGCCCGACTGCGTCTTCTGCCTTTTCAGCAGACTTTTGTGCATTCACTGCTGATTCGGCAGCCTGTTTCGCTGATTCAGCAGATTCCGTTGCGGACTGCTTGGCATCCGATGCACTTTTAATCACAACGTCTACCCAGTTCTTTGCAGGCTCGGGAGGATCAACAGGCTCCTGCCCCGTGAGAGACTCGCAAACTGTAATCGTCCAGATTTGACTCTTAGCAATCGAGTCTCCAACGGTATATGTAAGCTCACATTCGCCGTCGCCCACCCGTGCGGTCTCCGCGCTCGTGATCGTCCAGACGATGTCTCCGCCGTCAAGTTCAATATTTGCGATGTACGGCGCAGTATCCTGATTGCGCTTAACAGCAAGCTGAAACTCTCCGGCGCCATACTTCTCTTCCCATTCCGGGACGATCCCTCTCCAGATGACCTGCAGCACTTCGTTCTCGCCCTGCTTGCCAAGCCGGATGATGCCATGGTCGCGGACGGTCATTTTAGGCATACTCACTGTATTCACCTCGTTTTTAGAATTCAACGCCATGCGCGTTTTGTAGTGCTGAACTGCCATTCTTCAAATCTCCCCATGTGAATGCGGTCAACTTGATTTGAGAAATCTTATCTGCCAATTCCTTCATTTTGCGGTCAATCAGCATCATGTTTGACGTATCTTCATCGCCAGACATCTCGGTGCGCCATACGGCAAATTTCTTGTCTCCTTCTGTTTTTGGTGTCAACTCCAGGTTCAAATAGGGGCTTTTTTTACTCATGTTTCGCCCTCCTTATTCAATCAGCCGTCGCTCAAGATAGAACAACGTGTTATTGTCCATCTGAGACAACTGGAAGTCGTCATAATAAGAAATAGGGGGTCTATAATATATTTCAACCGGAACGCCACTGTTCGCATCCAGTTCTGACATCGCAGAAGACTGAACGGAAAGTATCTGAACAATTCTTCCGACCGCGTTAATCAACGCAGAAGAAGATGCGTTCCCCCCGTCAATGCGGATATACATTCCGGAAGCGATGGGTTCGATCTTTATAGCAGCTTGTCCAGAGATGCATTCCAGTGCTTCGTCGATATTCCCCTTCCCAGCAATGCCGATTGTCCACATGCCTCTGAGTCGATATGATTCGGTCAGTCCGGACATCGTGCTCTCTCCGTATTCGGTTCGTTGACTCAGCACGGCCTCGCGAGAAGTAACTCGATCAAAAAAAGCTGACAGAGGTTTATTCTCTGCCAGCTTTTTCTTCTTATTGTCATCAATATTGACAAACTCAAAAAGTAAGTCCATATTATGCTGACACATCCTTTAGTGTCAGCTGCAAGCCGTGTTTCGCAAAGGAAATTTGACTGTCCGCTTGTACAGTCCTCGGCCTGTCTAATGTGTTGTAAATCAAAAGATTGCCGCCAGTCGGAGCGTCATAGATCACAAAATGAGTAATCTTGCCCCAGTCGGTGGTAGAATCCGCAAACTCAATCGGGTCCGTGTTGCGAACCATGCCGCTTTCTGGTACACTGAGCGAATTCAGCTGAACTCGCGCGTATGCCTTGTCAGACGGTTCTGAAACATTTTCGCCACTAATGTTTGGCTCTGTGCTGCTTAACCCAACATAGAAGGCGGTCGGCAAAGTCGGGGTCTCTTTTGTATGAAACAGGTTGCCCATGATACAGTTTGCAAAATATGTAGTCGTCATGTCATCGCCTCCTTACGAGATGTTCTTTGCATTGTCGTAAACAATCATCGGCCCGCGCAGCTTCACGGTATTGTTTGCCATATCGGTAATCGTCACGACGTAGAGATATTTACCGCTAAGCTTTTCCGTAACGCTGGCATCAAGCGTAAGCTTCAAAATGCAAGATGTTCCGTTGTCGTCATTGACAATCTCTTGCCGGCCGGTGTAAACCGGTTCCATATCCCGATTCACAAAATCGCCGATGTCCATTGACACGTTCACAGCACCAAGCTCATAAAGCGATCCATCTGTATGTCTTAGCGTGATTCTCTGTTCTTTCGTTTCCCCGCGCACAAATTCCCAAGGCGGGAGAGCATAGCTTTTCAAAAACATATTAACCTCCCACCATCACAGGACATTCGCAGGTGAATGTAATTTTCACTTTACCTGTGATTTTCACGTGATTATCACCACGAACCAGACGAGGAAACTTGAAATTGCAGTAAGGATAAAGATTTGCCCCAGAGTTACTTGTCATCACACCGGCCTCACCATCCAGCACGATTACTTCGTTGCTCTGAGGCAAATTTTCCAACTTAAACTCCCGATCGCCATCGTCATGATTCACGATCGACACACTTGTATCGCTCATCTCCAACTTCACCTTGGGAAAGATAGGACGATTGGTGGAGCTTCGGCACGGCACGATAATATCCGACGTGCCGTTCACATTGTAGGTGAATTCCTGTGGGGCAAGATACCCATATGGAGAGTCACAATGCACCGCGGCTTCGAATGCCCATTTGTTGTTGGCGTACTCAAGCACCTTGAGGCCCGTAATAATGCAGCGATATTTCACTCTCTCCATGTCGGGCTGGTCAATCACCAAATCACAGTATTCCTTGCGGTCGGTCAGCCACGAGCTGATCAGTTGCAAATCATATCTGTCGAGCGGTTCGCGTGCCTCGGCAGCAAATTCGTCTGCACCAAACACCAGTTTGAATTCCAGTGGTTTTTTGTAATAAGTCTGGTAGAAAAGAGACCGATACCGCCCAGCGACGCGGTCTTCTTCCACCTCGAGCGATGCATATGAGCTATCGCCTTGTGTCGTGCTGTCGAAATCGTACAGCATCAAGCCATATTCTTCGCAGGAGATCCCGTCAAAGCTAAACGAAGATCCGTAGAAGCTCATAGGCCACCTCCTTATCATTGCGAATTACTGTTTCGATCCAGTCTCCGGTCTACCTTCGGGGATCGGCTCCGGCTGCTGTAACTGATCTACTCGACAAATTTCGCCGAGGAGTGCAAAACAGCCAGCCATCTCCTGAACTGCCTCTACGCCTTTTGCAACAACAGACTCGTCACGCAGAAGCTTGTCCATTGTATACAGAACCGAAGTCAGTCTTCGCTTCACTTCATTGAAGTCCATAATATTTCCTTTCATTCATTAAGCGCCCTGTCTCCACCCGAGCCCAGGGCCAGCATAAATCCATACGATCCCTTGGTTCCATCCATCGGCGCCAGCATATGGATTGGTGCAAATCCAAACGATTCCTTTTCTCCATTGATAACCATCCCAGATCCATACGCCTCCTGAGATATTTGATTCCCACTGGGCAACCAATGTATAATCTTGTCCCACAGTCGACGTTGATCCATATAGTGAAATCGTATCTCCGCCAATGAACAACCTCGTGTTCGAACTATTTCGCAGTTTCCAACCAGTAAAGTTATATCCTGTTCGCGTCGGAATAGTATCCGACACCGTGAACGTTACATATCCGTTCGGATCAGACGAACTGACGGACTGAGACACGGGAGCACCACTGCCCTCATTCGCGTCATAGTGTAAATTCGCATAATATAACCGATTCCATTTAGCTACCAGAGTATGAGTTTGCCCGCTGGTCGACGTAGAGCCCCATAAGATAATATCTTGACCACTCTGATACAACGTTGGATTTGCAGACGTATCAGTTGACAAATACCATCCTGCAAAAACATATCCAGATCTATACGGAACGGTCCATGAAATCTGGCATCTCACATATACGTCGTCGATTTCACTGCCAGTCTTAGTCGCACTTTCATACTGTGTACTTGGAGCCCCACTACCGCCATTAGCGTCATAAGCAAGATTCACATAGTATGTTTTGCTGGAAGGCGCTGATGAATCCCATTGCGCAGTTAAAGTATAGTGCTGGCCAGGATAAGATGTTGTACCGGCAACGGTAAGACTGCCACCAGGCTGCCGCGTAGTGCCTGCACTCACACCACTACCACTTACCAACCATCCAGTAAAATCATAACCGCTCCGCACAGGAGTAGTGTAAGGAAGAGAGAATTGAATATAGACACTGCTGTTGCTTCCGTGCTGTGTTGCCGGAACGTTGGACGCTCCGCTACCTCCACTGAACGTCAGATATGCGTAATATGTTGTCGCGTAAGGGGTGACAGAATTCGCAGCAATGGCTTCGTCCTCCGAAATTCCGACGAGCTCATTTAAGGCGAAATCTTTGTCGTTCTCATACATCACTTATCACCGCCTTAAACATACTGCACATATATTTGCCCGTAGTCTCCACTGATGCCCTGAGATTTTGGGCTGGCAGTGCCATAGGTCGCGCCTAAGCACAACGCGCCAGAAAGTTTCACTTTGCCACCAGACATAGTAATTGCACTGCCCGAACCAGCGGACAAGAAAATGTTGGTGTTTCTGGCTGAAACAATCTGAATTCCACCATAAGAAGATGTAATGCCGAGACCATATTGCGTGTTATCGTTCGTATAGACAATATCCATAGAACCCACAGTCATTTCTCCAGTAGTAGTTGGAGCAATAAGCCCCACGCTACCGCCAAGGAGTTTAGACGCCATGACCGTTCCTGTCATGATCTTTGTCCCATCGATATATGTCGTTCCACCATAAGCCCAGCCATTCACCTTATTGACGGCACTTTTTGCGGCGCTATTGGCACTGCTCGCGAGACCATTGGCTGCATCTGCCGTGGCTTGAGCACCAGCTGCTGCAGCCTTGGCCTCTGTTGCGGCAGTGTTCGCTGAGCTAATATTATCTTTGGTCGTTTGATCCAGTGAGGAAAACGAAATACTGCCATTTGTAATCGTGACTTTTCCACTTGAGTCAACTGAAAACTTTGGGTTTTTCTTATTTGGCACATAGATAGCTGGTCCAATCAACTCACCACTGGAATCACCCTCGAACTTTGCCGCTTTTACAGTGCCACTGAACGTACCTGATGCAGCTTTCAGCTCGCCAGAGAACACACCGTCAGTCGCGTAAATCGTGCCTTTCAGGTAGGCATTGCCGAGCATGTCCACCCAGAAACTTGCATTCGGAAGGTTGTCTTTGTTGAGTGATGTCAAATTTTTTTCCGTCGTCTTTCCGTCAGCCAGCACAACACCATTGACATTTCCTTGGTCATCGTAGCTGAATAGCGGCGCAGTCGGTGCGCTCTTACCACCAACGAGTCCCACACCGGGATTAAGAGAGATCAGTCCGGTATCATTCGTGCCGCCCTCCGAGAGGTCTTTCGCAAGGTCAAAACGAGAGTTGTACAGCTTAGCACCGTCTGCGTCCACGCGGAACACAGCCTTGCCGCCGTCCTGCTTAGCACTCTCGATGATCAGGTTTGAGCCGGCAATGACCGTACCTACAAGATAAGGCGCAGCAATGCCATACGCACTGCCCTCGTGTACCTTCTCGTAAAGATCTCGACTCCAAGCGGTTGCACCATTCGGATTCCACTCCGTACCGTCAGTGTCGACATAGTATGTCTTCGACGTATCGCGCGACGTGTCTTTTGTCTTCTCATATCGGGCAAGGTTGTTATCGAAGATCTTGCCGATTGCCATCTTTGCACTCGACCAATTATCATCGGTGAACGCGATGGTGTTATTGATCATCCAAATCTGCTCATCACCGTACGTGCCGGAGTCATTGTCATAGGAGCGCAGACGAATGCCGCTCTCCTCGATCTTGATCTCCTGATTCGCACCAGCCAGAACAGCGTTCTTTGCCGTGTCCAATGCAGAATCCATGAAGTCTTTTACATAGGTTGAAGCACCGCTATCAATGAACGAGCTGTACGATACCTTACTCGAAGCTGTGCTCTTGCCCATCTTGATGGACTCTTCCAGAAGATCAACCAACTTGAACGCGCTGTCTTTCAAACTGTACTTGTCACCAAATAACAGTTTAAAATCTGACAATTTCTCAAAGTTGACCTCCACACCGATTGCGATAGGAGTCAGGATCTTGTCTCCCAAATTGATATAGACCTTATCGCCCAAAGCGAACTGGTTCTTGAACGCCACAAAGTCGTCCAGCGCAAGAAAGTTACCCACATCGACAGAGAAAGAATAGCTCGGCCAACATAGGTCAGTAAGCTCCTGCTGTCCATACTCTAAAAGATCCCATTCAATGGATCTCTTTTCATATTCGGAGCAGTTTCTCGTGAAAAAGAAGCTCGATTCGCCGCAGTTTGCTGTAAAGTAAGTTCCCTCTACATAGTGCTCTCCGCCGACTTCTTCGTCCTGCTTGACGTCTGTCGAAACGGTAATCGACGTACCAGCAACAGTAATGCCAGCGCTTTCAAAAGACACGTCGTTGTAGCTACCCTTATTGAGATAGGCGCTGTAAATAAATTTGCCGTCACCCTTCTGTTCAAGAGTAGAGCGCACCACTTTTGCAGAGACTTTGATGTCGCCAGTGGCAACTTCAAGATTGCCCCCAATGGCGGAGTAGACGAGTCTTCCGCTTTGCAGTTTTGCCCCGCTGATCTGAGCCCCAGTCAGTGCAATGGAAACTGAAGGCACGGTAGAACCAATGTCGAGGTCTGCATACGAAGACACCTTTTTATAGACGAAGCTGCTTTCACTGATCGCATCCTGCTTAAAGTAACGATCGAGAGTCGTAAGCTCAGCGTTGGTAAAGAAGTTTTTGAAAGCACACTCTGCGTTGATCTCCTGCTGCTGAGCAAGTCCAGAGTCAATTGTCTCCTGAATAGAAGCAATTTCTTCTTCCTTGTCGGCAATCTTCCGTTCTTGTGCAGAGATCTTGCTTTTTATGTCAGCAAGCTCGGAACTGCGGTCAACCCCTTGAGCGGAAGCCTCAACATACGTAGACTGTAAAGTCTCATACTTTGACAGCTCATTTTTCAGTTCCATCAGCACAGCCTTTGCCGCAGCCAAAGCCGCCTCCTCCAACACCTTCTCTACGGTGATGTTGTAATATTGCTTTTGAGCATCTTCATAAACCGTCTTCCACTCTTGCCATTTATCGATCATAGCCTGAGAGAAATACGAGGTGTTCATAAAGTAATCCAGATTGTAGATCTTGTTCGTACCAAGCGGATTGACGCTACGGATGTCTACATCATCAGCGCCGTTGACATCCAACACCGTGAAGATATTCTCCGTATCTTCCTCCACTTGGATCTTCTTGATCAGATTGTCCGTCGAGAGATACACGGGGCGTTCCCGCGTCTGTGAGGCAACACTTCTGACATTGATCTTGCGCCCATATGTGTCAAAGTCGAAGATGCACTGATACATGTCTTGAAGCGTGTTTTTCATCAGATCGTAGCTCTTCTGGTTATCTGATTCAAACGTGCGATACCGTCCGACAAGGTCAGTATCAACGGTGCCCACACTCCACGATGGATAATCACTGAGGATCATGCCAAGAACGGTGCCCGCCGGAGCCATAGGGTTCCAGAATTCATAAGTACCTTCCTTGATATATGTGCTTTTATAGGTCAATTCATACTCAAGTGAATATGCTTTACACGCCTTGATTTCACTATATCCGTTATTCTCCACTGAAGGATTGACAAGAATAAACTGACCAACTCCGATCCAGTCCACCAAACGCATTCCAACAACGTCTTCGTAATGCGGAGTTGCCACTCCGTTGGCAAACGCGGGCAAGTCAAAACTCAGTTCCGATGTCTCGTTATAGTAGAGTTTCGCCTCAACATTGAATGCATTGGTAAGCGGCTGGATGAAAGTTCCATCGAGGTTTTTCAGCACCAACACGGGTTGTTCCGCCCAGTTGACGCTACTGAATGACACGATCATTCATCCACCTCCTCAAAGAAAAGAGGAGTCGCCGAAACGACCCCTCTTCGCTGTTTTACTTGTTTGTGAGCTTTTTATGTGCGTCTTCAATTGCGACCTTAATGGCCTCAAATAATTCGTCCATATGTCCCTCACATTCCTCTGCGGTTAAACGCAGTCCGTAGCTTTTCAAGAACAGCATCCGCTGTGATCTGGCCATAGCGGCGCGCATCATCATCGTCCATGTTGCCATCGTGATTGATTGTCACCGAGACGCTCGGAGAGAACACGTCTCCAGCTTTATCCGACGTATCACCGATCCGGTAGCTCATCTTGGCTGCAGCGGCATTGCTTGCGGCGGCAGACAGGCGATCGAACATCGCAAAGAGTGATTGCTTTTTCTTATCGTCTAAGACGAGTTCTCCCTTTTCAAGGAGAGCAAGCACTTCCCTGTCGTTGTTGGTTGGCTGATTGCCAACGACGCCGCCAGTATGATACTTATCAAACAAACGAGTACCACCAATGTGGTCGATGTACCAAACACCAGTCGGCTCATCACGAACGACTTTAAGGCCATACTGGCCTAAAGAGCTACCCAGACGCAGGTTTTCATCCGACAGTCGCTTTTGCTCAGCTTTGTCGCCATTTGCGTATGCAACGTGCCAAGCATTCATGTTGGAACGCATCTGCGCAACAATAGACTTAACACCTTCCTCGTTAATGCCATTATTAACGAGATTACTGCCGATGGGATTCGTCGGAGCAATTCCAAGGTCACCGCCGCTGTTGCGCGCTGCCTCCACGTCGTAGCCATACTGTTTCACCACGGCATCAACATTCTCCCACGCAGTCTTCAGAGAATCAATGCCATCAATGGAGTCACAGTATTTATCGTTGTAGGCTTGTAACTTAGAATACATGCCCTCCCAATCGGAACTCAGCATCTTGATCGCCTTGCGATACAAAGACATCCAGTCGTCGACAGAGTCTTCGAGGATTTTCTTTTCGTCCTCTTTCTCTTTTTCAAACGAGTCCTTCTCCTTATCGAGGGCATCGTTCGTTTGATCCAAAGCCCAGTCGCGCTGTGTTTTGTCGAGCTCCTTTTGTTTCTCGGCAAGCTGCTGCTCTAACTCCTGCCTCTTAGCAGCAGCCTCACGGCTATCATCCAAAGACAGCTGAGCAATCTTACTCTGTAATTCAGCAATTTCAGAGACCAGATCGGCAACTTCTTGCTCGTGATCAAGCTCGTCATTACTCTGCTCAAGAAGCTTTTTCTTGAGATCAATCAGTTCGTTGTACTTATCAATCTGATCATCCAGGGCATCGATCATGTCCTCGCTCTCCTGCTTGAGCATGTCGATCGTCATATTGATGATCTCATCAATAGAACTCTTTCGGGTGTCGTACAGCTTACCTGCGATCTCATTGTGCTTCGTCACATAGTCCTCATATTCCATGAGGCCCTTCTGATAAGCCTCTTTCAGCTCCTTCAGCCACTGCTCATAATAAGCGCTTTGCGTAATACCGCTCTTGCCAGAACCCCACAAATCAAAAGTATCCAGATACGATTCATACTCGTCATAGACCTGATTGATCATGTCCATAATGGCCTGACACGTATCCTTCCACTGCTTGCGAACCTTCTGCATGAAGTCTCCATTCTCACTGAGGCCGTACAAAACGCCCCAGTCGATCATCTTCTTCGTTTCATCGAGAATCTGATCGTAGGTAGTACGAGCAGCCAAGACTTGTCCGTTGTTGAACTGGTTCTCGGCAATGGTATTGTAATCGTTGACAAAGTCCTCAAACGTCGTCAGACGGCCCTGAAAGATCTCTTTCTCAAGATCCCAGATCTCTTCCTGATACTTCGTCGGATTCTTCTGCTTGTACTGATCACGAATCTTTGCAACGCCAGCATAATACTGCTCGTATGTAATCTTCTCCATCTCAAGCTGGTGCTTGAGAATCTTGAGCCGCTTCTCAAGTCCTTGCTTAAATGTATCAGTGGAACTGCCAGAAGAAGACTTAGACGACACTGTAAAATTGGAGTTGAGCGAGTTCATAATATCCTTGATCGACTGCTCATAATCCGATATTGCCTTTTCCTGCTCTGTGATCTGATCTTTGAGCTGCTTTTCCGCAAGTTTCTGTTGCAATTTTGCCGCAATCGGATCATAAGATCCGCTGCCACCATAATCAACATAACCAGCACCAGTGCTCGACACGGAAGACCGCCCGGAGGCAGTGCTCACCGTAGAGACCTTGATGGGAATCGCAGCAATCGCTTGGGTCTTGACCAATTCTTCCTGCAAACGCTTCAGTTCAGCACGTGCTTCCGCAAGATCCATACCGTTAATGGCTTTTGCCGATTCCAAAGAAGTTTTTGTCAATGCCAACATAGCGGCCTTCGAACTCAGCGCCGCCTTGCCCTGTGCTGTTAACTTGCCCTCCGAATCATAGAGCGCATCTCGCAATGCAGGGAACGCCGAAGTTAGCTTTTCGACAGAAGATTTCGTGAGGCCATTGTATTCTTTGTAGTCCTTCATCGCCGCTGTAATTGCGTCGACCTTCGACTTTGCCGCATCCACGGTTTCATAGCTAATGCCGTTTAGCCCATCGGCAGCATTGCCAGCCGCTTCACCAACGCCGTTGAGAGCGTCTGCGAGGAACTGGAATCCTTCTGTCCCCGATGTCAAATCGAGACCAAGTAACTCGGCCAGCGTTTCAATCAACACGGTTAACAGATAATTTGGATTCTCGAGGTCAGCTCCCGTCTCAGCGATCTTTTCGCCCTCCTTATACATCTGCTGAATTGCTTCGGCAGACAGAGTCCCCGCTTCCTTCATCTGATCAATAACAGTTTTCAGTGGTGCATACTTAAACTCTCCGAGAACCGAAGAAATTGAATCAGCCGCACTCGCACCAACTCCAGAAATCGCAGAAAGTCGTACTGTCATTTCGTTAAGGAGATCGAGAATGGCTTGCCCTTCTTCCGTCACGCCGGTAATACCAGAATCTTTAACCAATTGACTAAGCGTTCGATAATTCTCTTGCGCGGATTTTAGGCTATTCTCTTTGGATTGGTCATATTTCTGAGCAAGTTCTATATCTTTTTCTGCCTTGGTTTTTTCTGCCTGAGCCCACGTCTCTTTGGCCAGCTCCTCATACTTATTGTAGTCAGCAAGATCGTTCAGGAAACCGCCGACTCCAGTATTCACTCGTGCGTTGCGGATTTTCGTAGTAGTCTCTGTAGAAAATCTACCCTTATTTTCTTTAACAAAGGCTTTTTCAGTATCGACGGCCTGAGATGCTTCCATTTGCTTTTCGAGGTCAAGCTGAATTTGCAACTGCTTATTCTGCTCGGTCAATTTGTTAATTTCGGCCTGATCAGCAAGAGTTGGATTTTGAATGGCATTCAATTCGTCAAGGCGAGCCTTTGTAGCTTCAAGCTCAGTTTCAATTGATTGAATGTTAGTGCGAGTTTCTTCAAGCGATGCCTTTTTGTCTTCGAAATTAGGGAAATGTTTTTTGTATTCGTCAAACGCGAAAGTCACAACTCCAATCGCAGCGGCTACGCCCGCGATGACGAGTCCGATAGGACCCAGGGCTGTTTGAAACAACCCCCACTGAGCAATCGCCTCAGGCAAAATCTTACTCGCCAACATTGCAATTCCGGAGCTAACTCCTTTAATAGCTGTCGTAAACGATGTAATTGCAGATGAACCCGCGATTGCCTTGAACAAAGCGGGAAGCAATACGATGAGCGCAGTAATCTCAACTGTCATAGTGGATAATCCGCCGGTTGCCTCATCAATGGAATTCAATACGTTAATCAGAGCTTTCATTCCATCGATGACCATCTTAATAACGCTGCTGTTAAGCAGCTTCATACTCAGCTGTTCATAAGACGTCGACAGCTGATTCATCTTGCCCTGCACGGAATCGAGGTAAGTTTCGTTAGCCGTCGCAAGCGTACCCGCCGCGTTCTGTGCAGCCTCATATGAGCCCGTTAAATCATCAATATTCGTAATGATAGAAGCAACAACCTGTGCGTTTCTCTTACCAGCGAGATCTTCCAGAAGCTGCGCCTTATTGATGTCGGATAACGAATCATAAACTTCAGCGATATCTTTCAGAATGTTGTACACGGAGCGATATGTTTTTCCGTCCGACTCCATGATGTCAACACCAGAAAGGCTCTTGATCTCAGCCCTATATTTCGAGGTTGACGTGACAAGATCATCAACTTCTTCTCCCATCTCGGTCAACTCTGATGTTGCCGAGCGAATACGAGCAGAGACGGTTTTCATTGCATTCATGCTGTTACTTTCGGTGCTTACACCTACTGACCACCCTAAGATGGCGAGCAAGTCTTTCGGCTTGCTTCTCACGTTTCACTACGGTTATATCGTGAGATCAGACTGTATATTCACCCTCATAACGAGGGGGAGAACTTCGGAACCAATGTCACCATTGATCCCACTGCAGTCGTTACGGTTTCTATAACGCTATTGTATTTGCATCGCCAAGTGGTTAGGCACTTACGATGCTTGCTGCTCTTGAAATGGCAGAATAAGTTGCTCGTTCAATGCTAATTCATCATCGGCTTCAAGATGATAGTTGAACGAATGGTAGTTTTCGAGGGTCCCATCTTTGGCGACATAAAGTAAGATGAGCTTCTCAATGAGTAGAGAATTCTTCAAAACGTCACTCTCCCATACATACAACGGAGAATGTCCCAACTCATTGATAATTTCAACCCGTTTCCTGATATCTCGCTCGATGACTTTAGACTGACGAACAAATCTCGGTGGACCGAACGTTATAGGGTTGGTGTGCCAGAAATCCCCCATTACTTCAATACTCAATCCAGACTCAGTCAAATAATTGTCGAGTGAGAATCCTGAAACTGGCTGCTCTCGAATATATTGAATTTGAAGCCTATCCAAAATATCATTGACGGCAAGCTGCGGTTTTGTGTCTCGAACTGCAAATTTGCCATCAGCACCCATTTGAGCGGCCCTGTCGGCAGATGCCTTTTTCCATTCAGGTGCTTGAGACCACACTTGTGCATACCATTCCCTTTTACATTCAACAGAACAAAACAGATGCTCCTGGTGCGTACGGTACTGTCGAACAATATGAGGTTTCCCGCACCAATCACAAAGATGTTCGGTTCTTTTATATTTTGGGTTGAGCTTCCCTACGCGAGTTTTTTGCCACTGTGCTTGGCACTCGTACGAACAAAATCTCTGCGGCGATGATTTTATCAGATACATCTCCTGTCCACACCATTCACATTTGCGATATACATGGGTCTGTTTTTCTAAGAAACGTTCATTACACCTACGAGAACAGAAAAAGTGTTTATTCTTTTTTATGCGGCTCAGCGTAAAATACGTCAGCTTCCCGCATTCTTCACATTTGATATATTTACCGGTCTTCTCTCCTTTTCCCACGGTATCTCCTAATAATAAAAAATCCATCCGGCTTCCTAACTCCGGATGGTCATAGCGTTATAGTCTTACCTCGGTCTTGCCCACCGCTGGGTTTTGACCGATATAGTTCTCAACTTGCGTGCGTATTACTACGCCGCTGGGCAATATTGTTTACCCACAGTTTCGGCATTCTGCGTTGCGGCATTACCTGCCGTTAAGAGCGCCAAAGACTCGTCAAAGCTTGCACCGCCAGCCGCCAAAGCAGCACCGCCGCGCTGCAATGCATCACCAAGTTCACCAGCGCTGATAGCATATTCCTGGCCGACTTTGACAAGTTTGTCGACGACACCTTCCATCTCACTCGGATCAAATCCGAAGCCCTTCATAATTGATGTCAGAGCAGCAGTTGCAGAGTCCGTGTCGGTCGCGGCAACATTTGCATACTGCGCCGTGATATCGGCAAGATTCAGCGAATCTTGCAAATTATAACCAAGTCGAGCATACGTTTCCGTAGAACTAATAATTGCAGAAGTCGTAGAGCCAACCTCTTTTGCAACGTTTGCCGCATCATTCGCAAACGATTTCAGTGCGTCGCCAGAAGTTCCGGTGACGATAGAAATCTGCGTTAGAGCACCGTCAAGCTGAACTACGTTGGTGTACAGTTGAGAAAGAGCTTGTCTTGCCTCACGTGCAGCAGCGGCCATCACCGCCCAGCCAAATTTTCTCGACACGCCCTCGACAAACTCGTCAAAGAGACCACCTTTATAATTGCCTGTCTTATTCTGGAATGAAGCCATTTCTTTGGAAACCTGCTGTTCGGTTTGTCTGAACGCCTTCCATTTTGCATCCAAATCTGCCATTTTAGCCGTCTGGTTTTCAATGCTGGTAGATTTGAAATTTGGGTCTCTGACGGCATTATAAGCGGTTTTGACCTCTTCAAGCTGTTTGCGATATTGCGACAGCAGTCCAATCTCAACTATCTCGCCAGTCGAGTCCTTCGTTGTTTGCACGAGGTTCTTCATTAACGGTTGCTGAGACAGCTGATTTTTACGCTCGTCGAGATCTGCCAACCGTGCCTCCGCAGCTTCAAGCTGGGAACCCAACTGACCAGCAGAATCAACTTCTCTATTCCAAGCCTCCGCAGTTTTCTGGGCTGCCATCTGAGCCGCCAACTGCGCTTTAGTGAACTGGTCAGTCTGGTAAAGCGCTGTATTGAGATCCCCCATGGAAACATTATTTGCCGCAGCAAATTGCTGTTTGCGGGCTACAAGCGATTGGGCATAGCTCCGCATTTGTTCACGATATAACTCGCGGTTAGGATCATCGTATTTGGTCGCGTTGACCTTCTTGGCAAGCCCTTGTAAATAGACTTCTGAATTTAAAATCCTGGCAAAAGTATCTCTCTGCCCGACCTGCTGTTGGCGTGGCTGACGCTGTTGCCCGCCATTGCCGGAGCCTCCCGAACCACCAGACCCGCCTCCGGCACTTCCCTGCTGAACCACCGGGTTGACGTTAATGTCAAACGTCTTCCCTGTTAGTGCGGTCTTAATGCTCGTCTCGATCGAGGCTGCATTAAATTGTACGTCAAATTGAACCGCACTCAGCGCGGTTTTAATACTGTCGGTGATCGCCGTAGGGTCGGCTTGCACCTTAACTTTAGCCGTGTTGACTTGATCGCAAATCTTCTGAAGCTCTGCTCCAAATTGCGAAATATCCGCCTGTTCGCCTCGCGGCAATACGAGGACTTTAAAAGCACTATCGGCCATCATTTATCACCCCCGTCGGCGAAATAAAAAAGCACGGTCGCGCCGTGCTTTAACTCTTATTCACATAGAAAAAAGAGGGCTGATATAAGTCAGCCCTCTTTGAGATATTTGTTAGAAAACATCCTTTGTTCCATCAGTATAGACAACCTGTGTCACATGATAGCTACAATCCAAATCTTCGAAGTTCTCATAGAATAGCTTCCATGCGGAAGAATCGAGAAGCGATGCCGCATAGTATCGAGAAGCAACCTTCCAATACCCTGGCAGCAAATACTTGTCACTATCGAAAGGCATATCGCATTCAAGATCGGCAATCACCGTCCCAAACATGTCTCGAATAACTGCCCTTCCTTGAATCCCTTTGATTTCTTTATCTCCTCGATTGTCTATCAACAAAAACAGATATATAGTGTCCAAGGCATCCGAAGGATATACATCCGTGATCTCAACGTACACATCATGCATGGTTTCCGTGTAGCTGTCGCCGCACACAGAGCATGTATATGTTCTTTCGCCAAGCTCTTCGGATGTAGGCTCCTTAGTGATAGTGGCAACATATTTATGTTCACCAAGAGGTATTTCTTCCGTATAAGTATCGCCACATTTTGTACAAGTGAACGTCTTCACTCCGGTGTCTACACATGTCGGTTCGGTTGTCACAACACCTTCGTCATACTCATGATCACAACCGCATCCCGACAAAAGCAGAATCACTATACCCACCAACAGGACTACTAATTTCCTTCTCATCTCATATCCTCCTGTGGGCTTTGTTAAGCCCAAAAGTAGTATATAAGAGTTATGAGGAATAGTCAAATTGTGCTTCTTATGTTCTACGTACACCACGCGTCACGCCAGAACCACCAGGCAAATACGCGGCATCAAGGATAACCTCGATGCCGTCCTGTCGGAACTCACCATTCAAAACGTTCATCGTCGTTTCAAGAAAGGGGTCGGCTTCGCGAGTATACCCTTCCGGGATGAAGTAATACGGACTTTGTGCTCCAACATATCCTCGCTTTGCCATTCCTGGACTTACCCAATAACCAGCAACCCAGTGTTTCAATGGTTTTGCCCCATGTGACATATAAGCAACCACATTATCGAGCCCGCCTTCATAGAGGCTATCCCGATGAACCTTTTTCGGATCTAATACTAAATGGAACACATATGCACCCTCGGAGTTGACCTCCGGTGTCGCAACGCGCAAAAACATGTCTTTATCCATACTTGGAATGCGAGACTGAATCGCCGCAACGATGCGCGGCATAATGTCGTTTTCAACTACTGCTCGCGCTTGCGTCTCATCGTCAACCACACCACCGGAACCACTACCAAAACGAATACCTTTTCTTCTGGCATCGACCACAAAAGCGTGCATCGAGGCTTTGACATCCGCGCGGGCGAGATACTTCAGCAGGTCATCTTCCCAACCAGCCATTACGCCTTCTCAACCTTCTTGACGATTGCAGGCTGACGCTCGGCTTTACGAGCCTTAGCCTTTTCAGCCTGATACTCAATAATAGCCTCCGTAATTTTCTTCTCGTCCTGTCGACCTAAGACTTTCAGTACCGACGCGATCTCATCAAAAGAGGCTTTGTTCTCACCTTCAAAAGACTTTGCTGCCATATCGAGATAGGCCGTCACTGCATTCATCGTCGTTGCAATCCCTCGCGCGGCCTCACCAACACTGCGATACATCTCCGCTGCTTCATCAGATACAGCTCTTTTCTTTACAAGGAAATCAACCTTTTCCTGAACATAACCAAAGAGCTCAATCGCTTCTGCGGGAAGATGGTCCTGAAGACCGGTCTCTTTTGCAAAAAGCTCAAACCGATCCATGTCGTCATCAAAATCCTGGTCGGTATACATACGAGACAGGATGAATAGAACGGACAGATCTCCATAAGCAGGGTCGTATTCACCGCCGATAAAGTAAAGACTCTCAATCTTACCCATCAGCAGAGTCCGTTCCACCGCAGGGATATGCTCGCGCATCATCACTCTGATTTCTTCGTCACCTCGATGAAGAATAACTTCATTCATTTTTACTTCAGCCATTGGCTTTTTGTCTGCTGCTCTTTTGGGAGCTCGCTTTGCCTTTGTAACAGTCTCGGACATGTTCTTCGATCTCCTTTGCTTTTTTCTTCTTTTCCTTTTCTGTCGGTTCCACCTTTACGGGAGGTAGATATTCCCTTTCACGCAGCCAAGCCACGCCAATTGCGATTGCGTCAGCCTCGTCCTCAGTGGGAGGCGGATTTAAATGGTAGCACTCTTGTACCATATCAAACGCCTGTTTCTTGAGGTCTGCACGCTTCACTCCTCCACCCTGCTTAAAGCCATTCAGTTTCCGCCAATGGGTGGGGAGCAGTATATCGACAGGGATGTTATTGGAAAAAGACGCCCCCATAATAACCCCCTGCAGCTGTCCAAGTTTAATAAGGGCTTGCTGATCTCGCTGCATCGCAATGCCCTCAATCACCACGTAATCCGGGTTATACGTTTTAATCATGCGCTCAATTTTATTGCGCATAAATTGCAGACGAATCCAATACTCGTCCGACTTATTGGCCGCAATGACCCCGTGTTTCACGAGATCCGACCCTTCAAAATAAGCAAAACCAGAGATGAGCGTCCCTTGGTCAAACGCCAGCACTTTCATAGCACACCTCCGATCATTTTGGCACATCAAAAAGGGGCCCGAACGGGCCCCTTAAAGATTATTCAATTACTCCTCGAGGAGCAGGTCGAGCACGTTGTCGTCGTTATCTGCAAGCAGATCGAACGTGATGCTCAGCGAAGTGGGATCGCCATCATTGGCAAAATCAACAGAGAAACTGGGCTGAGGAACAGCCTTATACGCAATCATTCTGTAAGGAACGATCTCATCGTCTTCAGTCTTCTCGTAGGTCTCGCCATAGATAGTAAACGCCTTTGGGAAGGACCGCGTGTTGATATTCAGGCGGTTGACACCTTCAAGCTTAGTGAGGTAATAGACGATATACTCATCGCCGGCTGCGCCTGCGGTTTCCAGAGTAACCTTCGTAGCAGCCGTGGTTGCCTTTACCTCTGTGCCACAGTCATCGGACGCCTTGTAGACATGAACAGAACCATCGATAGGGGTCTTCTGGATGGTGAGCTCCTTATTGCTCGCACCGCCAGCCTTGACCACCTCACGCTGCAGGAACTGTGCGTCTGCCTTGAGATCAGCGCCAGTGATCATCTGATACAGTTTCATCGTCTGCATCTGGGTCTCCACGCGGAACGTACCGGAACGGTTGCCGGAGAAGCTCACGCGCTTGGGGTGGCCCTGACCGCCATAAGCGAAAACGGTGTCACCTTCCAGATCATAACCCGTGGTATTTGCGAGTTCAAAGTTCATGAAGGGCTTCTTGGTGGAATACTCCACAAACATCAGATCCGCCACTTCTCGGTTAGCAAAACTCTTGCCCATGAGTTGTTCACTCCTTTGTGTTATTTTTTAGGCGGGGCTTTGTGCCAGAGTGAGAAGTCAAAATCCTTCTTGCCCCAAGCGGCCCAGCGCAGGCCAAACACATCTAACTGAATCTTGGAATCCAATCGATGGTACTGGTCGTAAAACTGATAGATCGTCAGCCCCCACACGTTTGTCAGGTTGTAAGATGGAGAGAATGCACAGAACGCACTGATAAGGTTTGGCAACGCCGTATCGGGGTTTTCTTTTCTTGCCTTTTTCGTGTTCTTTGCCTGTTCCGCCTTGCGAGATTGGATCAGCTCGTAGATCTTACGGGCCTTCTCATTTCTGAACTTTTTAGGAGGTGTCACGGTGTCCTCTACACAGCACAACTGCAAGATAATGCTGCGGATATCCCGAAGCATTTCCAATGACACAACCACATCTCCCACCGTGTACCCTATCTCGTCGTCGTAGACCAACGGTCGATCAATAAAAAAAGAAACGGCTGAAATCAGCTCGTTTCTAAGAAGGGGAAATAGCGTCATAAAAATCAAAGGGTCTTTCGGAAGCTCTTCAATCTTAGAAGCATCGACGCCCAACGCTTCTAAGAAATCGTCCGGAGTGCTCAGCAGAACGCTGAGATACCCATTGTATTGTGCATATCCCACACGCCGGATCATATCGAGCGACGGTGGTTTTATATTTAACAGTTCCTGATAAGGGTATGGCCCACCAGAGATCAACGTAAAAGCATCAACGGTCGGCAAGGCCCTTCACCCTTTCGGATCGGAAGTCGCGGATCTCATATGTCAGGAGCAGAGACGTGAATTTGTCCGGGACGTTGGCAGGCGCGACGCTCATAAGTACAAGCTTTCCAACACCATAATCACGGCTACCGTTCAACAGCGCATCCACCGATCGAGCAAGGTTGTCTCGTCGGTTTCCTTTCACGCCGCGAAAAAGCTTCTTATCAATATCGTTGAACGTCTTAGCACAGACGATCTGCACGTACAATAGCCAACGATTGAATGTACCGGAAGATGGCTGGACGAGCTCATCATCGACCATGATATAAGCATCGTGGCGTTCCAGAGTGCCGTCGATGTAGTCATAGTCGAAGATGTTGCGTTCCAGCAGGTCTTCTGCTTTCTCGCTGTCGAGATCGATTGCCGGGTCATTGGCAAGCAGCCCCATCACATCTTGAGACTGGCTCATTGCCACGATCACGTTTTCTTTGTAGGCAATCAGGTCATCTAAATATGTCGGCTTAGACAAGCGAGACCACCTCCACTTCAAATCGCGCAGCGTCATACCTGCCGTCTTCATCTGTCAGTTTGAGGATAATGCTTCCGCCAATCAACGCTTCGTCTTTTGGCGCAGACAAAATCAGATCATTGCCTGCCTGTACCCACTCAATGCCAGGTTCGGCTGTCACTGTCCAGCATGCCTTTGGCACGGCGACGGTTTCATCTGCTTGTGTGAATACAGCCTTATACTTCGCAGACTTGCCGAGGCGAAGCGTGCTGCGACCATCAATTGAACATGGTAGCTTCGTCTCGTCTGGTTTCTGCGTAGACCCGCCCTCTCGAATATAATCACAGATCTCAAGGTCGACGTTGTCCGACTCTTCGTTATAGAGGTCGCGCTCTACCTTGAGCATGAGAATGTGGTCACCTTTATTGAACGATTCGGCGATTGGATTCGCACCAGTCACTCGCAATACGCTGAGCATTCTGCGACCAAAGCGGTCAATACCAGCATTGAGCGCAAAGCGCTTGTCCACGTAAATCTTCGCAGTCTCTTCGTCCATCGGGAGGTAAATCACCATCTGCTCTGCTGAACTCTGAATACTCGTTGAACTGTTGAACGATGAAGAATAACCACTGACATCAACATAGCTCCACCGCTCATAGATCTTCTCATCGAAGTTCTGAAAACGCAGAAGTTTATTGCACTGATACATCACGCCGACTTTATGCGTGGTCTCATCTGCACGTGCTCGCATTACGATCCACTTTTCGCCAAATGCATCAATGATATCGCCGGCATAGAGTTCATCTCCTGGAAGACAAATCACGTTATAACCATGGTCTTCGCCGCCTCTGGTAAACACCATCGGCTGCGGATTCCCATTGCGAAGAGCGTCTGCCTGATAGTCCGGGCTCTCCGTCAGATCGTCCATCAACTCTTCACGGGTTGCAGCCACCTCAGCACGACGCATTTCGTGAAAGGGTTCTTTTGTGTACGTGCAGTAGATAGACGATGCTTTTGCAAAGTTAGGCATGGTTCTCACCACCCAGCTTTCTCTCGATAGAGTTGAGTAGCCGTAATGCTTTGAAGACCTCCTGCTTGCAGACTTCCTTTGTTGTTTCGTTGTGTTTTAGGAACTGCACAATATTCATCGTTGTCACAAATTCCTGAGTTTCGCGCAGCTCCGGGAATGTGTCGGTAGAGCCAACCATGTCCCGAAGCAGGCTGTCGAGATAGGAGTCGAGATAAGTCTCTTCGCCCGCCAGCTCAGCCTCTCGCAGAGGAAGGATCTTGAAGATGCGCCCTGTGAGACCGTGGATAAAAACATATAGCATCATCAGGATTTACCTCCCAAGGAAAGATCTCCATGGTCATAGGTGTACTCTGTGATGCGATGCCTGTACTCCTTGCGCACGTCTGTCCGCATCTCGTTGATCTCTCGCATCAGGTTCGCCGGAGAAAAATACTGGTAGTCCTTCGTCGAGATCTTGTTCTTCAAGAGAGAACGATCCATGACCTGTGCGCTCAGCCAGTAGTATGCCATGCCAAGGGCAAGGATCTCTTTCTCATCGTTCGTCAGATCTTCCGCGAATTCCTCAACCATTTCATCTCGGTCGTCCAGATCCTTCTCGCACTTCGCGTTGAAATCCGCCACAGCGCTGTCGAGATACCGCTTGAGAACATAGCGACGCTCAGACTCGTCCATCGAGCCAAGCTTCAGGTCTTTTACCTTGAATAGCGCTCTCTCATAAAGCTCTTCGTAAGGGGTTGCCATTCCAACACCCCCTTATCCATCGATCGTTACAAGCTCGCAGTTCAGTGCATCTTCGATAGCCTGAATCGCACGGAGACTATCCAGCGTGCCGGTACGGATCGCATCATTTGCAGCAACGATCAGATTGGTCTTTGCGTCAGCAGACAGGCGATGGACGCGCTCCTTGATCTCGGTGGGGCTCATGCGGAACAGCTCGCCGAAGGTGTCAGGAGTCAGAGAATCCTTGTAATACTGCGTCACCAGAAGGGACTTATAGATATCCTCGGGCGTCACATCCTCATAACCGTCCTCGTCGACAGAGTCAACGAAGATCCAATTGTTTTCAAAAAACGCGCGCTGCGTGCCCTTCATCGAGCGAAGATCACCCATCGTCAGGGTCTGCTTCTCGCCGAAGCGATCCCATTCCGTGCGATCGCCAGTACGCTGATTGATGAAAATCAGGCCACCATGTACATTGCTCTGCACAATCACGCGAACGGAATCGTCCAGCTTGACGGGCTTCGCAGCACGGGCAGCCTGCTTCTTGGGTTCCTCCACGGGTTCGGTTGCTTCAACGACGGTCTCGACCTGAACCTCGGCGTCCTTCTTGGTCGTCTTTGGCTTTGCGGACGCGGACGACGTATTTTTCTTAGTTGTAGTTGCCATTGATCAATGTCCTTTCTTTCTTAAAAAGAAGGGAGCCCTGCGTGGGCTCCCTTTCCCTTAAATCTGTTGTAATCAGCCGGAGATGGTGTAGACGCCCATTTTCTCGTTGCAGATGATACCGACACCCGTTGCCTCAGCATAGAGGTACTCAGTGGTAAGATCGGCATTGTCAGTTGCCTGACGCTCAACCAGAAGACCGGAGCCCTCGGTGACGTACTTAATGGGCTTGTCGTCAGCGGCGATAACATAAATCTTGTTATCGTTGATAGCAAAGTCATCGGTACCCACCTTGTGAGCCTGCTTCATGGTCACAATGGGAGTTCCGTAGAACTTGCCGTAGAAACCAACAGAATAGATGGACTCCTTGCTGGACTCAGCAGCACCAACGGTAGCGTCGGTCAGCTTGCGAGCGCCTGCGCGGGTGCAGAAGATGGTCGCGGTCTTGCCAGTAGCAGCCTCAACGTGCTCAATGATCTCGAGCAGAACGGCAGAATCGTAGGAACCGCTCTTCACGTAAGTGGAGTTCAGGCCAGCGGTGTTGGTGGCGATACCCTCGAACGCGCTGAGAATGCGCATACGGGTATCCTGCATGAAGGACTGAGACACGCGCTCGACGAAGGTGTTCCAGTCGACGCGGTTCGCGGCAAGACGACGCAGCTCCTCGTAAACCTTGATGGCGCGCATCTGGGTCGGGACGCTGATCTTCTCGCCTGCGTTCAGACGCTGACGACGGACAGCCTGAGAACCGCGAGAGATGTTGCCAACGAGGAACAGGGACTTGTCCTCGGAGTAAAACTCGTTCATGTCACCCTCGGCGAGATTGCGCTCGTCGACGAGATTCATGAACATCTCATCACCACGAAGACCGGTGTCGATGATGTGAGGAAGAACCTCCTCAACGTATGCGAAGAGCTCGGTGCCGCGGTGGAAGTTGCGGACATCGATCTTATTGGAGCCGCCGTTCAGCTCGACGATGCCGTCGATGATGGCCTGACTCTGATCCTGAGTGGAAAATTCGCCGGAAATACGGCCGTTGAGAGCATCAATGCTCAGCTTGAGCAGTTCATTCTTGGTAGCCATTACACATTACCTCCTTCATTAAGCCTTGACGCGGATGACGAAATACTCGCCTTCCACGTCAGTGATCTCGCCGATGGAAGTGGAACCGCTGGTCGCACTGTCAACGGCCTTGAGCTTCAGACCAGCCTGCAGCTCGACCTTCGCACCCTTCTTGGGCGTGCCGTCGAAACCTTCGGCGGTCAGCGAGAACTCATCACCGTTGTGCAGCACATAGCCGCGAGCAATGCTGCCAGCCTCGTTGACGAACTCGTTCAGATTCTTTTTGCGGTCGTCATACATAACCTCCGGCTCGCAAACCAGAGCGATCTGGCCGAGCTTCGCAGCAGCGGTCGGGGTCTCGGAAACATATGCTTCACGCTCGCCCTCGGCGCGAGCACCAACAACGACAACATTGCCATTCTCCACCTTAGCGTGGAGCTTCAGATTGACAAGAGCAGCATCATCTCGAGTGCCGGCAAGCTTGTCAGTACGGCAAACACAATATGCCATAGAATAGGCCCTCCTATTTTTTCGTTAAAAATAAAACCGCCCTTTAATGGGCGGTTGGTGAGAAGTATTTACTTTCTCTTCTGACGGCTCAGCAGCCCGCCATAGCCATCATCGTCATCGGTATGATCTTCATGATCAATACCAACACGAGACATACCAGCAGTAGGCTTCTCCACCTTCATGGATTTGCCACGCAGAGCAAACAGCTTCAGCTCGATATCTTCAATAGAACCGGTCTTGCGTTCGGCAAGCTCATCCTTGATGGCAGAGAACTCTTCAAGGCCAGACACGTCGTTAAAGCGACCAAGCAATTCATCTCGCTTTGCGGAGAATTCCTTCTCTTCAACGTCCTGCTTGAACTGGACCAGTTCGTTCAGCTGATTCTTATCAGCCTCGATCTTCTGGACCTCCTCAGCAGTCAGCCACTTCAGGAAGACCTCCTGAGGATCGGCACTCATCGTTGCCTTACCGTCTTCTCCAATGGTATATCCACACTTGTAATGCTTGTCCTCATAGTTGTCGGCGGTATAAATGCTGGCACAGAAGTACGCAAACTCATCATCAAAATCATTCAGATAGCAATAGACTTCCTTGACGAGTCTGCCCTGCGCATCACACTCGGTCTTATTGAAGGTACGCACGGCCTCACAAATCGCCTCGTTCTTCTGACGATACGTCATCGAAAACAGGCTCTGCTGACCATCCAGCTGCTCCGGATCACCGCCCTCGGGCTGGCCGGGCTGTGCAGCAAACTGCTCGCCATCAATCGCGCCTTCCAGCTCCGCAGTCTGATGAGCTGCCTTAAACGCCTCAAGCTTCGCGCGAAGTTCCTCTGCGCTCATCTCTTCAGTCAGCGTAAAGTCAACATCAGAAGGAGTCAGAGAGAACTCTGCGAAAATCGCGTCTCTTTCGTTCTGGGTCATTTCACTTCCCCCTTTCTGGTGAGAATCTTTATTTTCAAGAGAAAAGGCGAGCTGCTCACGCATCTCACCCATCAATTGACTAAATTGTGCGCCATCCAGCGCAAAGGTAGAATTGTCCATCGGCTCAACACGAGCACTCTGGAAACAGGGCTCGGTGTGCTTCTCCGGGTCGTCGCTCTTGCCAAGCAGACACAATGCGGAAAAGTTCACGTCGAGCAGTTCGGTATAGAGCGAGTTTTCACTCCAAGGACGCCACTGAGCGAACGAGATCTCGGCGCTTTCGCCGAACCAGGTTTCGTCAGAATAGATTGCATCCTTCATTTCGGGATATCGCCCCGTCCATAAATAAGCTTCCGTAGTCAGGTATTCAACCTGTTGCCCATACTCCTCGACGGTCTCGTACTGTGCAGAATCGGCAATCACTACACCATACGGGACCGTGATCATCTTCACTTTTAGGTCATCCGTAACGGTACAGTCATGACCTCCGAAGTAACGGCCAGTTACATTGCCGTCTGCGTCATACTCTTCGATTAGATGACCAACAACCGGCAGATAATTCAGACTCGGGATGGCTTTGTCCAGCTCGGATTTGGACACATACGAATAATTTCTGTTTGCGCCCACTCCAAACGTATAGATCTTCACATGGTCAAACTCTTTGTTGACCGTATCGATCTTGTTGATTTTTGCCGAAGGGAGCGCAACGCTCATATACTTTCTGTCTGGCATTGTTTCCTCCCTTCTCAAAAGCAAAGAACATCAGCTACAGAAAAAGGAATATCAGCAAACTGCGTATGGAGCAACTCAAGTAAATCTTGATTCTCCGGCACACAATATTTGCCATTCTTCCCTCTTCCATTCTGAATAACGGAAAAGCCAAGGCTACGGAGAGTGCCCGCAACCTTGACGTCATCAAAAACATACATCTTCATCGGCATCACCTATTGGCATTCGCATCGCTGGCACGAGTCGCTTCACCGGCGGCATCAAGATCTTCGTCAGCAGTCACCGGACGACCATTGCCACCACTGGCGTTGCCAGTTCCACCACCAGTATATCCGCTGATAAGAGGCTTCCACGAGTCCATATCGTAGAGCTCGCTTTCCATGTACTCAAGGCCAGGGATATTTGCTTGATGAATGCCGAGAGCAGCGGCATAGGCGCTCTTCGCCCCAGGCACACCAAGCGTCGCAGCATCCTTATAAAGAGATACCATGTCTGCCTGGTTGAATCTCGTCGTGTCAATAAAGCTGATCTTGAACTTGAGTGTTCCGGAGATGTTCTTCAAAATACGGTTAATCAGGCGCTCTACCTGATTTGCAAACGAGAACATAATCTCCTCATCCGCCTTAATGGCAAGCTTGAGCGCACCAGCAGTATTGCTGATAGTGCTGCCATGCAAGAGAGCTGAAGTGCCCGTATTAAACCAATACTGCTCTTCCGCACGAGAGACAGTGTCCACGTCGTTCGTGCCCGTGCTCTTGTCAAATTCGTAGCTCTCCGTCTTCATGGGGGCAACGAACGCACCAACATAAGGCGGAAGTACAGAGCAGAGTTGCTGATAATACTTTTCCGCAGCAGGCCAATCGACCTGAGGCGTACCATCACTATTCAGAGGGATCTGCATGCCAAGAATCTTATAGTTTGCGATCTTTGTCGCAGTCTCCTGAAGCGCCTTGTACGTCTCGATGTCGTAAAGCATCGGCAGCGTAGACGACCAAGGCGGAATAGAATACGTCAGTGTCGTCTCATCTGCCTTTAAGCAGAAAGTAATGTTCAGAGGCACTTCCTGATACTTCTCGCCACCAGAGCGATAGGCATTCCACATCGTGGTGAATTCGGGCGGGTACAGGCTCAATTTCTTTTCAGGGATCTTGCTCATGTCCACGCAATAGCGCCACGTACCATCCTCAATGGAAGTCAGCATGCAGTAATCCGGGTTAATGCGCTGAACAAAGAATGAATTCTTGTTCTGCCAGATAGCACCATAGAGGATGCCATCGCGCAGTGTGATCTCTGTAGCCTTATTCAGTTCGTGCTTCAAATTCATCAATTCCAACTGATTTTGGACCTTGATGTACTGCTTACGGAATGTGTCCGGCTTGGCCTTCTCTTTGTCAAAGTCCAGCGGAGACACAATATAATCCCAACGGAGAAGACCGGCATAGTATCGAATCAAACGACGGTACTGACTCGAGCAGTCCCACATATAAATCGAAGCGTTACGAAGATTCTTCTCATTAGTTGTCGGGCTCTGCATATACTGCAGAATATTCTCTTTGGTATAACGAGTATAAGTGACGCTCTCACGGGTGGATTGATCCGTCAACACCCACAGAGGAGCTTGCACCTGTTTGGCAAAACGCATAGCTGCTTCAAAAGCAGCCTGATTGATCTCGTCTTCTGTCTGAGCAGGTGGAGGTGATGTCACTCTGCACGCAACTTTTTCCTTAGGCATCGCGATCACCTCCTTACGTTAATGTTGGGGCCTTAAACTGCAAAAGACGATTTACCGCATCCATGCCATTTCTTGGCCCACGAGCCATTCGCCTCTCAAGTTCCTTAGCAACATAAATGTTGTAAGAAAGGGACGAATATCGATCCTTGCGCATACCTCTCTTTTCTTGAACCTTGATAATGCCATTCTTCGCCTCATCCGTTGTGTTAATCGCATAGACGATAACTTACTGTTTCACAGGACCCGCTTTTGCCGAAGCTACTTGCGTTTGTATAGCCCTCCACAGTTTAGAGGTGCAACGACACCTCAAGACCGCAGCCTCTCTCCATTTCAGGCGGCGTATCTGCTTAGATTAAGTGCTGCTTGGTAGTCGCGATCAATCGTAAAACCACATTCAGGACAAATAAAAGTCCTATCCTTGAGCGTCAGCCCCTTGTGGATACAACCACAATTGGAGCATGTCTTGCTACTCGGATAGAACCTGTCGGCCTGTATGAACTCAATGCCGTTCCACTCGCACTTGTACTTCATCTGTCGGATGATCTCATAGAAGCATTGTTCTTGGATCGCTTTCGACAGATGCTTGTTCTTCATCATTCCTTGCACGTTCAGATCCTCCATGACTACGCGATACGGCAGCAGAGAGACTAACTGATGCGTGGACTGATGTATGTAATTCATGCGAATGCCGGTAAGACGCGAATACATTTTGCGAAGCTTGTCCTCTTGACGAGCAATGTTGTTCGTCTTAACGAAAGTGTTGCCTTGTTTGTTGACTTCGTACTTTCGTGAGATAGAGCGTTGCAAATATTTCATACGCAATTTGAGTTGTTTTACTTTGCGGCTTTTATTGATGTTATGGAAGACGAGCTGCTCGTCACCATAAGCCACTACAATCGTTTCTTTGATACCTAAGTCTATGCCCAAACTGTAGTCATTCAACGCAGGCGCTTGGTTTTCGCACTCCATGCCGAATGACAGGAACCATTTGCCGTTTTTGTTGGAAATACGAGGATTAGAGAACTTGACGCCACGGCCTTTGGGAAGAACGAAGTCGGTCTTGTAGCGGACTTTGCCGAGCTTCTCAATTTTGACGAAGTTTACATCAAGAAAATGCACCCCGTCGCAACGTACCGGGTACGCCGCTTGAGTCCTCTTCTTACTTTTGAACTTTGGAAAGCGTGAAATCTTCTTGAAGCCGCGGCCGTACGCCTCAGCCAAATCGCCACATGAGCGCTGTAAAGAAGCATTAGGCACCTCTTTGAGCCATTCATGTTCTCCGTCGTTCTTTAGAGGTTTGAGAAGATTGTTCATGTCGAACCCGGAGAGGTGTTTTTCTCCGTTCTGATGTCGCTCTTCTTGTAATGCCAGCATGTAATTCCAAATAAAACGACAACAACCAATATACTTCCATACCAGTTGCTCTTGATCTTTCGTTGGGTATAAACGTATCTTGAAACCCTTAATCATTTTCGTTGCACCTCCTCTCATCTATGATAGAGGAGACGATGGGAACATACCCCATCATGCGTTTTCTCTTCTAACGGTTCGCTACACCGCGACAATCCATTTCGGATTTCTTTAGCTTTCACTAAAGCGCAGACTATATCTTCACCCTTATGAGGGTGCCCACCACTGTCCTCGCCAATCGCTTGCGAGGCACTTAGTCGTTGAACGTTCCTCTATTCGAGGCTTCGCTGCTGATCGCCCATTATGAAGGTGTTTAGGATTTAACCATGCACCATCCTACAGATTCTTTCTACTTTCGTTGCTGTCGCACTCAGGCTTATTTCATCCTCATGCTGTAGCTCTGTAGGCTTTAGGGGTTCCCAGCAATTCAATGGGTTTCTTTTCGAACACATTTCTGTGAACGTGAACTATTTGTAGATGGGTTAACGGTTCTTTTTAAGAAACCTTTCCATTACTTCTAATTCAAGGTTAATGAGCTCGTTGCCGAGAAGCGTCGTATGCACGTAAGGTAATTTCAGGTCTGCCTTTTCTCCGATGGACAGTTTGCTATAACCAGACAGTTTCGTCAGGTAATCTTCGCAGTCATACTCAGAGACAGGCAGACGAATAGCACCCTGTCGGAAAGCTTCACGCAAACCAAGGGCTGCTTCAGAGTTAAAATTAGCCGAGCCCATCACGGCCCAAATCTTCTTCGGAGCTCCACGAACGGCACAACGTGCTGAGATCTCATCGTTGTTACAACAATCCAAAGCGCCATAGATTAGGCCTGTTTGCGGATCATTCATGTCCTTCATTAGGAGATCAACGATCGGTAAGCCAAGGCCCTTAGCGTCGATGACGAGGTAGTCGCAGTCGTACTCCTCTACTCGACGGCGAATCATCAGTGCTAAATCGTCTGCTCTCATTCCCTCGATATTCTCCGTATAGACAATGTTGCTCATGCACTTCGTCTGAGAGATTGGAGTAAGGGAGTTAATGAATATTGAAGCCGCATCGTTATCTTTTTTGTTCGTCGATGCCATCAGAGCCAAGTCTGCGGAGAGAATGCGCTTTTCCTTTGCTCCCTTTTTAGGGATTCGCATATGTTTGTCCTGCATAGACGGCACAACGGACGGTGGATACCACGCATACGGAAGAACCCTGTTTCGTTCAACGTCTTCATGACTATACAAACCACCGTCAGTGTCGGACCACCAAAGGGCCTTCATCTCCATATGAAAAGAAACATCGGAGAATGTTGCTTCGGACATTTCATCCTCCACCTGCTCGCGAATAAGCAGACCTTCCTTAATAGGAAGCTGATACGGTAATGCGCACATGCCATAGCTGCGCCCTTCGAGGATGTTCTTGAGGTAAGTGATCGATTTTTCAAACGACCAATGACTCTCATACCAACAAGAACTGGCATACAGTTCGCGGCTTCTCTCCTGCAAATGAGCGTATTCCGGCTTTTCGAGATATTTGGGTGAACGGATCTCACTCAGGAACTTCTTCAAAACGCTCTCAATAATGGTCGGGTCGACCTTCACGAACTCGTCCACTAAAAGCAACGTCGCACGATAGTGTCGAGCATTGTCGTTTGCTGTCGCGACAAAAATGCGAGAGCCATTGTAGAACTCGATGTGAGACTCTTGCCCGTTAAATACAATCTCAGATATCTCAGATTGTAGGTTTACAGACATAGGCATGAAGACCTTGACAATACGGTCCAATACCTCCTGTGCCTGCTTACGCGTCTTGGAAACTACGCAAATATGTGTACCGGGGTACAAAATGCATCGAATACAACAGAAGATAGCAAAAATATGTGTCTTGCCCTGCAGTGTGTTATCCTATCGGCTTTTTATCCGATAGATCTTGCTCTTTCGAGAAGGTCAGCATAGCTTTTTATCCTCGGCATTACCCGGTCGGATATCGCGGCCTCGTGGCTGGGTTATATCGTTTCACCAGCTATGCGTTGCCCCTGACTGCCCGAGACAGCCTTCGGTCCGGATTAGCATATAGTCTACGCTACGTAGCCTCCCCGCTTCATTCCGCGATTTATTGCCCGCACATTACTGTGCGGCGAGGCCAGATTTGACCACGACTTGCAAGATACATAAAATAAACGCAGTTGTTCATCATATAGAGAATTACCTCTTGGAACCACTTCAAATTTGTGATCCCAAGGTAATCCCTGACAAACCGCTGCGGATTTGCTCGATAGAACGCCGCTCGCTCTGCCACCGTCTCCATGACGCGGTTAAGTTCCTCGGTCTCTACCTCTCGTGTTGTTTTCTTTTTTGCTTTAGTGATGGCGAATTTACTCATCGGCATCACCCTCTTCCGACTGTAGAATCTTCTTGCCGCGCATTGCATTAAACTTCTCGCGGAAAGCATCATCGTCGGAGTCTTCATCCGCCACATAACGCGGCGGTTCGACAGTATACTTTGCGACCTCTTTCTCATAGAGTTCAGCTGCATCGTTATCAATATGGAACATCTTTGCAAGATGACCAAAGAACCAAACCGTAATAGCCTTGCCAATGCCATCAACATCTTTCCACTCGTCTCGTGGCTCCGGGATAGGCTTCTCGTCCTCCCATCTCTGGATCAGCGTGCCGAATGTGTTCTGTTCGACGAGCGCGTCTCCGGCCTTTTGCTTCGGTTTGATACGTGCTGAGTCCATCAGTTCCTGCAGCGTCTTCATCGCTTCGGTGGTACGCTTCATATCTCCATCGGCTTGTGCTCGTTGGACATTCAATTGCGCGATACAAAGGCTCTTGAAGATTTCCTCTTGAGCCTTCGTCTGTGTGTCATAACGTTCACACCAGTCTTCATACTGCTCGCGCAGATATTTATACTGGTCAACAGTGTATCCAGGACCGAAGAAGTAAACATCTTCCTCTGGGACAATAGTCTCAGGATCAGGCTCAGCGCAAATCTCGTTGTCATCAGACGCATCTTGAGGGATTGTCAATTCCCCAGCTTCGACTCTGGCTTGAATTTCAGCCGCGGCCTCTTCCGCCGCAGTTTCGGCTTCCTGCAAACGCTGCAGTGTTTCTTTGCCCTCAATGAAATATTGCTGTGCTGAATCAAGGTATGTCTGCCCCTTAAGCATGTTGTGACGCATTTGTCGCTTCATCGAATAGCAACTGATAAGATTGTTCTTACCACCGCGCAACACGTTCTCATCGCGAGCCTTCTGTGCCTGAGCAAAAATGGTATCATCCCAATACCAGTCGAATAGACTGCACATACGCTCCATCGCTTTGCGCTCATCCCCGTCAAAGGCGGGCAAAACTTTCTTCTGTAAATAGAGATCCGCGCAGCTCTTACACATAGGAACATAGCCGTCCCATCCGTAAAATAACGGCGAGGACGACTTCACGAAATTGTCGTTTGGGGCACTATACAGCTTGCCACAGCTGCAGCAACAAAACTTCGTTGCGCGCGAGCGCTGTTCAGCGATCACAAAGCCTGGTTGCGGATCTAATGCTGGCAGTTGCCTCTTAGATTCCTGCTGTGCCTTTTTGTATGCTTTATTTTTTACCGGTGACGGCATAAGGTCCCTCCTTGTTTCTTCATCACAAAGAGCTCAGACTACCTTGCTGTGCCGCAATGATTTCTCCGTCTTTGAAATACTTGCCCAGTTCGGCGGTCTCATCCTTATCCAAATAGATGGAAACCATATCACGACTCTGCCACCCGACAATGTTTTGAATCACTTCATCTGGAATGCCTGCTTCCGACAGTTTCGTTGTAAAGCGATGTCGCAGTGCATGCCAGTAAAACGGCTTACCCAAAATCTTCGAAAAAGTCTTTGCCCAGCTGTTCAGAAGAGAAGCATCGACGTGTTCGCTCGGATCGTCATGATCAGGGAACAGCCAGTCACTCTCAATGCCGCGCTTTTTGCGCTCCTCCAGCCACAGCTTGAGATATGGGTCAAAATTCTTTTTCAGGACATAGAAGTTGAGCATTTTACCTTGCTTGCCTCTACCCTTCGACTTCACCTTTTCCGGAGTCCGGTACAGAGAACCATATAGGACATTTTCGTCTTCAAAATAACTCGTCTTAAAGCGAACGAGCTCACTCTTGCGGCGACCCGAATTATCGGCCAAAGAGAACATACATGCCTTTTCGATTTCTCCCCGTTCGACCAAAGTGTCAGCAATCATACGGCACTCTTCCTCGGTCATTACGGTTTTCTCGCGCACAGGCGTATTTACCGGACTCTCGATCTTTTTCACAATAGATCGATAATTCGGATACTCATCGTCTAAGACGTTCTCTACATAGTTGCTCATAGAAGAGACAACCGCCTTGAGCCGTCGAATTCGGGCAGGGCTATTCCCGTGATCCTCAATCAGCCAGTTTTGGAACTTGATGATATCTCGCTTAGTCATATCGACAAAGAAGCGGTTGTCGCAATATTGCAGGAGAAACACCATGATGATGTTTAGGTCCTGACGATATGCTTCAACCGTTGTTTCACTTCTGTCGATACTGCGCAGATACATCAAGAAATCCTTTACAAGCTCTTTGTTTTGCTTGTTTACTTGCTCGAGCAGCTCGGGCGTTACGATTTTATTCTGTTTGGTTTCGCGGCCAGTGCCCATGCGCCCTCACCACCCTTCTTCTGTTATCATTCGTCTTCGAGGATGTCTATCTCGCTTGGCTTACGTTCGCCAGTGTAAGTATCATAACTGCCAAGTCGACCACCGCTTACATATGCTCCGGGAACATACTCTCCACGCTTGAGTGCACGGATCTTTTCCATGCGACGTTCAAACTCCGTACTCGTCAGCTGATCCTTAACGGCGGCCTTAAGATAAACGGATGGGACAAACTTTAACATGATGGAATCCGGACAGTTGATCTTCTTCCCCTCGAAATTCTTCATTACTCGCCCCTTGTGAGGCTTATGTACGAAGGTGCCAAATCCATATAATGACACCTCTTCGTCGTCGATAATGGCCTTTTTCAGCTCTTCCAGCAGGATATCAACCCAATAGCGGGTCTCCATGATGGTATTGCCTTGATTATCCGCCGCTCGACGAATGAAATCTTCCTTATTCATCGGGCATCTCCTTAAAATCAAGAGAGCGGAATCGACCACTCAACGGTCTTTCCGCGTCCCTCTTCAAATTTCACCATAGTAGCAGCGGGCTGCGAAGATCTGCGAAGTTTCATCGCGAATGAGTCTGTGCCCATAATACTCGGAACACGCATCACGCCGCGGAACAGTCCGGTGGTCTCATAAGAGCCGTGATGCAAATGACCACAAACCATGTAATCGACATCCTGCCGATATGTGTTCTGTAAATCCTTCATGCCCTCTTCGAGATTCTTCATCTCGCCGTGGACTCCAAGAACGTTATACCCCGCTACATTGGCATAAATAAGACCGCTTTCGTTCTCGACGAGTTCGAAGCGGTCGTTATCAGCAAGGCGAGCCTTCCAATAAGATCGGATCACCTTACCCATATTTTCGTTTTCAAAAGCACCGTTCTTCTGATTGAAGAAACGAAGCTTCGTGTGGTTGCCGTCCGTCATATACAGCTGGACATTCACAATGCGAGTCAGTTCATTGAGCCATGCGGCCATAAACTCCATGTAATTAACGGTAGCATCAACCACGCCGTATCTCAGCTTCATTAGCTGACCGGGACGCAGCACACCGTCCAGTTCATCCCCGAGGAAAAACACCTTTAGCGTATCAATATCCTGCTCGGCAACGAGCTCGGTCACCCGATCCAGCAGATCCCACATTCGCTTCTCAAAGATCTCTGGGCTATATTCATTGATGATCTCGCCTCGCAGCCCTTTGATGGTGAACTCAGCGCCGTAGTGTTCATCGCCAATCATAAGAATATATTCGCCGCAGCTGCTTTCGCGCAGCGGTTGGTAATCTGGAATCTTGACCGGCGCGATGGACTGAATCGCTTCAACGATCTGTTCCACAATGGCTTCATCGCGAGCTTCCGAACGCAGCCAACGCTGATATTCGTTCTTTTCATCACGCAGTTTGCGGCGCTCCTTTGCGATTTCACGCAGTTCAGCATTATGCGAAGACGTTGCTCCCTGCGGCGGAGATGTCTTTGCCACCTGTCGCACAACACGCTCCACATCTCCTTGCTCACTGCCACGCTTGTACATACGGCGATAGCAGCTCTCATCATGTTCTAAACCAAGCACACTGTTCAGGATGTCTGCGACCTCGTTCCACGTACCGATGAGATCTTTGTCATGACATACGCGATAAATAAAGTCGCGTTCGCTCTCACCAACTTTTCTCTCATACCCCATTCTCAATCACCTCAATTGCTGTGAGGACGATGCGTACGACGATTATTGCGCTTGTTACCACGAGGCTTCGGCACCCAAGTGCCTCTCAGCTCGCCGAGAACTCGCTTGGCCTCACGAGACTCTTCAACAAAGTACCCCTTGTTGCGATGACCTCTATTGACAATAGCAATGTGTGCGTTGGGAGCCTTCTGACGAAGGACGTCTGCCTCCGCGCGTGTAACTTTAACCAATTTATTTTCAATCCTTTTTTATCATAGTAGAAGAGACGACCGTAGCAATACGGGATGCGCAGACCCGGAGGCCTGCGCTATATTAAAGAGCGACGCTCATGCAGTTACTTGTCGTTCCCTTCCCCCGAGTGTTCGAAACACGACGATAAATTCTGCATAAAAGCAAAAAAGAAGGGAGTTTCTGCTGAAATAATTGCAGAAACTCCCCGTTTCAGTTAACTCTCAAACTTCATCTCTTCTTGGGCCTATATTTGATTTTCCACTCTCTTGACTTTTCAAGGTTTCTCTGTCTTTGGCAAGACGCACATCTCACCGACGGTCGACCGCGCTTGACCTTTTCGATAGGCGCACCACAATCCAAGCAACGCAAATCCGCTGAGACGCTCATTTTACAAGCTGGGCATATAGCACTATCGAGCGTATAACTGGTCTTAAACGTGCACCCGCAAAGGATGCACTCAGCATCCTGCATCTCGAGGCTCTCGCCGACCGGTTCACAATCGGGACAATATTTGCGGTTCGTATGCTTTTTGGAAAATCTCTTACCGCACTTCAAACAAAGACCGTCATAATACTCTAAGGCGTCAGCCAGATTTTCGTACATGACATCTCCATAACAGTACCACAAGGCCGCCTTGCGCTTTGTTGGCTCTGTGTCATAGAGAGCTTTAATCAAAACATCGCACACATACTGACGATTGCCGTATGTATCCATTTTTCTGCGAAGTTCCTTGAACTTCCACCAGAAACGGTTGTCCTCAGAGCTCATTCCCGAGAGCTTACTGCCACCGATGTGAGCCGACTCTTCACGGAACACATCGACGATTTCCTGCTCCTTCGGCCCGATTTTCTGAGCATCGTTGTACATCAGAAGCCGATAGTCGAACGGACCAACCTCGGATAAATTGAATCGGAACTTATATATTGGCATCTGCTTGTAGATGCGATCAACGACATTGTCTCCGCGATCCTTGATCTGAGAGTCTGCTTTGCCCTTAGCGTACTTAAAAAACGCCGGCAGCTTTTCACGGTCGATCTTAGCAAGACGCTCTTGCCATTCCTTTGGGATTTTTGGCAAATAGAGAGTCTTGGCATAGTCAATCACGAAATTATTGATCATACAGAGGATCTTAACGGCATCAACGTCGGGTTCAGGACTATTCCACACCTTTGTGATTTTGTTCGATATCGTTCCAATATTACCACCAGTCCAGGCAGCCACCATACCGTGATAGAAAGCCTCTGACTTCAATTCTTGAGGCGCTGCTTTAGCCATAGGATAATACAAGGGCACTACATCTTGACATTCGCGCTCGGCTACTTTAACGAGTGTAGGCTCAGCTACTACAAGAGCCTTATCTCCGTCGTTATCAACGCCGCCACAAAAATGCAGCGGCAGACTATATCTTAACCATGCCCTTTCGGGTTTAGGTTCTCCGCACTTTGGTGCGCCGAATTTCACGGCGCACCTACTCTACTCGGTTACTCGCGCTGCACCCACACGGTGAGCACTACCCTTTCGATAGTCGTTTGAGGTTCTAAATAACAGAAAAATTTATCAAGCTGCCGTTAGGCGATATCCTTTGTATCCCTTGTGGGATAACTTCTTGATCACCGACTCTTTATTGTACAATGGCTTAGCTACGCCGAGCTCTATCAGCTTTTCTACGGCCGCACGTCTATACGGAAACTCTCCCACAAGCTCGCCGGAAGCATCAAACAATTTGCACGACTTGGCACGTCCGTTCCGCGCTCCTTTGCGCGCTTGCTTCTCTAATGCAAGATCTTTGTCTTCTGCATATTTTTGACTCAGTATCCTGTTCCCGTAATTAGGATTGTTGTCACCTCTGATATTCCCTTTGCGTCCAGCAACAGCCGAATATCGAACGTTCTCGGCATGAGTCATCCATTCAAGGTTATCGACCTTTGGGTTCCACCGATCAAAATCCTTGTGATTGACTTCTGGCTTATTCTCATCATTAGGGATAAAGGCCTTAGCTACCAAAATATGTACTTGAATCGTTCTGTAGTATCTTTTGCCGTTCGGATTAAACCCAGTAGCAGATACAACCGCGTATCCATCTTTGTTGGAACGCCAGTCTCGATGCACATACTCACCTTTGCTATCTTTGGTGAACACGTCACCATCTTCGTTTACCAAGCAATCGCACCCAAGATGCTGAATTTCTCTATATCCTATCATTCTCACTTCTCCTTTCCTTGAAATTTTTCTGTTATTTAGCTTCCCACAGGATTACAAAAATGTTTCCCCTGTTAGCCGTCGAACTAATCCCCATTGCCTGAGACTCCTATGCGTTTCGACGACACCCTGCATTTACAGGTTCACGGAGTTTTATATCCCGCTGTTTCCAACGGGTACAGCAAGTAACGTCTACTGTAAGATCTTACTAATGCAATCGAATGTGCTCGTGTAAATACCGTTTGTGTTGAACCATTCGCGGATCTCCGGGTAATCCCTGCACACGTTGTGACGAACGGCATGTTCCTTGTAAAGGTGTGGGCTGCGCAAAACATCGAGCTTGTCCGCAGTGGCATATTGTTTCGTCCAAACTTCACCATTGGCGAGCAAGCCACTGGGAACCGCAATCCCCTCGAACCAATACTGACATGCTGCATACAGATCTGGGATCAAGAACTGGTACTTCCCGTCGATCCTCAACTTACCAGCTCTGGCATCATTCATAATCGACGTGCGGATATCGCGCAGCTGTTCTTTGCAATATTCATCGCGGAGCATCTCTGGGTACATTGCCAAACACTTCTGGAAGTAAGTCTGTTGTGCACCCATTCGCTGTCGGACTCCGAGACAATCCATCATCGTCTTTTTATCACCACAAATGCGACTCAACGTTTTTCGGGTTGTATTGCAAATGCTGTTCAGCTCTGCATCAGTCATGCTCGTCAGAGTCTGAAGCATCTGGTAGTTGATCGTTGCGCGACCGATCCGCTGCGGTTCAATGTTGCACTTACCGGCGGTGCAATGATATTTCTTAAAGTTGTCTTTGTAAGCTTGCCAGCTGGGATAATACTTTGCCATCTTGAACTGGCTCTTACAGAAAATCACCTCAATGTGCTCTTTCAGCACATCGTGCTCTTGACCATAGATGTCCTTAAGAACGGCATGATTGACTGCGGGATTCCGCTCATCAGCTTGCCGAATGAACTTGTCAAACGGGAACGGGGACAGCAGTCCCTTAACCCAAGGGGCTCTGACCATAAAGTTCTTATCACTCACCTGCGGGAGGATCATTCCGCATCCATCCGTGTGAGTAATGGGTACATCGTGCATCTCTCGGCTGATAGAGAAATCTTTCTCGTCGATGAAGTCTACCTCGCTGCGCACCACTGTCTCGAAATCATCCACGACAATACAGCGGTCAATGTCAAAATCACACCAGATCTCCGTGGAGCTATTGCTCAAAGCAAGATAAGCAAGGTACTTATTGACGTTGACACCGCCCTGTTCGTTGATATCTGCAATAGACAGCCCGCAAGTCAATGTTGGCATACACCGCTCAAGCAAGTCCTCTCGAATCGCAACAAACTTCTTCGTGCGGATCTGACCTGCGGATGCCGAGAAAAACACGTAGTGATGTCCTCTCATTGTAAAACCGTTCTTGATGATGCTCTCGGCAACGCCAAAAAAGTAGACACAAACGACGACCATCTGCTCATTGGTTTCGTCTGGGCTCATTCCAAGCTCCCGTACAAGTGATGATTCAAATGTCTGCACGATATTGTTCTCAACCAGCTTGTCTTCGCGGACAGTACGGGTCAGCTCCGCATTGGTGGCAATCAAGCGTTTGAGTGCTTCCTTCAGCTTACTCAGCTCTTTGTTGATTGAGGTGCGTTCTTCCTTTGTTAATGGCTTGCTCTCTACTCGCCGGTAGCGTTTCGCCTTAGAATCTTTCTTCGGGCTATCTTCGCTCAGCCGAATTCTCAACGCATTCATCTTTTCTTCAATCTCTGCTTCTTCATCAGTGTAGAAGCAGGCTGTGTCCAAAGCATATACGGGATATTGCTTGTCGAACTGAATATCCAAGTGATCGTCTCCATTGTTGTACAACAACGGCACGACCGCCTTATATTAACGGTTGTTTACAGCCAACCGGAAATTACTGTGTAAGTCAAATTATTCTTCTCTCATAGAATAGATAATCGCCGCGTAAGCTCTCTGACGGTAGGCCAACTCATCAAAGTAGCAACGTTCATCTTCGCCCAGCTCATCGCTTGGATCAACACCATCGGTGTAGCTTGTAAAGAAAGCGCAGGTCTCGTCTTCTTGCGACTCGGCGCACTCATCATACCAGAGGCACTTCTCACAGTAGCTGTCCAGCGTTTCTCTCATGCATTTGTAAATCTTCTCATCCATTTTTGCTGTTCTCCATCTATGTAAATTATGCATTGACCTCTTCGAGCCACTGCTCAAGAAGAGTTCTCATACGTCTTGAGGGGACGTACACCCAAATCTCCTCACCGTCGCGAATCGCGCTACGCCAGATCCACTGCACCATCATGCTCAGCGCCCATTCATCGCGGTTAAATCCCACTTTATATCTTGTCAAGAATCCGTGAATTGTCGGGTTTGGGAACAAATTGATCAAATAGGCTAAATAGTGTTTATCGCGATACGCATTGGTAGCTCGTGCATTGCAGGCAATATATTGCTTCTTGTAGCCACGTGGAGCAACCTTGATAGCCGTTTTACCGCCTTCTTCATCGAGCTGTGTAATCTCCTTGTAGCACGTCCAGAGGCAATCGGTCGACTTGGCTTTCATCTTATTGCGAAAGAAATTATATGCATTGTCTTGCACTTGTTTGACATTGTCGGTGTTGTCGGCATCTTCATACCATCCACGCGACAGCTCATACCGTCCATCTCCAATGCGATTCATCTTTGCATTGGAAAAAATATGAACCTTATCCTTAATGTGCAACAGTTTGTACTCTCGCTGATCTCCGATGATGTGATAGTTCTCTGGAGTATCTCCATCAACATAAATCGTCTCATACACAAGTCCCTGTAGATCGAAATAGCATCGCTGCAGCTGTGCCTCAAAAAGATATGTCATGATGTAGCAGTCTTTGAATACCTCGAAAGACTCTTTCGGCAGCATCTGGATATAACTGGTGCGGTTGTAATACCACAGAATGCCAAGCTCACAATCATCTTTATATCGTCGAAAGCGGCCTTTATATTCCGTTTCATCGGCTCTCCAGATAGCTCTGCCGTTATCTTCAACATCGATATACTTTTCAGATAAGGTGCCAGCATCGTATGGAGTAATCTCATAATCGCTGATCAAATCACACACCTCATCCATAACCAAAGTGTAGTTGCCCACACTGATCAGGTCGCGCGCCTCTTGATCGAAACGTTGGAACAAAGCGTGAGTCGTCGCAATGTTTCGACCATCTCGGATCTTGTCTTTGAAATCATCCATCTTACTCTTGTAGTCCGTTGAGACTGGTGTGCCGAACTCGTTGTAGCCATAAGTCTCTGGCGATACAAATTCTTTTTCTGGGCACTCTGCAATGATTCGTTCTCCCTCCGAGAGAAACGGCGTTACAAACACAAAGTGCTCATCAGCTGGCGCCTCCCGCATGTAGTTGATCATTGCACTTGTTTTGCCGATGCCCATTGGAGCATCCAGCACATAGATTGGCATCCGATCATCCTTTCTGTTCTGGTGTTATTTATTATTAAAAGTAGTAAACGTGCCCGCAAACCATTGGTATTACTGACTTACTACTTTTTTTCTTTCTTAAGGATTTTGAATCTTACATTACCTTGTTCCGTTTGCCTTTCGTCCTTATTGCACTATTAGGTAGTGTAGTTACTTATAGGTGGTAATGTGATTCATCCGTTTTTAACTACGTAGTACCCTTACTCCCCAATTATTTAATAAAAAGCAACTTACAAAAAAGTCAGCAATTGCAATGCTTTCAGAGGAGCAAAACTACGTTTTACTACGACACCCCCTAAAAATAGCGTAGTAAAATTAGTAAATCGAGCATTCAATTTTCAAGGTACTCGCTTCTACGTTGGGAGCAGGGACTGGCATTTACGCCAGAAAAGAAAAATTAAAGAAAGAAGACCAAACGGTGTGTTACAAGGCTGTTACTCGTTAGCAGCAGCCTGACGTCTCGTTTCTTCGTAGCCGGAGCTCTTAGTCATATCCCACTTCTTACGACCGGCACTACCGAGGTTGAGCTCCTGATAGGTGCTCATGATCTCCTCATCGGTGATACCGGCATATCGGAGCGTGATCGCTTGAGAGGAATGACCGAGAATCTTCTGCAGGAACTCAACGGCACGAGGACGATCCTTTGCGGTGACAATCACGTGATAAGCAAATGTCTTTCTCAGACAATGCGTACTGGCGTGTACATTGATACCGCATTTGTCATTGATGATTGACTTGAGAATGCGTTCCACGGACTTGGAGTCTAAAGGCTTACCATTGCCACTTCTACCGCTACGGCTTGTAAAGAGGTAGTCGTTTAGATCGATGGGTACTCCCCTCATTACAAGGTCTCCGAAGTACAGATCAGCAGCATCCATCACAGCATCGTTCATGTATACGACACGACGTTTTCCTGTCTTCTTCTCACTGAGAACAACACGCTCGTTGTACCTTGTGCCAGTAGCATCCAGTAGATGACCCACCTGAAGCTTCAGAAGATCACTGATACGAAGACCGAAGTTAATGCCACACGTGAAGAGCAGGTTGTCTCGGAAGAGGCCTTCCTTAAGCATGTAGTCCTGGATTTTGCAGATGTCGTCCAAACTCTTGATGGGTTCTGCTGCGTGGGAGACAGCTCTGGAGTCATCGTTCTTAAACACACCTTCTGCTACCCTACCGGCACTCCCACGCTCATCGCTGCTTGATGAAGGCCTGGTGATCGTAAACCCTACCCTCTGGGTGGACGATGCTTGGTCTTCTCTTTTATTTATTTTTTCTTGTAGATCAATAACCATAGTTCATTCTCCTATCGGGAAAGCTCTCAAGTAAGCTACCCTTGCTTTGTTACTATAGCAAGTATAGCACAGCTACGCTTGATTAGTCAACAGTTATCTGATTAAATCTTACACAAAGAATTTCATGTTTTTTCTACACTTTTGTTATGGTTTTTATTGAAAACTATCACTATTTCGAACTGTTTTCTGCATTTTGTGACACGTAATTACGCAGCAATGCGTTGTCTTGCTTATCTTTATATTGTAGCTTATTTATGAAGATCTGAAGTACATGCTAATTCTCATTTTAAGGCAAAGAATAGAACGCAACCTGATATCTGTGTTCTCGCAGTGCTACGGCTTGTCCTACGAAATACATCATTGCCAGTCGGCAAAGATAGACGCGAGAACGCGCCGAATTACCTGTCCTTGAGATCTTGCTGTTAAGTATGTAAAAATGCAGTGTTTATGCGGTTTTGCTGGTCTTTTTGCGGGTGGTTGAAACAAAGCCGACTGATTGAAATGTAATGACAGCACCTGTGCTGGCGGGCGGCGCGGCGGTCAGGGTGTAAACGTCCCCCCTATGCCGTGTTTGGTCAAAAGACGGCATACCGTTGCGCGGCGGATCATGCCACGGCGGGACAGGCGGGCGGGCGCGGGCTGACCGGACGGGCGCGGCGGGCGGTTGCGTGGACGTTTGACAGGCCGAAAAAGAATTTTCGCAAAATTGCAAGTTACGCTTGACAAGTCGAACAAATTGTGGTAAGCTACGCTTGCACAGTTGAGAGAGACAACCGACCGCGACGCTCGGCGATTCGACGGCGTAAAGCTCCCGCTCCCGTGTATTCCCCCGCATAGCACTTCCCCGACGTTCAACAGCATTCCCCCCGTTCCTATCAACCACACGGCCGCGACGCGCGACGGATGCCCGCGAGGGCTGACAGCGCAAGCACCTTGACAAGGGAATACGCGATACTTGTATCGTGAAAAGCCTGACGAACGCTGTACGGCGCAAGCTGTGCAGTAAGTAGTCTGATATTCCCGTAACATACTTTTCCCGCTTCCCCTGTTCCCGTTGTGCGTTAGCACGACAGGCGGCGCGGCAAAATGGGCGCGTTAGCGTCCCGCCGTGACTGCGACAGGATAAGCGCAAATGTATGGAATAGCCGCGATATAGGCAAGCGCGCAAAACGTGCCGTTCGGCGATTCTCGCCGCGATTCGTTGCAAGTCCCGCGACACTAACGGGACAGACGATAGCGAGACAAGGACGGTGCAAGTATGTACAGCTTGCTTGTGCCAACGTCGGAAACGTTGATATATCATAGGGCGGCAAGAATCCACGCATTCATAGCATTGCACGAAACGCTTGCAAAAGTGCCTTGTACGGCAACAAAAAGGCGTAAAAGCTCCATATCAAAGAGCATGTTATACCCTTTTGTGGCTGTACAAGCCGAAAAATCAGCGCGTTAGCGCATATAGAAAGAGGTACATACTATGACCACTATTGATATCATCAACTCCAAAGTTATCGACCTGAACAACACCCTTGCACGCGGCGAGGATGGCGAGGACATTCGCGAGGATATCGCGGCGAATCTCAAGGCATATAACAAGGAACAGCTCAAGGCCCATGTTCAGACCGTCAAGGGTGACGGCCTGTCCCCTGTCGCTATCATGTCTCGCTACCTGACGAATCAGTATTATTCTGGTCTCCGTCTGACCGTCGACCGCGATACTCTCGAATGGTGCGTTTCCCCCGCTGAATTCCGTTGCTCTATGATGCAGTTTGAGTCCCTCGCCTACGACAAAAAGGCTGACCATATCAGCACCCACGGCAACTGGTACAAGCATCTGGCCGCATTTTGTGACAACGTCGCCCTGTTCCGCATCGGTGGTGATTCTCATATCGTCCGCACCACGTCCCGCGGCGACGCATTCACGTCTCCCGTGGAGCTTCTTAAATTCAAGGCCGAAAACGGCTACGTTTGCAAGGACGCCGTTCCGTCCAAGCGCGAGTTGATGGACGAGTTGGCGCGTGTTTTCGCCGCTATCTGCCCCGAGGGCATGACTGACAAGGACGGCAACCCCCTTGTGCCCGTCAAAGCCGACTTGACGTTCTTCATCGACGACCTTGCAAAAACTGTCGTCAAAAAGGACTTTGGCGGATGGCAGCAGTCCCGTATTTCCGCGATGGAGAAGACACTTTGCAAGGCATTGGAGAAGCGTTATACCCGCGAGGCATATAGTTTCCAGACTGCCGAGGAAAAGTCTGCATCCGGTAAGAAGTCCGAAACTGAAAAGGAAGCTGCCAAGGAAAACGCCGGCGCTCCCGACATGAAGACCATGCCCAAGGCAGGCCCGGTCGAAGTCAAGTCCGATTCCGAGCCCAAGGCGGCTAAGGCCGTCAAGAAGACCGCCAAGAAGACGGCATAAGCAATGCGAATCCAAAATCGAATTCTGCAACTGACGCCTTTATAAGAATCCAAAACTGAATTCTGGCTGTAACCCGTGCCCTGCAATGCCTAACCGTGTTGCAGGGCATTATTATGCCCAGAAGCAAGCATACATAGCGTTGAAACTGGTTTTCAAATTGAGTTTACGCACGGCGATATCTATCGCACATCCAGCTTGCTTTTTGGTCGTAGCCCGTGTCTATGAACGTACACAGCCGAAAATTGATAACAAAACGCGAACAGAAAACGGTATCAGCTGGCCGTAAAATGCGACGTGAGGGCGTTTGAGTAGGCGTTCATAGGCATCACTATGCCCAAAACAAAAGGCAAATCCAAATCAGAAAAGAGGTTTACAACATGGATATCTACACGACAATTTTCGTTGTCATCGGCGTGTCTTACGTCGTCACCAAGGTTTGCAAAGTGCTTTTTTGGTTGGATTCTTCCTACCGGCATTAAAATCTGAATTCAAGAAAGGACGGTTATCTATGAGCATCAATGCAAAACCGCGCCGCAAGTATCAGACCAGCTATGCGGGACGGTATTCGGAAGCGAATTTAGCGCTCCCTCGTGATCTTCAGCACGAATTCCGTCAAGTGCGTCACGACGCGAAACTCGCACGCATGATGGACTGCCGTAAGGTTGACAAATTCGACCGTGGAGAGCATGTCTTTACCCCTGTCGCAAAACCGGAGCACATTTCGTTTCTGAATCTCGAATCCGCTTCTCTGTTCGTTCGCACGGGTGCGGTTTTGGTTTCGGATTGTGTGTCCAAAGAACGCGTCATCACGGACGCAAATGGCAAGATTCTCGGGCACATCCGTAACGACGTGATGCTCAAGCTGTTCGGTAAATTCAATTTCGAATCCGAAAAGATTCTCGGCACGAACAAAACGAAATACCGTTTTGCAGTCTAAGCGAAAGGAGAACCCATATGCTCAAAGTCGGTCAAGTCCGTCGTCATTCCCGCATGGACAGTTACTTTCAGATTCTGGAACTCGAACAGAATGGTCGTTGCACCACCGCTCTCATCAAGAATACGAATTCCGGTTGGGTTTGCAAAGCCCATTATCTCATCGAAAATCAAGATGGCACCATCGAATGGGGCTACTCCACCGAGGGACGTTTTGCATCTTGAATTGCAAATCGCAATCGTGTTTGCAAATCCCATTCTAAAAGCCCTTGAGAAGCGTTCTGAGCGCATCCCCCTCCCGAATGTGAATTCGGTTTCGGATTCCATCTCGAGCTCTCAGAACGGCTCTGAGGGGCTTTGCCGATGTCCCCTCACTTGCCATACTTGTGCTTCCATGTCCCTCCCCTTTCAAGTGGCGTAGTTGCCCGCGGGTCACCTGTCTTTATGGCTCGCGGGCATTACTGCGCAAATCGGAATCGCGTTTTGAAGTCGAAAATGGCAAACGTCCCGAACATTCCCTTTGGAATTAGCACGTCCAAAATTAGCTCTTTTCCAAGCAATTACCAAAAAGATTGGCGGTTCTTCCAAACTTGCCAAAACATCCCTTTTTCTACTTGCAACTCTTGTGTTTTTGGGCTATCATTGTTTCGCAACCAAGAACGTATGTTCGATTTTTGGATTCAATATTCGAACACGCTCTGCAATGTAGAAGATGGAAAGGAACTTTGAACAAGTATGAGAATTCCATTATTGGACATGGAAATGAACCTGGACGGGCTTGTCAAAGCGCGGGACAACGGTGATATCGAATTGCTCCCCTGCCCTCTCACGGATATAATTGCCGCCAGAGAGGGTTTAATTTTCGATGGGTTTTACATTTGTCTAAGTGTGGATCACCATCCCGATGCTATCTTGTGTGCATACACCTATGGCATCGAAATCGACGACTACACGCAATACATGCTTTACGACATTGTACTTTCGAAATCGGAAATTAAGTTTCTCAATCACCTTACAGATTGAGACGATATGATGCACAAAATGACGACAATCTTCCCTTGACTTATCAAGCGTTTTCCCGTAATATACATATAGAGAAAGCGAGGGAAACAGCATGTATGAAGTCGCGAGAAAGCAAGCGTATTTTGCATCGTTAAAAAACACCGGCTCTCGAAAACAGTTTGCTTCTATCCAAAAAAATGTCATGCCATTTGAAGATAAATTCGGAAAAGGTCTTTCGGAATTCTATCCCGCCCAGACAATGGAATTTCTAAATTCATATCAGTTTACTCGACCGGAGGCGATACGACAATATCTCAATGCTACCAAAAGATATCTCGCTTATTGCGGTGTCCATAGCTGCGAGAATTTGACAATTTTGGATTATGATATTCGTTCTGCAATGGAAGCGCAGCTTTTCAAATCGTTTCGCGAACTAATGGACAATGTTTCTCAGGTAGTTCTCGCTGGAGATGGAAACGTTGTACCAGTTGCCCTGTCTCTTGCATGGATTGGCGTTCCTGTTGATAATGTCTGCACTCTTGAAGCCAGCCAGGTCGATTTAAAGTCCGGAGTCATTTCGGTCGATGGATATAAAACGCTTGTTACAAAAGACCATCTTGTCCTTAACACGCTTCGCACATACAGAAATATTGCAGAAGCATTTCGAAACCAAAATGACTTTGGCAAAGTGCTTACTTATAAGCCTTTGGACACCAATTATTTTTTGCGTAAGTTAACGTTTGACGCAAAAAAAGAAAAAACCCTTTACTATAAAAAGAGCACTCTTATGAGTGCGCTTTCTCGGGTACAACAAGATATGAAAGCCCTTGAACTAAAATCCAATATCAATTACAAGGATGTACAACGTTCTGGCGAACTTGAGCGGGTGTATCATCTTGAAAAAAACGGAGTGATATTGAGCGAAAACAAAGAGTTAGTGTGCGATGAATTTGAGTCCAACGTCACATTCAAAGACATCATGTTCATGTATCAGTCCTACAAGCAAGCATTCAATCTCGATTAACTTTATCCTGTGAGTTTAGCCTCTGAGCTTCAACGCTCAGGGGCTTTTTCTATACCCAAATTCAAATTAAAGGAGACCTTGACGATGGATACTCGTTTCAAAATTGCCCGCATCGTTTCAATTCTCGCTGTCATTTGCGCTATCGCAGCAATTACCATTGTCTGCAAAGCTGCTTCTCCTGCCGACGATTCCAAAACCGAGGAGCTTGACTGGCGCTACCCCGACCGCGGCTGCTACTTAACATTCGCAACCGTCGAGTCGTCTGATCTCGGCGTCACCAAGTTCGTTACGAGAGATGGCAATGTGTTTGTCGTCGATGCGGAATACGACCCCGATCTTCCTTACATGCTCACCATGTACGGCAATTACACCGATGACGTTACCGACGATGAAGTCTGCGTTGTCTGGGCTGCGGTCGAGGGGGCGCACGGCTGATGAACGAAAAGACTGTCATCAAGCTTCTTGTAGCCGTTGCCTCTGGGTATGAATTTCGATATGTGAAAGGCCATGTGGAAGTGTATCTGCATGGCCTTTTTCAATTTGCTGCCGACACCTTTGCCGAAGCTCGTGAAGAATTGGAGGAGTTGGTGTCTAAACGATGAATCCTAAATTTCGAGTCGGAGACATCATCCGTATCCGTGAAGACATTCCTTACCGGGACTATTCCAGTAACAAGCTGTTCTGTAACGAGGACATGTGGAACCATCGTGGACAAGTTGCCGAAATCGAAGCCGTTACTGGAAGTTGTTTCTTCTTGACAAATCCAGAAACGCCCTTTGAGCGCTCCTGGGTATGGGAAGCGGAATGGCTTGACCCGATCTGTGATACCGTAGACACCGCAGCTGTCGAAAAGCTTTTGTAATTTAAGGAGAAGGCACTATGAGTAGTAAACTGACCACCATTCCTCTCATTCAATCCTATGACGATATCCGCGCTGAAATGGCGCACGATCTTCAGTATCGCCTCGAAAATCGAAAGGCAAAAACGTTCCTCGGCCGCCCACTGTATTACCGCATCAATGTGCAGCTCATCACGACCCAGGAATGTCCGTTCTATTGCCCGTTTTGTCTTGAACGTAAGAATCCGATGGAGGGCGACAACGACTTCCCTGCTCAGATCGAATCTTTGAAACGGATTCTTGCCGAGCATCCCGACGCTCGTTTGTCAATCACTGGCGGCGAACCCGGTCTTTACCCCGAGCACATCAGAAACGTCGTTGAAACTTACAAAGCCCACAGCAATGGCGTTTTCTGTTCCATCAATACTACGGGATTCAGCACGGAATTGAACGGGCTTGCACATATCAACCTTTCCCGCAACGATTACGTCTGGGCAGATCCCGTGGGCTATCCGGGGTGTACCGTTCAAACGGTAGTGGAGACTCCTACGCTGGCTTTTATCGTTGATGTTCACACGTTCCGAATCGGCGATTTCTTTGTCTATGCGACGTTTGACTACGCCGGTAAGCACGCTCGCCTGACACTCGGTGATATGTATCAGCAGCGTCACAACGACTATCAAGATGGCTATTCCAATATCATCATTCACCCCGATGGTCGTATCGGAATCAACTGGCACTAATTGTGATCCGGAAAGGAAATCATCATGTCAAATAAAGTCCCTTTGAATAGCTTCAAAATCAATGAGCTGAACTTCCATTGCGGGCAATGCAAGCATGGCGGTCTTCGGTATACTGAGCATCCTTGCTTTTCTTGCATTGAAGTAAAAGAGATAAAAGGCGGCGGTTGTTTCCCTATTGCTACAGGCAAGTGTTTCCATCCCGAGGACTCGGAGTATATCAAAAAGCTTGCAAGTCTTGCTTCTCAATATGCCCCACGTTTGCAGGAACTCGAACGGGCCCGCAAACAGGTTCGAAAAGAACTTGCAGCGTCCGCAAAAGAGCTTGGCGTCAAGGTTCCTGATTTCGATTTCGCGTGCAAGGAGATGCGTACTCATGAATGATACATGCAAAAGGTCCTGTGGTACTGAGGTCCACTACTTCGCTGCTTCTCGTTTTAGAGATATGATGTCTTTTTCCGTTTCTTCCAACGGGATAGGTTTCATCAAAGCAGACAAAGTCGAGGGCCCATTCATCAATTATGAAGATGCTCGCGCTGCTCTCCGCGGTATGAATACTGATGACTGTGATTATGGTGTCTTCACTTTTCGTAATGGTGAATGGTATGACGTTCGCTTGGACCGAAATAGTCACAAACAGATTCTGAGTAAGCGGAGATGCCGAAGAGAATAAAACAGCTATTTAGAAATCGCGAATCCATTTCAAATTTCAAATATCAAAAGGAGAATCAACATGACCACCGAAAAGATGAGTGTCCATAAGGCGCTCTGCGAACTCAAAACGATCGATGCCCGTATCGAAAAGACGATCCGCGCGACCACCTACGTGTTCGCCAATAAGCACAACAATACTAAGGTGAACGGTATGTCTCTCAGCGATTTCTGCGCCGAGATCAAAGCCAATCACAAGTCCGCTCATGACTTGATCGCTCGCCGTGACGCTATCAAGCGCGCCGTCACACTGTCGAACGCCACGACCACGGTGATGATCTCCGGTAAGGAGTTCACTGTTGCCGAGGCGATCGACTTCAAGAACCATACAGTCCCTCTCATGAACGATATGCTTTCCAAGATGTCGTCCGATAATATGCGCGCCCGTTCGGCTGCCGATGCTGCCAATGGTCCCGCTCTCGAAACCCGTGCCGATGAGTACATCAAGTCTCTCTACGGCAACGTCGATATGAAGGGTGCATCTGAAGAGGTCAAGAAAGTACGCGCTGACTTCATCACCGCTCAGACGACCGAGCTCGTCGACCCGATCAAGGTCGTCGATGCGATGGCCGCTCTCGAAAAGGAAATCAACGACTTCACCGTCGAGATCGATTCCGCCCTCAGCGTCTCCAACGCCCTGACGGAACTGGAGATTTCCTACTAAGTAACCAACTTGCTGCTGCCCGAAAACCCTGAATCGTATACCTTTTCTGTTTTCGCCAAAATTACAGACAAGTAAAGTAAAAAAGAAATTTGGCACCGGACTGCTAATCCGTTTACCTGAATCAAACGAACTCGTAATTCGTTCTATAAAAGGTTGCCCGCCGTGCGAACTGTCGCAAGGATGACGGCTGCGCTATGTGAGGCATGTTTGAACTGTAAAGTTCAATGCTCAACCTTTAACGATAACAGTTCAACCCTTAAAGCTCTTATAGAACAACGCTCATCTCTCAAACCACAATCACTAAACCTTGACCAAATCCAAGGGCAACGGTTCGTCGGGTGTATATGTGACCGCAGGGATTTCCGCTTGGCTGGGCAGTAGCAAGTTGTAATATATCAAAGCGCCGTCGAAAAGCACGACGGCGCTTTTCAAATGGAGATGTAGCCGACTGGTAAGGCGGGCGCTGAGTGCGCTGCGAGCGGGTTCGAATCCCGCCATCTCCACCCTAAAACGGCTGACCATCGTGAATTCAAGGAGGCTTTTACAATGACAACATCAATGAGAACCGCGTCGCTGGCTCAGTCTAATGCACCCAAGGTCGAACCGCTTTCCAAATCTCAAATGCTCGACCTCTATCGAGATAAGACCCTGAACACTTCCATCATCGGATTCTTCCGCGCAGATGGTATCGAAACACTCTTTCTACACGATTTGAAGAGAACTATCACGAAGCTTCAGGAGGGCATCCTTTCTCTCGATGACTACCAGCGCGGCGAAAAACTGATGCTCCTTTTTCTCTATCGGGACCAGCTGGCAAAAGGTCATGTGACAGAGAGACACATCACCGCATTGGATATTCCACCCGCTTTGCACGACGCACTGTGCAAGCAGAAAAGCGGTTTCGACTACTACATGAACGGAGGACTTTTCAATGAGTGAGATGCCCAAGAAAACCGCTTTTGAAAATGCGGTTAGCATGATCGATCCGTCCGAGCGTCTGACAAAAGATCAGATGCTTGAGCTATATCGCATGAGCTACTGTAGCCCCGGTCTTACGGACGAATGGAAGGCCCAGTATCTCGAGGCGGTGGCGCACAACGACATGAAAGCGGCGCTCTCTTCGCTTCGTTCTGGAAACATCAGGTATTATCAAAACGGTCAGATGACTATGCTTTCCCTCGTCTTCCGTCAGAAGCGTCAGAACGGAGAGATCGAGATCGACGGAGACAAAGGATTCTATGATATCCTTCCCGCTCTTCGTGAAGCACTTCTTACTCAGGAGCACGGTTTCGACTACTACATGAACGGAGGGCTTTTCAATGACTAAAATCATTCGCAATATGATTCGCTGCAACCGCTGCGGCGACGAGATCGAGTCCACTTCACGTCACGATTTCAAGTGGTGTTCCTGCCATTCAGTCGCCGTTGATGGCGGCCATGACTATCTCAAGCGCTGCGGTGACCTCAGTGACTGGACGGACATTTCCGTTATCGAACACGAATCGGAGGTGACCAAAAATGACACATGAGATTAGACGATGGTACAACGGGAAAATCATTCATAATGGCGTCGTGCTTTTCGACAAGATGGATAGCGATAATTATGTTTTGGAAGCCAGAATGCTCCAGTCACTTCGCATGCGCTTGAGACGCGGTAGCTTGAAACCGGACGACATTGTGGTGCTTCATATTCAAGATGCTTCCGGTTACTTTGAGACACGCCCCGAAGTGCTCGGATGGTATTTTCATCAAGAGGAGCCCGTGTCGTGGTTTCTCCGATTCGACAAGGAGAAAACAAATGACTGATGAAGAAGTTCTCGCTCTCAAAAAGGGCGACCGCGTTCTCTACAAGGGTGAGGCTTGGAATTTCAAATCCTGCAAGCGGAAATATGGCCGTCAGCTGCTCGAAGCCACCATTCAGCGCGGCAACAGCACGTTTCACTGTGCTGATCCGGAGGACTTGACGTTCTACGACCACGGCAAGCAGACCAAGTCCACCCGCAAAACCAAAACGTAATTCAAAGGAGGCCGACATGACCAACTATGTAATGATCGACGGCAAGAAGTTCACTTTGAATGCAAAACAATCCAAAGAGATCCTGCACTCCGTGCAAAATGCTAACCTTGGTTCTTCCTTTCTCCGCGTTAATAAGAACAAAAATTACTTCTACATTGACAGTAGAGGAACGCTGGTTTTTGAGACCGAAGGGTATGGAGATGACGACGAACGTTTTGCAGTCGCCAATTATTGCACAGATAAAAGCCTGATGGAGCAGCGCGCTCTCCACGAATCACTCTCCCGTCTTCTCTGGCGTTTTTCGGAATCCAATGGTGGCCGTGGTCCTTATTCGATCGGGAAGGACCACGCTGGCGGGAATCTGCACGTCGTTGGGAGCTCCTACGATTATCTCGACGCGACTTTCGTTTCGACAGAAGTTGCTCAGCGAGCGATCGACGAAGTGGTGGACCCGTTCATCAAAGCAAATCCCGATTTCAAATGGTAAAGGAGAAGATCATGAAAACCATCTATCTGATCAAAGCTCACAATTTCGATACCAACGGCGAAATACTGGTCGCCACCTCGGACCGTGACACCGCCAAAGCCATGCAGGCTGCGCTTTTGAAAGAGCGCGACGCCGTCAAGAAATCGGGCCATATCCTTTTCGACCCCGAGAGAGACCGCTGCCTCGCAAGGTGCTTTTCCTATTCGCATTCGACCTATCTCGATACGAAAAAAGATCGCAGGATGTACCCTGCTTACTTCTCCATCGAGGAAGTCGTATGCGATCCAGAGCGTTGATCCCCTACCGTGAAAATCAGTAACGGTCGGATGTTATACATAAAAGGAGTGATACATATTAACGTTTTAAATGTCCGTGCCCACAGTGGTAAGTGGGCTGCTGTGGGCGATCCAAAACTAACCGAAAGGAGTGAAACCGTTGAATTTAACGAGAACCGTCGCCGGTGATATCGACGATTTAATCTTTGCTGAGGACTACAAGGTTCACAGCACAAAGCGCTCCTGAGCGGAGCGCTCTATGAGTCGGTGGCGAAATTGGTTAGCCGCAGGAGCCTTTCGAGCTCCCGGAGAGTCGCGCCCTCCTTGCAGGTTCGAGCCCTGCCCGACTCCCCACCATGATCGAATCATGGGCATAGCCTCCTTTACAAGGCGCAGTTACATATCGACCCGGACGGACTGGTCATCTGTCCGGGTTTTCTGCGCCCAAAACTGACCACGCAGAAAGGAGTGTCCACCAATGAAAGACACTGGAGCTTCTCTCTTACGAGTTTCCAGCTTCATTTTAGCGTTGGGAATGGTATTCCCTATCGCTTTTGCATTTGACAGATACGATTCCGAAGTGCCCGAGATTTCCGAACCTCCCGCCGCCTCTCTGGATCGTGTCACTTCCATGCCGGAATACGATTTTGAGATTCCGGATTATGACAAACCCGCCACCGAGTACGCCTACATGACACAGGATTGGGTCGTTTACTACCCCATCTCCGCCGAGGACCGTCACGTTCTCGAATGCATCGTTCAGGGCGAAGCAGGTGGAGAGAGTCTTGAAGGCAAAATGTGGGTTGCCACCTGTCTCCTCAATGCCATGAAGCGTGAGGGCGGTGCTGCCGCATCTTACGTCAGAAAACAGTACCAGTATGCCGGCTGGTCCGAGAACGTCAGCGACGAAACAGTCACCGCAGTCAGTCGTGTCTTTGACGACGGCGAGCTGATGCACGATTCTGTCCTCTGGTTCTACGCACCTAAAGGTGTGAGCTCGATCCCCTGGCACGAATCCCAAAACCACGTCGCCACGGTTGGCAATCACAAATTCTTTGCCCCGTGGTAAGGAGATACATATGGAAAATCGATTCCAAGTCGGCGACACCGTCGAACTTTTCGACGGCGAGCTTTATGCAGAAGATCGCTTGAGCTACTTAGTTCCCGGAATACAAGGTGTGGTCATTAAGGTTGGCGTCTATCACGGCAAAAAAGGATGGGACTATGAGATTCGCTTTGACAATCTGAAAGATTCAGAGGGTAGAGTGGTGCGTTGGTGGCTGTACGAGTCAGAGCTCGTCGACCCTCTCGATGACGTTAAAATCGATGCGGCTTCCCTGCTATAAGGAGAAAACATTATGGAATTCAAATTCAGTCCAGGTGATGAGATCATCATGACAAATCCAAGAGACAGCGGCTGGACCGTGCGGCACAATTTACGAAAAGGCGCCAAAGGGACCGTTGTGAAGAGTGCCAAAGCGAAAGATGGCTCCAAAGTCGTAAGATGCTGCTTTCCTGGTGTGTCTTATAGCTGGTGGGTCTACGAAGACGAAATCGACTTCGTTGAGAAACCTTTTGAAGTAGCTGTGTCCAATCTGCTCTAACAGGAGAGAATATGAAAAGCAAATTTCAAAAAGGTGATCGCGTTGTCCTCCTGACTTCGGATCTACCGGAAGGTGATCGAGATGACGCTCTGATTGCCGGTGTAACAGGCACAGTCATATATGTGTATGTAAAAGAAGATAATAACCATCGCGTTGATGTCTGCTGGGACGTTGATCCTGCTTGGCTGAAGAGCTGGTGGGTCGATGAGCGCTACCTCGATTTTGAATGCGAAGTCGAAGATGTGTCGTACGAAGTGGCAATGTTACTGTAAGGAGGAACAATATGGATCTCAGAGAAGCCGTTATCGCGGCAGTCAAGCGCGAGTTCGGCATTCACATGACGAGCCGCGAAGAGGCGCAGCAGATTTACGGCATTTGCAAAGAGTGCGGATTGACTGTGCAGTATCTCCCCGTTAAAGACGTTCCAAAAAAGTGGGAAGTCTTCTTCGGCACCTCATATAACGAACCCATATTCTATACGACCGCGGAAGCATTTGCGATGCTCTTCACTAAAAAACCACTGCTCGAATTCTCTGATCTTTCTACCTGTTTTGTGGACGCAGAATCGATAGAGGCCCTGCTGTAAGGAGGAAACAATATGGCTTTTAAGTTTAGCCCCGGCGACACAGTTTGCCTCGCTCATCCCGAAGACTCCGGCTGGACGCACCGTGCCGATCTCAAAAAAGGTCAGCCGGGAAAGGTTCTCGATAACCAACATGAAAACCACGACAGACTTAATCCGGTTATTGTTCGTTTTCAATTCCCTGGTGTCTCTGACGCCTGGTGGGTCTTCGAATCCGAACTTGAATTTGCAGAAGAACCAATCTCCGTCGATACATCCTCTCTTCTGTGAAAGGAGTTACACATGATCAAAACAGAATTTTGCAATCACGATTTTCACGAAGGAGATCGTGTGGTGCTCGTCAACGACGATTTACAAATTGGCGATTGTGATCGGCATTTGGTACCTGGTGTTGAAGGCACCGTGCTTGACTTCTTCCCTGCTTTTCCAGTTCCGATTGGTGCAAATGCTCCCGAAGAACGAATCCAAATTTGTTGGGACGGACGAGTGGCCTCACACCTCAAGCACTGGTGGGTCAATCCCTCCGATATTGCCCCTGTCGACAATTCTGTCTCCGTTGACGTTTCACCCCTCTTGTAAAGGAGAAACAAAACATGGATTTGGATACCGCTCTGCAATACGTAGCAGAGAACATCCTTGGCATTCGGGTGAGTTCAGTTGATGAAGCAAAGATACTCGCAAACCGCACGGCAGAGCTCGGATTGACTCAATACAAAGATCCCTTCGCTGGCATTCCGGATCGCTGGTGTGTTTATGGTGCGTCTGATATTTCTTCTGGTCCAACCTTCTGGCGCGAGCCATCTGATTTCACAAGGTCTCACGACATCGTTGACTTCTGTGATCTTGTCACCGCTCCTATCGGCTCAACAGACATTCAAAATCTACTGTAAAGGAGGAATTCGATTTGGATCTTGATACTGCCATCGTTTGTGTTGCAAACGGCGAAATCGGCATCAGAGCAGAAACAAAAGAGGAAGCAGAAGTCATCATCGAGTGTGCTCAACATTGGTCAGAAAGCTCATCTTTTGAAGTGGACACCGATCTTACCGACGTTCCAGAGCAGTGGCCAGTCTTTGGTCGCAGCGGGCATATGCTTAGCTGGTATCGCCAATCGTCTACGTTTGTAGCTACGCACACCATTGTCAAGGCCTCCGATCTTCTTATCACACCGCTCGATTCTTCCGCAGTGGCAGACTTGTTGTAAGGAGACTGTGGCATGGATTTGGAAACCGCTATCCAGCAAATACTCCGCGGCGAGTTTTATCTTGAAATGGAATCCGATGAACAATATGAAATGCTTATAGATGCCTGTCAGGAAATGGGCGTGAGTACAACGTGGCTCGAACCCAATGATTTTTCCGATGGCTGTCGATTCGTTGCTGTCGACGAAGGAGATTTGGCTTCCTGGTATGACATCCACGTTTTCCTGGTCGACTATCCAGACGCCCACGGCGTTAAATTTTCTGATTTGATTTCGGAGTTCATTGACGTTGACGCTGCTTCCCTACTCTGAAATGAGGTTTTGATATGCAAAAATATCATATCGGCGATGTAGTAATGTTGAATGATAAGAAGCTCGCACCTCCGGATTGTCATGAGCAGCTTTCCCCCGGAATGACGGGTGTAGTCAAGTCATCATATCTTTGCGACGATCGTCATTTCCGCTATGAGATCAAATGGGACTCACAAGATGTGCTTCTTAATAGCGGCTGGTGGGTATACGAGTCGTGCCTCGACCCCGTTTTACCCATTGATCCAATCAATCTCGAAGATCTTCTGTGAGGTGAAAAATGAACAATCTATTTCAAGTCGGCGATCAGGTCGTACTAAATGATGTTCCTCTTGAACCCGGCGATAATCACAAGCTTTTGAAGCCTGACACACAATGTCGACTTTGCAATCCTGCCCATCTCCATAGATGTTGAAGAGCTCTTGTGAGGTTATTCTGATGGAACTAAAAGATTTTAAAACTCTTGACGCTTATGCTCAGTATAAGTTTGAGCGTGAACGCAAAAATGAGCAAATCGAGAGTCTTGAGGCTGAGATTTGTCGGCTCAAAAGAGAATTCAAGAGGTGGATGTTGCGGGCGTTAGGATTTTGGGCTGCAACTGCGCTTATCTCGACAATACTGTACTATTTTTAAGAAAGGACATCGCTCATGTCAATTGATTTAAGCTCTATCTCGACCGCTCAGCAATTGGCTGAGCGGTTTTTGCTTTACGGTCTCCGCGTCGAAGTGAATACGACTCGTGAGATTCAATACGTCCTGCGTTTTTTGGACCAGCGAATGCCGCATTGGTACCGTACCCGCTGGCATTACGAATCCGCCCGTCCCCGCAGCGATCTTCCCGCCATCGGGCTTTCCGATCCCAAGACGGGCGTACATATCATCGAAGACTGTGTCACCATCAGTCATCTCCGAAAGGACGAGAACACGATCTCGTTCTCTGAATTCTTCACCCTCAGCAGAAAACGCGGCAAATACAAGCCCCGCGCCGCGAGAAAGGAGACCTCATGTCAGAGCAAAGACCGTGTCGCTATCAAGTTGGCGACCGTGTGATTTATGGCGGAGCCTCTGGCTGTGCTCCGATGTACGAAGGATATGGCGCAACGGTTGTTGCGATAGGCGGTTATTTTGGTGGGAAAGACATATATGAGCTCTTTATTCGGTTTGACCAAAAAGCTAATTGCTATACTTCGAGGTTTTGCACCCTTGAATATCGCGTCCAGCCGGCTGTTGGAGTCCTCGATTTCGATGTAACAGAACTGCTGTGAGGTGAATTATGGAACATTTTCAAAACGGAGATCGTGTCATTTACGCTGCTGGCAATTCTGCGTTGGTCGGAAAACCCGCAACGATCCTCGATATCGATCATTATTTGATCGAGTTTGATGAGCCCTATTCGGGGCTGCTCCATGACGGGAATATTGGAGACGGAGATAATCGTCGTTGGTGGACGGGCCCCAGCCATCTCAGAAAAATAGAGGACGAGTGCTTGATAGATATCCCCGGCGAAGCAATCTCTACACTTCTGTGAGGTGACTATCATGATAAAACCAAGGTTTCAAATCGGTGACCGCGTAAAGGTTATTGGTGAAAGCGATCTGTTGTATGCCAAGACCGGCACGATCGTTTGGCTTTTTGACGAGGTGTGGAGCGATGAGCGTGGTTACCTTTATGGTGTCGAATTTGATCTATTAGTAGGCGGACACACCTGTCATGGTCATGCAAGAAACGGATACGGATGGAACATAAGAGAAGACAACTTGGAGCTTCTGTCCGATTTTGTCGAATGTGACCCCACTTCCCTTTTGTAAAGGAGAATCAAAATGACAATGAGTATTCCCGTTGGGACCGACGTAATCATTCAAAATTCAACAATTTTCCCGCAGCTCAACGGTTTCCATGCCGTTATTGCAACAGACGGTTTCATCTACGAAGAATTGCTTTGGCAGGGATGTAGATTCGATGGGCCACTTAAGGAACTCACGAACGGCGAAATCCATGGCCACACCTGCTCAAGCGACGTCCCATGGGGGTATGGTTGGAATCTTCCAATCACAGACATCGCGCCTGTCGAATGCAATCTTGTGTTCGACGTTAACTCGCTCATTTAGCGGAAACGCTTTTGAGATACATTATTAACGGGCAAAGCCCAAGAAAAGAAAGGAAACTATCACTATGGCTAAGATCATCATTGCTGGCAACTCCTGCACCGTCGAGTCCTCTCTCACCACCGAGCAGATCGAGAAGATCGCGAAGTTCCGTCCCGCTGCACTGCAGCTCATGGATGCGGACAAGAAGAAGGTAGAGTTCGTCATTAAGACTGGCGCTGTCGGCAGCGTTGCTCCCCTCGGCATCGTCTTCGACGGTACCACCCACGACGGCAAGAAGCTCGCATGCCTGACCAAGATGCTGCCCGCCAGTGTCACCGACGTCAAGAGCTGGGTCATGGACAACATCGGCAGCGCGATCCTCAAGCTGAACAAGCTCGAGGCTTCCCTGAGCGATGTTCTCAACGACATCGACGCTGAGGTCGACGCGGTGGAGAACACCATCGCCGTTGTCAGCGGCGCGGAGGATGCTGAGTAATCTCAGCTCCCCCACCCTACAGAGCAGCACGGTTTCCGATCCCGGACCGTGCTGCTCTTTTTTCGTTTTCGGGGTCAAAAATACGTCACATAACTGCCGACGAGCAGTGTGAAAAAATAAGGATATATAAGGAGAAATTTATTATGTTCGTTAACGTTACTGTTGCTACCATGGGTGACCGCAAGACCATCGCTGTCGACACTGAGACCGCTACCCCGAAGAACTGCTTCGAAGAGGCTGGTATCGACTACACCTCCGCTTCCCCGTCTCTGAACGGCATTACGCTCCGCGCTGGCGACATGGGTGCGACGCTCGCTTCCCTGAACGTCACCGGCAACGCCAACCTGACCGCTATTGTCAAGGCTGACTCTGCCGCTGCCTGATCGTTCATCGAACAAACACAGTAAATCCAAAGCCCCGCAGCGAAAGCTGCGGGGCTTTCCCAATCTGAAAAAGAAGGAGTCATAAAACAATATGTTTGCGACCTCATATAGCAATTCGCCGCTCGTTGGTACTGCGGCAAATGAGATTTTTCCGAATATCAAGGGTGATACCGCTGCCCTCGGAGACGTCACGATCCTCGCCGCCATGCGAGTTCTCCTGTACGATCGCCTGAAAGACGGTCAGCAGGCGGCGTTTGTGCAGCGTGAGGTGTCTCCTTCGTCATTCAACGGAGATCTCACTCAGGACCTCACAACAGTGTTTTCCGGATACGATCTGGAGCACGCAGAGAACACCCTGTTTGTCGTCAATGTTCAGGTCAACAACGACGGCGAGAAGAAGACTTTGATTGATCGGTTCAAGGGTATCAAGAGTCTGTTCGGGATGGGGCCGAACAAAGCTTTTGAAGAGGGACTTTTCAATAAAGTCATGAAGTCGAAGGTCTATATGAACGCCGAGCGCTCTTGCACGCTCATCTTTGTGGCGGGCAATATGACCAGCATTGCATCTCATGCAATCGCGGTTCTGCTTCCCCGCTATTTCGATCGGTTCTTTGACCACGACGACAAGGGGCACGTTCTGCTTTCGGATAACGAAGATCTTCTCATCAAAAAGGGGTTGTCCGAAGACAAGCGTGCCGACTCATTCATCTCTGCGGTTCAGCGTTTTGCCGAGCGTTTCGATTTCCGTACACCGGAGATCAAGGCAAAGCTGGATGGCTTCGAAAAGAAATATGCCAAAAACAAGGCGCAGGTTCTCGACCGCACGATCGAAGATACGATCCAGAAGATCAACGACATCAACACCAAGTATGCGTCTCTCGTCCGCAAAAAGCGTTCTCTTCTGGAACAGCGCACCGCGATCATGCTCGGCCTTGAGGAAGATAAGAACGAAAACGCTCTGATGAACTACTTCCTCGCGAACAAGAATTTGCTGCTGCAGTCTGCTGAGGAGGGAGTTTTGAAGTTCTATGTCAAGACCACTCTGGGCAATTTCGACACGGAAACCATGAAGAGCATTCTCGCCAATCGCGATCGTGAAGTTCGCTGCCGCATGTATACGGATGGCGATTCCTCCATCACCAGAGCGGATCGTGATCTGCTCTTCAAAGCGATTTTCGTCGACGAGTCGATTCGTGTCTGGCTGTTCGGTAAGTTCACGCTTCAGTGCGGCGAGTATTGCGAAGTCAGTGCTGAGAGCGGCTTTTCTCAGCCGCCTGAGATGCACGACTGCTGTCCGAACCCGCATCTGTTCCGTCATAGCTGCATGGGTGATAACGCCCGCTATGCCAACGACGCTCTCGCCAACGGCGATTACGTCACCGCGATGGAACAGACGATTGGTTCCTGTGCCAGCGTCAACATCAACGAGACGATCACGTCCGGCCCGTGGATGGAGAATCTGCTCAGCGAAAAGTACGGTCGTTTCTTTGAGACCAAGGATCATCGCCGCATGAACATCACGGAAGTGCTGAAGTACCTGAAGGAGGAACAGTAAGATGCCGAAACCGATCTATATGAACGATCAGATGATCGACGAATGTTTCGCCGATGTCCGCGCCACGTTCGAAAAACAGTTTTCCGAAGCGCTCGCCCGCTGCAAATCTCAGAAGACTCCTCTTGCCAGAGGGGTCTTCTCTTTTCAGAACGTCTCTTATGAGTGGACGAACGATCGATCCAGAGCAAAAGTCATTCTGGAACCGGTCGCGTTTAGTAAGATCTGTCTTCTGATGTACAACACAGACAAAGAGATCGGTTGGCATGGCCTTATCTCTCGCGATAAGGACGAACCCACTGTGTTCCACGTTGAGGATATCATCCTCTATCCGCAGACTGTCACGTCGGTGACGGTTCAGACGGATGATGCCAAGTACGGTGATTGGGCGATCAATTTGCCCGATGAGCAGTTTACCAAGCTCCGTTTCCACGGCCATTCGCACGTCAACATGGGAGTCACGCCGTCCGGTACGGACCTTACATACTATTCCTCCCTCATCAAGCAGTTCAAAAACGGGTTTTATGTTTTCATGATCATCAACAAGCGCATGGAAATGTATTGTCAGGTCTATGACTTTGACAATAACGCCATGTATGAAACCGGAGAGGTCGACGTTGCAGTGGGCAGCGATTTCAATGCCCAGCTTACGGCTGCCAAAAAGGTCATGGTCACCAATGAAACCTACCATTACCCCAGCTACGGCTATAACGGCTATTATGGCCGCGACGATTATGAGCCCGCTACCATCAACGGTTCTAACTGGGGTGCGCGTAATGGCTCCTGGAAGAAAGACGAACCCAAGCAGTCCGTTTTACCCCCTAAAGAAGAAAAAAAAGAAAGCGCCGGGAGCGTAAACAACGCCGGCGACAAAAGCGAACCGCTTGATGGGCAGAATTCGCTCAATCTGCCTCCGTATGTGGAAGACAATGAAGAACCTTGGTGGAAGACCGGAAGGAGTGTTTCCTGAATGAATCTCGTGAAATCCTATGACTATTTTCAGCCCGAAAAATGCCGCAGCCGCATCCATATCATTGGGTGCGGCGCGGTCGGTAGTACCGTGGCAGAAAATCTTGTGCGTATGGGACTGACCCGCATCACGCTTTACGATTTCGATAAGGTCGAATCGAAGAACATCGCAAACCAGATGTTCCGTGAATGCGATATCGGCAAGGAAAAGGTCGATGCTGTCGCTGAACAGCTCAAACTAATCAATCCCGAAATCGAAAGAGAGCTTGTGATCGAGCGCAATGGTTACAGCGATCAGAAGTTGGATGGCTACGTCATTCTTTGCGTCGACAATATCGACCTCCGCCGTGAGATTGCCACAAAGAATAAGACGAACCCCAACATCAAGGCGATGTTCGATTTCCGTATCCGCATGACGGACGCACAGCACTATGCCGCAGACTGGGCCGATCCCGTTCAGGTCGACGCATTCCTGCGCAGCATGGAATTTACTCATGAAGAAGCAGAAGCGGCAACGCCGATGTCTGCTTGCCATGTTACGCTTTCCGTGGTCACGACCGTCCGGACGATCGTTGCTTTCGGTGTGCAGAACATGATCAACTTTATCCGCAGCGGCGGTGAGCAGATCAAAAAGCTCATGTTGGTCGATATGAACCTCGCCGCTGTAGACGCTTTCTAAATGAAAAAATAACTTTGCAATGCATAATTTGGCTCTACCAAATGCGCTTACGTCACACGAAGCGTATCAAAATGTAAGAACCGCGGCGGCAGCCTGCTGCAGGTACCGCGGCGCCATCAGGTGGCAGCAGCATCCCGCAGCAGAAAACAGTGGGTTGGCAGCAAAGGTTTCCTTGGAAATCCTGGTATAATACTGCCATCCTCAGAAGGAAGATATTTTTATTCAGCTCGATCGCAGCAAATTAACAAACTATAAGCTTAGACTTAAGATCCAAACATCCTCCGTCAGATTGCAAAGCTAAGAAAGGATATTCTATGCCTTATTTTACAATTCCAATGCAAGTCCGTTATCCGCAGATCACACTGGATGATCTGCTATCCATGGATTTGAATAAAGAACTTTACCTTGGCCCGATCGGCAAAGTCGGTGACACAAGAACATACTATCAGGAAACGGTTCCTGCAAAACTGAAGTCTGAAAGCAAAAAGGCCGCTCGAGCGTATGCTCTGGCGGCCTTTGTCAGTAAACACGAGGCGCTCTATAACGTCCCGCGCCACAGACTCTACCATAGCTTTTCCGTCCCAAAGCGTAACGGCAAGCTCCGTCAGATCGACGCTCCCCTGCCGCCTTTGATGGAAGCGCTGCGTGAACTCAAAACAATTTTCGAAACGGAGTTCTCTGCTTCTCATCACACTTCGGCTTTTGCCTATGCAAAAGGTCGCTGCGCAGTGTCCGCCGTACAGAGACACCAGCAGAATGACAGCCGCTGGTTTTTGAAGCTGGACTGTTCCAACTTCTTTGGCAGCACCACCAAGGCTTTTACTTTGCGGATGCTGTCTGTTATCTGGCCGTTCAGCGAGATCATCGAAGATTCTTCCACTCGTCCGATTCTGGACCGTGCACTTGATCTCTGTTTCCTCGATGGCGTTCTTCCGCAGGGAACGCCTATCTCCCCAATGCTGACGAACATCATCATGATCCCATTTGACCATGCGGTTTTCAATTCGCTTCGCAATTTTGGCGGTCATCATCTGGTCTACACCAGATACGCTGATGACCTCACGATCTCCGGTCGATACGATTTCAAGTGGACGGATGTCGCTCAGTTCATTGAGTCCATGTTCCGGAAATTTGACGCGCCTTATCGCCTCAATTATGAGAAAACGCATTACGGTTCCTGCGCCGGTCGCAACTGGATTCTCGGTGTGATGTACAACAAGGATCGCAAGATCACCCTCGGCAAGAAGCGTAAGGATGCACTCCGAGCCTCGATCTGTGATTATGTGAGATGCCGCAATTCCGATCGTGCTTGGGGCTATACCGAGCTCAAATCGCTGGATGGAAACATCTCGTATTTCAATTCTATTGAGCCGGAATATACCGCTGCTCTCCTTGAACATTATCACACTAAGCTCGGTGTCGATATTCTCCCGACTCTTCGCGCCGACATCAAAACATTCACCGCCTAAACGGCGGTCTTCACAAAACAAGCCATGTTTGCCAAAAGCAAAGCAGTGACGTGACACGCACTGTAACACAAAGTAAGACCGAGCACCTCCTGGAGGAGCTGATCCAGGTGACCGTGCTGCCGGGCCGGCTAAGACTTAGCGCCGGAAATCTTAGTGTAAAACCATCGGTCTACCAATAAAACGAAGGCCAAACGGGTCAAGCGAGCAAAATTCTCGAACTCAAATACGACCCAGCTCTTGACTCAGCCGTATTCCGGAGCCCCTTCCCAGATGTCCAATATCTCTTCAGTTGTTTTGTGAAACACAATTCCGCATTGATAATGTTGAGCTTTCTACATACCCGCTCAAGCGTTTCGTGACACGAGACGTAACACAATGGCCCACGAGTGGCAGCTTAGTTAAAACGTTTGCTTCGCAAACGTTTTAACTCGCTTGACGCTTCGTGCAATGACTACCGGCCAACGCATTAGATCGGCCGTCCGTCATTGGAATGCGGAATCAGCACGGATTTGTCCGTGCTTTTTCTATAAGGCTGGAAATTCCGTACATATCCAGCCCAACGGCACTTACGCCGCTGTGTAAGCCGAAGCGGGAGCCGAGGCCACGGCTCCCGCTTCCCAAATCAAAGGAGGTTATCATGGACACTTCTCTCGAAGCCCTATTTCGTCGTGGCGTCATCGTCCGCTGCGAGACGGAAGAAGAATATGAGCATTTGCAAAAGATTTGCTATTCACTTCTCCCAAACCTCGAATCAGATGCATTCCCCGCCTATGACAGGACTTATGGCTATCGCCTCCAGTGGTATCAGGATTACTGTGATCACACAGACTGGATCTGGTATTGCGGTGTTGGGCATCCCAAAAACTATCCCAGTTATGTGATAGGCACGTTCCAGGAACTTTTTGCCCTGGATGTCGACACCTCAAATCTCGACGAGCTTCTTTAAGGAGGTCATCATGGAACCAATTTCTGTTGGCGACAGAGTCATCATCACCGGTGTCGAAGATGGCCTGAAATCCGCCGTAGGCAGAGTCGGCACCGTAAGAAGAGTTGGCAGGGGGCGAAACAGAACTGTGATCCAATTCGATGAGAAATTCAGCCCAAAACTGCATGGAGGGCGCAACGACGACCTAGATCCCACATTGTGCTGTTGGTTTTATAGCCGGTGTAACTTTGAATTGTTCGTAGACCCCGCTCTCGACATCAGTATTGAATCACTACTATAGGAGGTCAGCATGGAACGAATTCAAATTGGTGATGAGGTCTTGATTACCGGTGTGCAAGACAAGCTTGAAGCCGCTGTTGGCAGGACCGGTATTGTCCGTTGGGCCTCACAATCAGACTCGAGTGTCGTCGTTCAATTTCCCGAGCGGTTCGATGTCAGATTGCACAACGGTGGAATTAAGGTACAAGATAACACGAAACGTTGTTGGTTATTTTTCGGCCAGAAATACCAGAAGTTCAACTCGGCTCCGATCGACACTGGCGATATCAATATTCTCTTGTGAGGTGATGCTCTTTGCAACCACAATTCATTCCAAACGGCACTTTGGTCGTGTTCAATAAGGATCATTCCTGTTACGGCAACTGCGGCGAAGCTCTTTGCGAAGTCGTCGCCAGTGGGAACCAAGTCTACTATGAAAAAGATTCGGTTTATCGGCTGAAATTTAATGAGTCTGTCCCGAAAGAGATGGTAGATGATATTTCTACCGAAGAAGACAATTCTTTCTGGTGTCACGTAAACTATTTCGAGCTCGCCGATATTCCAGTCGATGTCCCTGACATTTCCAGCTTGTTGTGAGGTGGACCATGGGCTATCACATTGGAGATTATGTGTTCTTTAATGCCGGTGGTATATGGAACCCGGAGCGGCCGCAGTTTATTTGCGAAATCCTGGACAAAAGGTCTTCTGATAGTACATTCCTTTTAAAGCCAGTCGAGCCACCGCCCCGCCCCTTGTCGTCCATCATGCGCGGTTCAGAACCAGACGGTACCTTTTGGTGCTGGCAAGGCAATTTTACGCGAAGTGACTTTAGTCCGGAAGTTGCCGTCGACATTTCCGGTTTGCTTTAAGGAGTACACACATGGGTTATTACACAGATTATGACTTGGGCATCTCCCCTCACGGTCGAAATGCCTTTTCAAATGAGGAGATAGACGAACTCGAAAAGGAAATCGATCTCCTCAATGTTTTCGAGAGCGGCAATACAGTTGACGGTTACTACTGCAACGCCAAGTGGTATGACCACGACGATGACATGATGCGTTTGTCGGGTCGCTTCCCGGATATTCTGTTCTCGCTGCACGGTGATGGTGAAAATCAGGAGGATATGTGGGAAACCTATTATCTCAATGGTCGAATGCAATATTGCGAAGCCGAGATCACATATCCCCCGTTCGATGAATCGCGGCTCAGTGAACCGATTGAGGACGGCGGCGAGCGATATTCGTATCAAACCAGAGATGTTCCACCCCGCACTCCCCCGTCAAAGCTTGATTTCAATGCAGTAGAACTTTTGTAATTCAATTTCACAGGAGGTTATCTATGACAGGTACATACAAAACCGCCGATGGCGTCGAGCGTGAGCTCGGTAGCCCTAAAAATATGGCGGTCTTCAGAAAGATCGCTCAAAAGGAAATTTTAGCCGACATCACTACGATCGTGCAGGGCTGCCTTGATGCAGATGCCATGTGCGATACCGATAAGGTCATCTCTCCAGATGAGTTTCTGAACAGTGAGGGGAAACATGAATGTCCTTTCTGCGGTACTGTCGTTACCGAGAAAGATATGGTCGATGAGGATACGCTTTTCGAACTGCTTTCAACAGTCGAGATCGACGTGGATGAGTACAATCCAGAGCGTCCCTATATGTGCCCTGTCTGCGGGGCAATGCACGATACGGAGCAGAATGCTCGTCTCTGCTGTGCGGACACTGCGATCTATAGCTGTCCGCAATGCAAAACGCTGATTCCCGAAGGCGATCTTAATGACCTCAATGTCCCCGTCGACGCGCAGCAGTGGCTTGTGGTTTCCAAATGGCTCGGCAAATGTCTTGCCGCCATTGGTGAACAGGTCATGCTAACCGATGACGGGGCTTATCTTTGGGCTCGTATGCATTCCAATCCTGAGCCGCAGGATGATGTCAAAATCGCCGCGATCTGCGTGGCGGTCGGCATTCTCGAGGGGCAGGCCAACTATCGGGAGGTCAAATCGTAATGAAATTTACCTATGATGACTGGGTTTATCTTGCCGATGACCTCTCAGACAGCGTCAATCTCAATCCTTCTTATCAAGAGCAGATGGTTCGAGATAAGGCGGGTAAGAGATTGAAAATAAGAAACGTTATCGGTTCTATGAGCTACAGGCGCGGCCCACACATCCACATGTGTACGTCTGGTTATATCGTTGCGGATATTTATGTTGCAGAGCACGAAGTGATGAGCTGCGAGGAACACCGATTATTGAACAAAAAGGCCTCTGAGGCTTTTGCAACAGGCGTCACAAAGCTGCTGTAAGGAGGTTTGTGATATGCGTTTTGAGCCTACCTTTCACACCAGCGACGGCACTCCAATCGGCAGTTTATGTCAGATGTGCCAGAATGCCGTGCCTACATATGAATGCGGTTGCTCGTGGAGCCGTGATTTCCAGCCCGTAAATGGCTGGACGGCAGTCCCGACGCGACTGAAAGATACAGATGATGGCGAGGAAGTTGCGTTTTCGAGTTTCTGCGTCATGGAGTGCCCGGAATTCCTCGCTGACGGTGCGCCGCGTAAGTCTGTTGAATCAATTGTTCTGGAAAAGCCAGTCCGAATTGCACGCAAGGTTACCAAGGAACCGCCGCGCCCCAATCGCGTTGTTCGTCATGTCGATCCCGGCAGGCCGTATTGCAAATTCTCGACCATGATCCTATGTGATCGAGGCCCCGATGATATCTGCGCAAAGTGCGGCTGGAACCCTGAAACCGAAAAAGTAAGAAAAGCCAATCTTCACTGAAAGGAGCATCTCCATGCATAATCCCGTTTCCATGGTCGATGTGATCGACCAGCATAAAAACAGTGCCCCTCCCTCCTACTCCGATCTTCTGCGTGAAAATGCAGAACTGAAAGAGCAGATCAAGGGCATGCAGGCCGCACTCGATCAGATCAAATGGGAGCGGAATCTCGCAATCGAGCAGCTCCGCCAAGACTACGGTGTTGGTCTGGGAGAGAAAAAGCCACAGGCCGCTGAGAATTTCCGTGTCCCGTCGAAAGATGAGTATGTCAAGCGTTTTGCCACGCCGAAACAGCTTGCCGGTTTTATCGCAAGGAAGGTGAAAAAGTCTAATGGCGTATGAAAGCATGTTTTCAGCATCGCAAATTGCGGCTCTTTTGCCCAGCGTCATTGAGACCTTGTGTCCTTTTGAGTTGACGCAATATGGTAAGAAATTTCAAATCTACTACAAGGCAGAAGACAGCAAGAATGTTCGGGTGAAAGGATATGGTGGCCTCTTTCCGTTTGGGTCGGTTGGAGCTTGGCTGGAACGCGGAGATTTGATCGATGGCAAGCCCTTTAACGACTGGTATGACGAGCATTTCGGCATACATGCCGATGATGTGGAGGCTTTGCTATGATGACTCCGACTTCTGAACAGAAAAACAAGTTCCTTGAGCTGGCCAAGGCCGGCATCGAGTTTCTCGGGACGTATAACCGAGGCTCTGGAAAGGCGCATTATCAAGCCGGTGGCAGATACCGCATCCGCTACGACGACAGTCGACAGGGTTTTTGGGTCAAGCGTGACGATACTGGCGATTCTTGTGGCTATTTTGGAATAGAGAATGTGCTCGGCTGGTTTTTCACTGCCTGGTGGAAGATCGACGGCATCTTCGTCGACGAGTGGGTCGAGCAGCATTCCGGAGTTGACATCTCTCACGAAGAATTGGAGGGTTTGCTATGAGAAGTGCTAATGAAGCGCTCTTTCGCGAGATCGTTCCGACCCTGTCACATTTCACTGCGCAGTACAATGAACAGCGCAGTCGAGGCAATTTTGTAGGCGGGGACTTTTATGAGTTCCTCCCGCAAGGCTCAGGCTTCCGTATTCATGACCGAACAACCGACCGTGATTGCGGTAGTTTCAGCATGGATGACCTGATCTATTGGGCTTTTGAAGCTCACTGGAAATTCGAAGGACTGTTCGTCGAGGAATGGCTCGAACTGCTTTGTGCTCCTGATATTGCCTCATATGATGTGGAGGAGCTTCTATGAGTGTCGATGAGAGGAGACAAGCCTTTCGCGAGTTGCTTCCGTCGCTTTCTGAATTCGAATTGATTCTCAATCTGTCATACTCTTCTCAACGCGACGATTTTAAAACAGGTGGTATCTATCGGGTGATCAATCTTCCCGAACAGAGAGTTAGGGTCTTTGCGCAGGGAAATCAAGATTGTGGTTTCTTCTCTTACGGAACAGTGGAAGGCTGGTTTTTCGACGCAGGAAGCAAGATCGACGGACTCTTTATTGATGAATGGCTCGAACAGAACCTCAGCTTTGATCTTGACCGCAATACGATGGAGGAGCTTCTATGACAAAACAGGAACTGACGCAACAGTTTGTCTCTTGTGTCGAACATATGCCAGATGCTCTGCTGATTGATCCAGATGACCCAAAATTCACTTGGAAAATCTCTTACAATTCCGCAGAACATGTTGTCGAAAATTTCCCGCAATGGTGCTCTGGCCGAAACACCGATCCACCGGAACTTGCGTGTGACTATCTTTTTGAAAACATGTATCTCGTCGACGATATGCCCGGTGAGCAATGGTTTCTCTCATGGCGAGACAAAACGGCCGTTGAAATTCCTGAACTGGAGGAGCTTCTATGAACAAATACAAATTTCAAGTTGGCGATGAAGTCAAGATTCTTCCCGGCATGACGATGTGGACATATTGCGTGTTTCCCATGGAAGACTACATCAATCTAACGGCACGAATTCTCGATATCGAGGATGACGACGATATTTGTGTTGCCAGCGGCTACAAGGTTTGGCTCGATATTGACGATCACGAATACTTCTGGAACCCCGATTACCTCGAATTGATTTCAGTTCCCGTCGAGCTCGATGAAACGACGCTTTTCAATCTCTTGTAGAAAGGAATACGATCATGGATAAATTCAAATTTGGGGATCTCGTGGTTGTCGTAGGACCGCAGGATTCTCTTGCATGGGATGGGATTGGATTGATGGGGACGGTCGTCAAAGTGAGCACTTCGATAGCAGGCAAACGTATTTATGGCGTAAAATTTTCCGAGCATCGAAGCTGTTTCCACACTCTGTCTGGGTCTTTATCGGAACCGATGGGTTATTTTTTTCTCGAGCCGAATATCGAGTTTGCTTCCGTTCCGATCACAATCGATTCGCTGCTTTAAAATTGATAGCCACTCAATCATTTTTCGGAGGAAATACATATGAGAAAACATACCCGTACGATTTGCGTGGCCGGTCTCGGTATCGCGCTTTACGTTGCCCTGAGTTTCACCGCCAAGATCCCGCTCGTCAGTCACATCAGTCTGGACCTCGGCTATATCGTGCTGGCGGTCTATGCTTACTATTTTGGCCCCGTCATTGCCGCCATCGTGGGTGGTTGTGGCTGTGTTCTGGTCAGTCTGCTGGCTTCCGGATGGTTCCCGCTCGGCTGGCTGCTCGGCAATATTGCGATCGGTATCATCTGCGGCAAGGAATATTCACGCGGCGATTTGCTTTCTCGCCTGATCGTGACGATCCTTGCCGTTCTTTTTGGCGTCGCTATTGTGAAGACAGTTGTTGAGTGCCTTCTGTTCTCCATTCCTCTCATGACCAAACTTCCAAAGAACACTATTGCTGCTGCTGTTGATGCGATCGCTATGATGATCGGACTCTTGCTTGCTCCGAAAATCAAACTCGGTGAGAGACATGTCTGATTGTCAGTTCTATCCTGGGCAAAAGGTCCGGGTCGTTCCCAAGCCTGTCGACTGCAGATATGGATGGGTCGATGAGATGGATCATCTCTGCGGTGTAGAATGTACGGTTCGAACCGCGACGAAAAACGGTGACCATTGGTGGATTTGTCTGCACGAAGATTACTTCGGATTCGCTTGGGACGAGAATTGCTTTGTCCCGGAAGAGCCTTCGGTGTCTATCGAAGGGCTTAATGATTTGTTGTAAAAGGAGGGTTTTATCATGCTTGCTTTCTTTGGAGGAGGGCTCATTGCTATTGCCATGGCGTTTGTCGTGAATTGGCTGATCGAGTGGGTTCTCCACACCGGCGCAACCTGTAAGATCAAGTTCTCTGATTTCAAAAAGTGGTATGCCGTTGCCCCCGATCAATGGGATCACAACTGGAAATACAATACCGTTGAAAAACTCGGTCGATATAAAAACATCGGAGGCAAATTGACGTATTGCTCTGGAATCATGTGCTATTTTGGACCAATCGATTATCTCCGGTTTGCACATTGGAAACGCCGGAGAAAGAACCGAGCCAAGCATTACGAACGCTATCGCGAGAAAGAAAGATTGTTGTGCTCTGTTCAGAACGACATCGATACCGTTATGGCACAAGTCCAAAAGGACCGTGAAGATGTCTTGGACACCTTGAAACGTGTGGCTGAAAACCCGAATCCTCCCTCCCCCGTCGAAGACTTCCTCAAGGTCTGGCGCAACATCAAGGTGCATTAAGCTATGGAAGAATACGATATTTTTCTCTGGGACAGAGATGACGATGCCTTTTACCGTCGTCACCGACTGTCCAACGGGCAATACTGCATGGTCAAATTTGTTCGATACAGAACGGACTATTACGATGTTTATTACACGGTTTTTGCTGTTGCCGATAAAAAGAAAAAGCTGGCTGCTTACTTTAACGAGGCTTCTGGTAATACCATTACTCTCAAAACAACAGGCCGTTGTGGTTTAGAAGCACTTGTTTGGTGCTACCGCACGATGGTCGACTTTGAAGGATATCTGGCCGATTTCTCAATACCGTCCAAGATTGCCGTCATCGGAGAAGATCAGCGGCGCTTCCGTGCTTATGAAAAGGCATTATCAAAGAGGGGTTATCAAAAAGTGTTTCTTGACGGTCAATGGACCATGCTCAAAACGATTGTCGCTTAACCTTATGTCGGGTTGGTCGAGTGGTTGATGACGCCGGTCCTGAAAACCGGTAACGCGCAAGCGTTCTTCGGTTCGAATCCGAAACCCGACGCCAAGGCGCGGAATGAACAAAAACAACACCGCGACAGGTCGCCCATACCACAACTGGGTAACAAATGTTGGATGTGTGGACAGCTGTGGCACCTGACCCATAGCAACCTCGAACGGCTGGTGAGAGGATAAATAACCCAGCCACCAACGGGGGCAGAGAGCAAATGACCGCCAGCCCCAGTGTCAAGTAGCTTTAATTCCTAAAGTAAGAAAATCATTAGCGCTGTGGTGAGTATAAAACAGGAATTGCGAAAACGACAGGCCAAGAGAGGCGGGATGTGTGGTTGCGAGGAATCCTTAACTCGCTCAAAACTGGATGTAGCTCAGTTGATAGAGCGCCGCATTTGGGATGCGGAGGCCGTGGGTTTGAGCCCCACCATTCAGACCAAGCCACCGATTGGGATTCTCGTGCAAATAAGGCATAACATGATGGATCTCGCTTTTGCCGCAGTCCCGCCCCTTGCGGGCATTGGGAGAAGGAAAAGCGCCATCGGCTAAACTGTTTGACCCACAAGCAGGGAAAGAGAATGAGGCTAATTGCTAAACTGAAAGTCGGATAAGGTAAAGCAACACGGTCTCTGTTTCGCGGAAGAGACAGCACATCAGGTTCCGGGGTGGACTCGTGCTGAAGAAGCTCGCGAGGCCTTCAGCCCCATCTCGGAACCGCCATATGCGTCCATAGTGTAATTGGTTAACACGCCGTCCTTTGAAGTCGGATAGTCCTCGTTCAAATCGAGGTGGACGTGCCAAATAATCATTCCAATGCGAAAGGAGTAAGTAATTGAACGAAATATGGAGAGACGTCGTCGGCTATGAGGGACGCTATCGAGTGAGTTCAACCGGCAAAGTCTATAGTATGTTAGCGGGTCGAATATTAAAAACATGTATAAGCAATACGGGTTATGAACTCGTCTGTTTAAGAAGCGTAGATGGTAAACGCCATCAAAAAACGGTACATCGGCTGGTCGCAACGGCTTTTGTCCCAAATCCTAAAGGATTACCTATTGTTAATCACAAGGATGAGGACAAGTTAAACAATCAAGCCGACAACCTTGAATGGTGTACATATACTTATAATAATGAATATAGCGGTAATTTGCAGAAGATTCTCGAATGTGCAAAAAGGAAAAGTATCCCATGTGATATTTATACCAAAGACGGAGAGTTAGTCCAGCATTTTGAATCCATTCGAGCCGCGGCGAGATGGCTTGAAGCTCCATCCTCCAATGTTACTTATGCAATGCAAGGAAACTATAAAGGCAAGAAAATCAAAACGTGTAAAGGGTATCAAGTAAAGCCTGCTATAAGGGTGTAGCTTAAGTGGAAAAGCAGCGGTCTTCAAAACCGAAGATTGAAGGTTCGAGTCCTTCCATTCTTTCCAGATGGTGGATAGCACAAGGGTATGTGATGGCTGGCAAGTGGCTAAACGCGAAATATAAACGTTTTCGGTTCAAGCGAGGTCACCGAGTCCGTACAACCTGGAGCACCTGTCAAACTGCCAGCCTATCCACCATTCCAGACAAGTGAGACTTAATTACTGCTGAACAAAGGATATGCCTTTCATAGACTGGTGCCTGCACCGGACTTGATTAGCGGTGTCGATGCGTGTGTACAGCGTGCAGTAGCCGCCACACAAAACAAAAAGGAGGTTGAATCCTGTGAGTGGTCACTCTTCAAAGCCGCAGTTTTCCAAAGCAGTTGCCGATTTTTGTGCGCTGCTCGAAACTGCTCAGAGAGATTACACCTGGAATTCCGAGTCCGTTGTGCAGATGGATCGGCTTACACAGGACTATTTACATAAGTTGGAGCTGGATGGTCTCGATTATGGCGAGCGTGCCAAAGTGGCAACGCAGCTCGCAAAATGCCGCAAAACACGGCGCGAATGTAAGGACGCCACACAGGTTTTGGAACCTCTTGTTCAGTTCCTTGCCAGTGAAAAAGGAAAACAGCTTTTCAACTTATTACGGGAGGTGCTTGGTAAAACGCGCAAAACCGAAGAGCGTATGGCTACCCGTACTTACCATCCCCGTGTTTTGAAAGAAGGTGAATCAGCGTGAATATTGCATTTTGGATCGTCGTCGTTTGTCTTCTGATTGGGCTGTGGTTTCTCCTCAGCTCTTTTTTCGGCGAGATTGGCGACATGTCCTACGGCCTTTTCAAACGAGCGAAGGACGAAATGAACCGTGTCGAGGAAGACGACGAAGAATCGGTCGAATGTGTCGATGACACTGTAGATAATACATATCAAACGGAGGAAAACAAACATGCGTAAAGGACTTATTGGAGGGGTTATCACCGGTATCGGTATCATCATCGTCGTCATCTGCCTGATCGTTTGCGTTGAAAAGGTGCCGACGGGTTACGTTGGCGTCGTGTACAACATGAACGGTGGTGTTGACGGTGAGGTGCTGAGCCAGGGATGGCATCTCGTCTCCCCGACGAAGAAGGTTACCACCTACTCGATCGGTCTTGAACAGTCGTATCTGACCAGCGAGGACAAGGGCGACTCCCCTCACGACGAGAGCTTTTCGATTCCGACTTCCGACGGCAAGACTGTCAGAGTCAATCTCGAATTCTCCTATCGTTTCGACGAAGCACGTGTTGCTCAGACGTTTACGACGTTCAAAGGCAAATCCGGTGACAAGATCAAGGATTCGTTTATCAAACCCAAGATCGTTGCCTGGACGCAGGAAGTCTCTGCCAACTACCCTGTCACGGATATCTTCGGTGACAAGCGTACAGAGATTAACGCAGAACTCGATACCTATCTTCGCAATAAATTTGACCAGTATGGCATTATCATTGACACCGTGAATTTCACAGATATCTCGGTCGATGACGAGACCGCAGCGGCCATTCAAAAGAAGGTCACCGCTCAGCAGGAGCTCGAGCTTGCCAATATCGAAGCGCAGACCGCCAAGGTGCAGGCTGAGAAGGAACGTCAGGTCGCCGAAATCAACGCCGAAAAGAAGATCATCGACGCCAATGCAAAAGCGGAAGTGATGAAGATCGAAGCCGAGGCTGAGGCTCAAGCAAACCGCGAGATCGCCGCGTCCCTGACTCCCCAGCTCGTTGACAAGATCAAGTATGAGCGTTGGAATGGTGAACTCCCCACGGTTTCCGGTGGCAGTTCCATTGTGAGCATTGAACCGTGATGAGCATGGCAAGCAGTAATGGGCAGATGCCCGATTGGCTCAAGGTAGTTCTGTGTATGCTTGGCGGCATCGTTGTGTCTTTGCTTGCCTTGTGGTTCCTGGTTGCACCGATCATTCTGGCCATCCGATATCACAGTATCGTGTATTTCCTGATCTGGTGCATTCCAATAGGAGCGGCCATGGGCTACTATTGGTACGACGAAAATTGCTAATGAGCACCGGCGCCGCAGCGGTATCTGCGGCAACTCGCTGGGTTAGCTCAGTTGGTAGAGCAGCGGCCTTGTAATCCGCAGGTCATCGGTTCGAGCCCGATATCCAGCTCCATTTGTGGCCGTAGTGTAATGGTAACACCTCAGTCTTCCAAACTGATATTACGGGTTCGAATCCCGCCGGTCACTCCATCAGACAATCATCTGGTTGTAAACGCCCCGCATACGGAACAGGGTGTAAAATCTCAAACACCTCGGAGGAAAGGTTTACGATGAGGTGATGCGTCTCGGGAGCCGCTGTCGGTCATGCAGCGGCTCCCCTCTTTTTATAGCCCCTTAGCTCAGTGGTAGAGCAGCTGGCTCATAACCGGTCGGTTTTGGGTTCGAATCCCGAGGGGCTACCACAAATTTATCAAAGGAGAAATTAAGATGGGAATTATCGTCGGTTTTCTGCTTGGAATCATTTTTGGTTGGTCCTTGCACGGACTTTCGAACGAACTCAAGCACTAAAGGTGGAAAATAAAAGCCCCGTTTTCCACTTATGGGGAGATAAAACGCCGTATACACCATATATAGTCATCATCAGTCTCTACGAACACTATATGTTGTGCTTAGAGTAACCATAAAACTACCATTTCAAAATTAAGAAAAGGATCAAATGCAATGACAAGTACGTTCGATATCCCATACGTCCCAAAAGACGAAGTGATTGCTCTTTTGGAAGATAAACAGCGCGACCTCTGTCCGACTGGGCGGTTTGGCCGCTGTTATGTTTATGGTTCCGACCGTGAGGAATTCGACCGCTGGCAGGAATTGATCGATCAGGTTGAGTCCCTCAAGACCGTTGGGGTAATCAACGCATTTCCCGCCGCAGTTGACAATGGCTCAATCGATATCGCCGTGCCAAGCGACTTGTTATAAAGGAGGGCTGAAAATGGTTGATTACATTCCTCGCAGCGAAGCCATCAACAAACTGCGTCATAGGTGTTATCCATGTGGTGAAGGAATTGAAGCCATTAACGCCATCCCTGCCGCTGACGTGGCCCCGGTGGTGTATGGGCGGTGGAACGCGGACGAAACTTGCCCATTATGTGGGGAGAAATCAACGGAAGGACTGGACGCAGAGAAGTGGGACTATTGGTTCCCGAACTACTGCCCCCACTGTGGTGCGAGGTTGGATTTAGACGGAGGCGACAGCGATGCCGGCTTGTAAAGCGTGCAGTGAGTGGTTTGCTAAAACCCGAGAAAACATGGAACTCTGCTGTAAGTGTGAAATGGCGTTAAGTAGACTTACTGGCTATGTTCTCCCCGCTGCCGCTGTCGTTCCTCTTCAAGACCTCGTGCAACTTCGCGACGAGCTATATGAAAACGACGCCATCTTGATGAGCGGCCTCCGAATGCTCAACCAATTCATCGCGGAACACGAAAAGTAAAAAGAAAGGGCAGCCATTGTGAACATTTATCAAGTGACTTACTCCCGTATTGATTGGGATTTATATTTTTGCGGTTACGCGCAGTATCACTATACCGCGCGTAAGCTGTTTCAGACGAGGGAAAGGGCGGAAGAATTTGTGGCCGATGGATTATATGAATGGGTTCCGACGTATAAGAAAAATGTTTGCGTTAAAAATCCAGGAGACGGGAAAATTGAGGAGATCCCGGTCGAATAAAATAGGAGGAAATCCAATATGCCGTCAATTTACAAAATGAGAAAGCCTCGCGTCAAGAACAAATACAACCTGACCATTAGTAAGATCAAGAAGCTAAAAATCAAGGATCGTTCTCAGGTTTGCGAGCCTCTCTTCTGCCGCAACAATGTGATCTCCGCGAGGAATTCGACCGCCGGTCGGCGTTGTGAAGTTTTCAGCCTCCTCAAATTATGGTTGTGATCCTGCAGAGATCTTTGCGGGCGATATTTCCCTGCCCGACAATTTGTTGTGATATGAGGTCTCATTAGATGACTGATTTGAAAGTGTGCAAGAAATGCGGCTGGAGTCATGGCCGAATCATCCCGTATGGCCATTTTGACAGCAATCGAACTACGTATCGCGTTTCATGCCCAAGGTGCAGCTATTGTACAAAAGAAAAATCTTCGAGAGCAGGGGCGATCGAAGCGTGGAACAGGAGGTAAAGTAATGCTTCACAATCCCAAATATGGCTGGGCGAAAATCAAGATCGGTGACTTTGAGGATAGATGCTCTTACATCCAGAATGTACCAGTCCAGCTTTTGAAGGCCCTTGACCATTCTATACGAACTTATGAGACTTCTGTCGTTTCGATCGACGCAGAGGGTTACGAATACATCATCGTCTTCGACCAGTTCAACACCCACATCATCATGGAAAACGCCGAGGTCGATCAGTATTCTCTCAAAACGATCAATATCGGCTATCGAGAACTGGCCCGTGAATTGATTGAAGATATCCGCCGCGACCTTAAAGAGTGGGCGCGCTGGATGGATTACGACAGGATGCCTGAAAATGAACAGGAAGAACGAGCGAGAGAGCTCGTCTCCAAATGCGAAATTTTGGAAGGGAGATTGGATTACCTTGAAGGAAAACCGAATGCGAAAGCCGCGCATCAAGAATAAGTATAATCTGACGATCCCGCAGATCAAAAAGCTCGTGATCAAAGACCGCTCTCAAGTCTGCGCTCCCCTCTTCTGGCGAAACAATGTGATCTCCGCATGGTGCATTTCCGGACACGCCGGAAGCGACGCCGATGAGAAATATGGCATAGATAACACATACTGGATCGGCATTTATGACGAGGACGCCAAGGCTTATAGGGGCAAGTTCCGTTTCGAGTTCAGCACCTACGGCGGCATGTGCGGTTACCGGTTCAACAAATTCTTCCAACCCGCCGATATCGAATGCGAGAACGATTTGCTCATTCAGGAACGCTTCCTCGAAAAGATCAACGAGCTCCTCGACAAGGGCATCTTGGAGGTGCCGAAATGAGCATGTTTCAACGTGGAGACCACGTTCGTGTCAAACCACGCGAAGAAATCATTCTCCTTCTCGGCAGATCAGGAACGAGTCTATGGTTCGATCCCAAAATGTACAATTATTGTGGCCGTGATTTTGTGTTAGAAAAGCAATCGATCAAGCCTTACTGGTGGAGCAAATTTGGCTGGGCTTGGGATGAAGAGTGGCTTGAACCATATGAGCGAATTCCCGACAACATTGAAATCGACAAACTACTGTGAGGTGATAGGATGGCTCAATTTTGTAGCGGCGACAAGGTCCGTATCAAATCTTTGGAAGAAATCGCACGTATATCGGAGCCGGCGAGACACGGTGATTTTACTTTAAAGGGCGTCGGTTTTCTCCGTTTCGCAATGGGAGAATATTGCGGACAGATTGCTACGATCCGTTCTAAAAATGCTGATCGAGCTGGCGGCAGTGCATCATATTGGTTACAAGATTTTAGCTATTCATGGCTGGAAGAATGGCTCGAGCCATACGATGTTCCTCCAGCAGATATCGATATCAATACATTATTGTGAGGTGAATGAGCGTGACAACTTTTTGTAGTGGCGACCGTGTACGCGTCAAAAGCAAAGAAGAACTACTCTCCAATTTGAACCCGAGTGCTCTCAATGGTATTGGCAGATCGGGATTCTATTCTTCTGAGCGCGCCTTGTGGTTCTCTCCTTCCATGTTTGTCGCCTGTGAAAAAGAGTTTGTGCTTGAGAAGCCTAATAGAATTGAAAAACACTGGTGGTATTTTTCTGAATCAATCGGTCCGGAGTTTAGCAAAGAGCAGTTTGTTTTCGACGAAGAGTGGTTCGACAAAATCGATGAGTCGGTCGACGTCGGAGATATCGGAGGACTGCTATGAGTACGAATCCTCGATTTCAAATAGGCGATGTCGTCGAGTTTGATCCTTCGTCGGGAGTGAACCTCAATGGTGCTTCGCGCGGTCCGTTTCAAATTGATTCTGAGCCTTATCGATGTTCTGGTTTCTATCGCTATGATTATCACGGATGGGGCTATCCGGAAAACAGTTTGCGGCTCGCCGAGTCCCCTATCGACGTCAACATAGGAGAACTGCTATGAAAAAGTGTACCAACACCTACAAGGCATATCTGAATTATGAATCAGAATTCAGCCATCATTGTGCTTGCTGGGCAGCTAATCATAATGGCTGGGCCAAGATGAAGAAAGCCAATAAGCGCATCGCTAAGCGTCGCTTGAAACAAGACATCGACAAAAGGTTGAGGAGAGAGGAGTATGAATTGTTATGAGCTATTGGACTTACGTTCACGGTTCTATTCTTGTTGACACGTGTTCTCGTTCTACGCCGGAAACGCTTTATAAAGTGCAAACGGTTTTGAACCATCTCCCTCGGATTTCCGGTTCTGAAGGGCCGGCAAAGTTCTACCCCATCCTGCTGGACGGCCATTCAAGTAGCTCTACACACGACGAATTCGAACGGCTTTCCAATCTGGGAGAGCGCCGAAATTCTCGCTATGGGTGGTTCGAAACGCAGACCCATTGTTTCATTGCTTTGCACGGCGAGCTTCGAGATAGAATGCTCGAACAGACGCTGCGAGAGACCACAAAAGCGCTTTCCCGATTGTCTTCTCGGCTGTGGGTAGAGGAATGCCTCATCACCGTCAATGGGTTCGACAAGGATTTCTTATTTAACAACCCGGAGTGGCTTCGCGATAACTACGACTCAAAGTGGACAAGCGATCTGCTGTGGAAATTTGAAGAAGAGTGATGAGATGAGCAAATATTATTTTTACTGTCCCAAATGCGGTCTCGAAAATGCAGCTTCGACGACATTGCCAGAAGGAACGGTTCTGAATATAAGAGACGGTTTTGGCAGGCCTATTCGTCATTACGAATGTCCGCAATGCCACAATCTCGATGCGGGGTATATGGGGTTTGATGCGACGGATGTGAGCGAGGAAACGAAAGCATACTTTAAAAGCGTCATCAGCATGTATCAAAATATCCGCAGCATTGGAAGCTGACGAATCGTGTCCAGTGTGCGATTCCGAAGAGATATAACTATAACGAAAGGACTGTTTAATCATGTATTTACATACAGGTGACCGTTACGCCGCCGCTCAAAGCGCGTGGCTGCTTGCGAGCTTTTACGATGAGCTTTCCAAGATGCAGGGAGAAGATGATGACCGCCGATTCATCAATCTCTTGGTCGAGATGATCGTCGACTTTGATGTTCCGAACCTGGAGCGTCTCATGAATTACTACGAGAAATTGGATCTTGCAGAGATGCCGGCTGTGACCGAAGAACAGCCCGCTCGGTCCGATAACGAAAAAGAATCTGAGTTCGCTGCGCTTGGAAAGGCCTTTGAATCATGGGAACAGGCATTTGCTCCGTCGTATCCGGTTGTCGAAGTCACTAAGCAGTCCCGTAAACGCGACAAGAAAAAGAAAGACGATAAGCGCATCACGTATGCGCGGCGCTATTGTAACTGTGGTACCCCTCGTGTCAAAGACGGCAAAAGTGAGGCCGAATACGTCCTCCCTGCCAAACGTTCTAAGTGGAAGAAGTTCTTAAAAAACAAATCCAATCGCACGGTTCGCCGCCACAAGGGCTATCTTCCCAAAGGCAATGGTTACAAGAAGCTTGATGACAGCCTTTGGTGCTGGTGGTAAGAAGGTGTAACGATGATTTGGAAGACGATTTTCTGCTGCCAGTTCTGCGGTGAGGAGTTCTCAAAACAGGAAGATTGCCGCGCTCACGAGGCGGTACATTATGGCTTAACTACGGAAGAATTCGACCACTGGCTTGTGCTTTCGATGAGAGCTGCTTCTGCGGGGACATCCGTTGGCATGTACAACAATTCACGCACAAGAGACGCTTTTGATAAGGCTGTTAAAGCCTTGTGCGATTTCGAAGTCGAGCATAATCTCGATGATAAGAAGTGTCCGCAGGATTGGCCACTATGAAAAAGATTTGCCAATATCACATTGCCTTCTGCGACGGCGACGACTGCTATGATGAAGCCTTTTCCGAGTCTCCGAATGACTTGGAATGGCTTCTGATCTTCATGGCTCAAACTGCCTGTGATCGTCAGTCGTGCGAGCATGGCGAATATATACGTGTTTTCGTTTATGACCAAGATGGCAGCAAGTACGAATTGAAACTCGAAAGGAGTTCCTCATGAATAAGCTCAAGTTGGACTACACCTGTACCGATCCAGATTGCTCTCAGTACAGAGCCAAGATTGCCAACACCAGATACAGCTTCATCGAGTATCGGGAGTGGTTTGGAAATTACGTCGTATGCCACGCTGTCGTTGATCTTCAAGACTACTCGCTGGATGAGATCTGCAGGTATTGTTCTGCATACTACGACTCGCTGGAACAAATGGTTGCGGATTATGGTTTTCGTGGCGCGCTCGCTATCATGGCGGAATGCATTTTCGAGTCTCTGAGCTTCGATGAAATGGAGTTCAACTCTGAGCAGCGCAGTGGAGGCGCCGCAATCAAGTTCATTCACGAATGGATGGAAAGGTGATTTTATGATGAATAAAGAAGAGATGCAAGCGTTCCACGAGCTGTTCAGCAAATATTGTAGGCAGGAAATCAATAAGGGGCATTGCGAGGCAGACTGCTGTGACTTCTGTCCCATCAATAGTGCATACGATGAAATCTTTAATCGTTTCGCTGATGATGAAGAAGATAGTGATGACGATGACGAGTAGAACCTATTATGAAACCGGCATTGAAACGCCGGAAATCCTTGGCTCTGGTTCTTCATTCTCCAGCGTTATCACAACCACTGATGAGAATGAGGCGTTTCAGGCGTATCGTAGCGGCAACCGCAATTACCTGTTGAGAGCAATCTACAGTATTGACAGGCCGAGAAAGGTTGAGCGATGGGATGAAGAACAAAAATGCTGGAAAGCGTGAAAGGCTGATTTGATATGGAGTTCTATAGTAACTGTTTCATTGAAGTGATTAAGGCAAAAATCCGCAACCCAAAAATCATCGTCATGTATTTACCAGCATTTTTGAATGAGGTTCATTGTCCGCACTGGATGTGGATGGACGAAAATGGCGAACATGACTTCCATTTTTCTGGGAAGTTACCTTGGTATAAATGGTTTTGGCACAAAGGGACAATTAGAACTGTCCATCGTGGTTGCTACAAGGGTTGTATTTCTCAAATGATAGAAAAGAAATATTATATGAAAGGTTAATTTGATGAAAGAAATGACCTATCTTGAGGCAATCATTTATCAAAATGCTTGTCCACATTATCGTTGGAATTTTGAATTCACAAATCATGACAAAATTCCTGCTTGCATGCTGGCGCCGTGGCTTTCTCACACTTTGCCGCAGGAATGCGTATTCGCAGGGTGCCGTCCAAATCTAAAAGTCCATTGCCCTGTACTCGGGGACTGCTTCATCAATGACAAGAGGTAGCAGAACTCGATATCAACTATTGTGGTTGCTATCATCAGTTTTGGAGGTAAGTTTGCTATATGATACGTAATTTCGTTACAAAAAATGAGATTATCGAGTTCTGGCTTGATACTTTTCAATGGGTTTTCCCTCTCAGCTTTCGTTACCAGACATTCGGAAATAGGAAGCGGCCATGGTCATTTTACATCAACTTTTTGTGCTTTGAAATGATTATCAGGATCGCTCCGGAATCAAGACCGACAGCATAGTAATCGGCCTTGTCAAGTCTTATTTTCCATTCGCTTCTGTGCTACACTCCCTCTGCGATCTTGAAGGTCAGATTCAGTTGGCAACTTAACAAATAATATGAGCCCGCCAGCAAAGGCGGGCTTTTTCTATATGCGAGGCTCTGGTGGGTTAGCGGACCGGTAGGCGATCGACAATGCCGGCGAGCGGGGCGGTTCGATTCCGCCACTCTCGCTCCATAAAAACTAAATCAGAGTTTGGAGGTGTTTATAGTGACGCTTGATGAAGCTCTTATCCTAATAAATAAGCAGGCCAGTTTTATCTCAGTAAAAAACATTTGGCAGAAATTGAAACTGAGAGTGTTGCTTCATCAACATGGTATCACGCCATTTTGGATGGACCATAGAAAGAATCTCTGTTTGATTTATTTTTACGGCATAAACGAGTATCAGTTCGTCTCCACCTCCCCGCAGGCATTAAAGAAAATGGGATTCTACAAAATCCCGTTCGACAGTATTACCACTATTCCTGTCCACTTTGATTATGACAAATTATTATGAGGTGATCACCATGACGATTGAAGAGGCCCTGCATCTGTGCGATGTTGGCAAGATACTGATTCGGGTTAGTTCTATGAGAGAGAAACAAACTTTAATCGACATCTGCCACGAATATGGGTATGACACAGGCGGCTGCACGGCGGTCTCCTATCAGGAGTATCCATTGCTCGGTAATGATTTCGGCAAACCACTGGATGATCAAGAAGGCAAGCTTTCATTTTGGAGACGTCCAGGGCATTTTGAGGTAACAACTCTCAGCGAACTTTCAACGGATCAAGATATCGATTCTGCTTTTGTATCTAACCTCCTCTAAAGGAGTTTAAATATATAAAAACAACAGAGATTACCGCTCGGCGCATAAGCGGCATATAAGAGAACGCCTTCTACAATATTTGATGCTGCGGAGCATCTAAAAATACCGTGTCGCTCCTAATCAATAGCGGCTGGTAATTTCCGGCAAAGATCACCGTCTGGCGAGGGGAGGACGGTATATAAGACGGCCCCACTGAAAAAGATGTATCGCACATTAAAGCGAAAACCGCTCCTGATCAACGGCGGTCGGATGTCGGTACGGAGACGTTAAACCCGCGCCAAGTAGTCGGTGCGAAGACTTAAAACTCGCACATGTGGTGCGGTTCCCGAGAGCACGGGGTGGCGGATCAAAGGGAGTCAAATCTACGGCAGCGTAGGGCGAGCTCCCGCCGCACCTACTTTTAGTTATTTTACATCCGAAAGGAGATTCCAATGAGCCATTATACCGTTGCCGTTTTTACGGAAGATTCCTCCCCTGATCTCTATTCTATCCTCGCCCCATACGATGAAAACATCCGAGTAGAACGTTATCTCTCGACGACGAAACAGCAGGCGATCGAATATGAGCGTCAGCGCATCAGTGACAATAAAGTTGAGTACGACAAGTATCTCGCCGATCCCGAAAAATACATTCAGGAGACTTATGCTGGAGACACGACCTGTTATCCGTTCAAGTATCTGACGGAGGAATTCCCTCAGCAACTCGAGTGGACGGACGAGCAGTGTTATCAAAACTATATCAAGGACGTTCCCAATGAGAATATCGATCCTGAGACGGGAGATATCTACTCCACCTATAACCCTGACTCAAAGTGGGACTGGTGGTCGATTGGCGGTCGCTGGGGTTGCATGCTACTCGTTAAGGACGAAGACGGTAATCTGGTCCATGAAGATGAGGGATTTGTTCGCGATGTCGATTTTGAAAAGATGCGCGAAGAACTTGCCGAGGACCTGAAGCCTTATGACGAGTATATGACAGGCGACACCTTTTACAAAAAAGAATACCTCAAACAGCTCTACCCCGATGAGAAAACCTACATCCAGCAGAACACGGAATTCTCTACGTTTGCAGTTGTTACGCCGGATGGCGAATGGCACGAGCCCGGACACATGGGCTGGTTTGGATGCAGCAGCGAAACGCCCGAAGAGAGCATCGCGTGGCACGAGGACTATTTCGAAAACTTTATCAAGCCCGCCATCGAGAACAACTGGTATCTCACGCTCATTGATTGCCACATTTAATTTGCCCGTAGGTTAGAGACATTTAACTAAATAAGGAGGGGTTTCTTTGCCCACCATTTCCATTTCTAAAGGCAACTCGAAACTGGGGCAAATCCCCTCAGTTTCCCTGCCCGCCGTTACAACGTGCCGGGCATGTGCTTGCGCGAAGATCTGTTACGCCAAAAAGCTGGAACGACTTCGTCCCACGGTGCGAAAAGCCTATCAAAGAAATCTGGATGCGTTGATACACGATCCAGACACATATTGGAGAGAAGTAGAAGCGGCCATTATGATGAGCCGTTTCTTTCGTTTCCATGTGAGCGGAGATATCCCGCACTACGACTACCTTGTCAAGATGATTGAGATCGCGACGCGCAATACTCACTGTGAAATCCTCTGCTTCACCAAGCGGTATGAATTCGTTAACCACTTTGTCGATACCGGTAATACAATCCCGCCGAATTTACATATCATCTTCAGTGATTGGCCCGGAACGACAATGGACAACCCCCATCACTTCCCTGTTGCGTATGTGCGATTCCGCGATGGTTTCACGCAAGCGCCGTCTGATGCTCAGGAATGCGGAGGCAACTGCAGCGAATGTGCCTGCACAGAGGGTGGCTGCTGGAATCTCAAATACGGTGAAGCGGTGGTCTTCAATGAGCACTGATCTTGACATTTTAGAGGCCACAGCACATGAAGCCCTCTATCGAACTGCCGTTGTAGAAGACCGCGTAAATGCGCTTGAATCTGTGACCGGGCCACTCCGTTCAACGGCTCGTTTGGTCACTTCGGCTGATATCGAATTACTCCGAGATGAACTGAATGAGTTATGGGCCATTGTTTCCGAACTCAAACGCGCAGTCCAGCAAATGGACGCCCAATTAAATTCGTTATCCGTCAATCAATTATTGTAAGGAGAATTCAAACATGAGAGTAGCAGACTTTATCATTTCCGATGTGCAGCCCAAGGAAGGTTCACGGTTCAATCCCGTTCACGAAGCTGTGCTCGGCATGCCCTGTTATATTGAAGACCTTGGTGTCAATACCAGAGGGCTTCTGATGTACAAGCCGGATTATTCCGATCGCTTTCACCGTTTACATATCTCTGTTGTCAAGTCGATCCACTGTACAGATGATGATAAGATCATCGAGATCACAACGCTCAATACGGTCTACACATTGACCCGTATCAATTTTGATCCCGAGACTTATGTCGGCATCCAGTGCATGACGGAAGAGGATGCCGAGCGTTACATCAAGGAGTATATCGCCGAAGGTGCCGGCAAAAAGCTTATGGAAACCATTTATAAAGACAAGCAGATCGACCTTCAGAAGGCCGTGTCGTCGCTTCTGAACGCCGTCAAATGGATCGGTGAAGAGAGAGGCAACGCCATGTACCACGTCTTCTGGGACGCTCTGTGCGACGAATAACTTTGGTTGACAACCGTTTCCATTTCAGGTATTATAAAGATGTCGCAGTGATGCGTGGATTGAAATGCACTTTCTAACGACTTCATTGTTGGAGGCACAAAGTGACGATAAAAGATGTTCTCGATATCTATAATCAAGAAAAGTCTATTCGAGCAACTGCGAGACGACTGGAGATTTCTGATGGCGTTGTACGCAAAGTGCTTGTTACGTATCGTGTTATCGACACTCCTTTGGTACGTCGAATCGCGGAACTCAGAGCCGCTGGAATGCCTTCCAAAGACATTGCTGAATTTCTGCATGTTTCAGCGAGTTGTGTTGATTCCAACACTCCGTACTCAAAGGGGACCTATTTGAATCCCAGCAAGACACCGAACGCCGTTAAGCTACGAGAATGGCGAAAGCAAAAACAGTAGTAGAATAACCACTCAAAATAGACGCATTTCGAAAGAATGCGTCTATTTTTATTGCAATAAACCAAGAAACGAGGTGTTTTCAACGTGCCAAACACGTATTTTATCGCTGACTGGCATTACGGCCACGAAAACATTATCTCATATGACAATCGTCCATTCAAAACGGTCGACGAGATGAACACAGAACTCATCCAACGTTGGAACGACAAGGTACGTAGATGAGATCGTCGAAGGATACGAACACTATCAGGAAAGGGCGAAAAGACAATGAATCTAAAACGCGGCCTGCTTTGCACGATTTGGCAAGTTCAAGGACTCGATCCTGACACGAGAGACGAGGTCGCGTCTGAATTCTATCTGACACGCAAAGCTGCCGACCGTGCCATGGCCAAGAATTCCGCAAAATATCCAGAGTACCTCTGGTGTTATGGCGGCGAACCTTTGTGGTTGTGGTAATCATCGCGACGCCGCCGCTCAGTCTGAACAAACAAATTCAAATATCGGGAGTTGATGCCTTTGAGAGTACGACCACGCGATCCGCCTCTGTCTTGACTTTCTAAACAGCTATACTATAATAGATTTAGAAATAAAGGAGAACCGGATATGACTTTTTGCTACTGCGACGAATGCGGACTTCGCCTCTCTAAGAAACTGCAAAAGCAGCTCAGAGGACATGTGTGTCCTCGCTGTGATTGCACGGACTGGTACGAAGAAGAGGTTCCGAAGTCCGAAGTCACTCTCGCCGATGAGGTCATCGACGATCAGTGGACAGCGATTGCAAAAGAAAAAGGGCTGCTGTGATCAGCAGCCCTTTCCGACAGAGGTGGTAACATGGCATTTTGTATGGCGATCATTCTGTTTGTGATCGGATATATTCTGATCCATAAGGACGATTCTGGAATGAGCAAAGCCGATCAGAAAAAATGGAACGAACTTAAGAAACATCCGAGCAATTTGCCATTGGAGTACCTTCTGTTTTTTGGTGTATACGCTTACTACGCACATCAGCCTCGCAAGACAAGACCACACCCAATCGAGGACGCAGCAAGGCATACAGCAATTGAAATGGTGAGGAGAGGATATCTTCCATATAGAAAAGCATGGTGGACTGATTACCAGAATCTAACTGAGGAAGACTTGACAAAAATGAGTTGCCCTCGGGATTATCAAGATTTGGCCACACACAATCTTCCAACTGGTTTGAGAACGTTATGGAAGTTGACCGAGGGAGACAATAAATCTTGGCCAATCACTCCTGGCCCAACAGCAACATCGTGGCTCCGAAGTACGGAAGGCAGTGACCTTGGAGGTGCGGATTTTATTTCTTATGGTTATCTCTACAATCGTTTGACAGAATGGTACTATCTTGTCATGTTTAAAGACGAGTATCAGCGCCTCGGACTAAATATCGAAGATGTTGTGCTTTCTGAGGTTCGGCGTCTTTCTAACTCAGACAAGCTTTCTTCTGATTATGTCGATAAAAAGTTCGCAGAACTCATGTCTGAGATTCAGGGCATCGTCTACTGGGGTGATAAGTGGGACGAAGAGATACGAGGATTTCAGCGTCAAAAGGAAAATTATCAAAACCAGCTCAAGAGGGTTGAAGACGAAGCAGAAGCTTCTGCTAAACAGCGTCGACAAGCTTTGGCGGACGGCAAATCCTCCGCTCAACCCGATCTTCCCACTATCGACGAGATGACGCCCGAGTGGGCCAAGCAGCAACTCAAAGAAAAATACGGTATCGACTACGATACCGAGGATTCTCGTTGACATTTCAAAACTTTCGGATATAATAAAAGTGTGGAAACCCAGACGGTTGCCACAGATACAAATTCACATGACCGAGAGCTTAGCTCTCAAAACTCAGTGAGCCATCTGTTAGCGGCAGACGGCTCACTTCTTCTTTGTATTAAAGATCTTCTCGACCCAATTCGCAATATGCGAAATGATTGATACAATCCAAAACAATTCTTGAAGCGAAATATGTATCACCTCCCCGAGAAATATTTCCCACGAGGCTGCGATATATCGCCTTTCTTTCCGCTCCCGCGGGTAGTCAGGCAACCGTCTTTTAAACCGTACACCGTCTACAAAGGAGATGGGCTATGTCAGACCCTAAGGATAAACTCAACGAGGACGGTGGGTTTCCACACTTTTTATTATAAATCAAAACCAAATATTGTCAATCAATCAAAGCAGGTACGTTCAATCGTACCTGCTTTTTCTATTATCAGGAGGAAATAATATGTTACGTACTTATGCTACACAACACAAACGACGATCAACAGAAAGGACATTCAAATGGAAAACAATCCACGCTTCGGCGAAATCATTTATGCTAATCTTCCCTACTGTGGGAGTGTACAGGGCGGTATCCGACCCGTACTTGTTGTGCAGAATGACGTTGGCAATCGCCACGCTCCTACCGTAGAGGTAATTCCTCTATCTTCACGTATCAACAAAGGGCATCATATGCCTACGCATGTTTTTGTTCCGCGAGGCACGGCAGGACTGCGCCGCGACAGTATCATCATCGCTGAGAATACGCAGACCATTCCTAAAGAGCTGCTGCTTTCCCCCATCGGCTTTGTAGAAGATGATGTGCTTCGCGCTGTGGGCGCTGCTCGTTCCATTCAGTCTCCCCTGCCTTATTAAATTGAGGTGTCACATGGCTATCGTAAAAACAATTCCAAAGTCCGAAGACGGCCGCGGCGTTCTCTGCCTCGTTAACGGAGAAACCTATAAGATCACGCAGAACTCTTCCAAGGTTAAGAACGCCTTTACACTCTGGAAGATAGTTCCGGGCGGTTTTGAAAAGCTCGGCACTGCCGATATCCCCCAAGAACTTGAAAAGCAGATCGGGCTCTGCGTTTTCCCTGATGAATCTGAGAAAACGACACGTAGAAGGTCTGTCAAGAAAAACTGAATACTACCATTTGCTGAACCTGGCAAATGGTTTACATAGATGTTGGCTACTTGATTTTTCATCAGGTGGCCTTTTATTTTGCAATCAATTTGGCATACGCCAATTTGAAATATATATAAGGATGGTTTTCAAATGGCAATTCAACTCAAGAAAGCCCAAAGAAAGCGTGTCAAGCTCAAAATCGGTTTAAGCGCACCGTCTGGTGGCGGCAAAACGGCAAGTGCTCTGATTTTGGCTTACGGCCTTCTGAAGGGCGAACATCCAGATTGGAGCGACGAAGAGATCTGGTCTCATATTGCTCTGATCGACACCGAAAATGGCAGCGGCGAACTGTATGCCGGTGTCACGATCGGAGGCACTCACATCGGTGAGTATAACGTCATTCCTATTGAACCCCCGTATGAGCCTCAGAAGTATATCGATGCTTTTGCGGTCTGCAAGGAAGCTGGTATGGAAGTCTGTATCCCAGACTCCCTCACTCATGCTTGGAGCGGCCAGGGTGGTTTGCTCGAAAAGCAGGGCAATATTTCCAAGCGTACGGGTAACTCCTACACCGCATGGCGCGAGGTCACTCCCTTGCATAACAAGATGATCGATGCGATTCTCCAGACCGATATGCATTTCATCTGCACCATGCGCGCTAAAACCGAATATGTCCAGGAGAAAGACGACAAGGGTCGTACGTCCGTGAGAAAGATTGGGCTTGCTCCCGTTCAGCGCGACGGAATGGAATACGAGTTCTCGATGTTTATCGAGATCGACGCCGATCATCAGGCCTTTGTTTCAAAAGACAGAACTGGTGTTCTCGACGGTCAGTATTTCACCATCACTCCCGAGGCTGGTGAAAAGCTCGCCAAGTGGCTTCAGAGCGGTGCTTCCCCCGATGCGGCTCCAAAAGTCGTTATGACGAAAGCTGACTCCGCTCCCACGGAAACGCTTGAGAGCCTTATTGACCAGATCGACTCCGCCGCAAAGGAGCTTCCCACGCTTGGCGTGGACAGGTCTGTAATTGCCGCTACGGTTAAGGATCTGACAGGCGGAATCGTCAACTACAAGAACATTAAAAATGCGGCAGTCGCCAAGCGCGTGCTCGCAGCTCTCACTAAGATGAAGGAGGACAAGTAATTGAATCTCGTTGTACATAAGGGGCGTCTCGTGGCCGATCCTGAAATGAAGGTCTTCGAAGACGGCAGTAAGGTTTGTAACTTCCGTCTCGCTGTTCGTCGCGATTTTAAGAATCGCGATGGCGAGTACGAGTCCGACTTTTTCAACTACGCTGCCGGTGGTCCCTCCGCCGACTTCATGGAGAAGTATGGTCGTAAGGGCCGTATGGTTCTTGTGCAGGGCGCTCTGCGTTCCCGTCCCTACACTGATAAGGATGGCAATAAGCGCACCGACATCAGTGTTCGCGTGAACAATATCGAGTTTGAGGATTCTGTGCGTGATGCAGAGTCTCCCGATGATAGCGCTGCTTCTCCCGTGACTGCCCCCGCTGCGGGCTATACTTCTGATGAAGACTCCAATGAGCTCCCGTTTTGATCAGTAAGTATCAAGAACAATTAGACCGCACCAGATGGAGCTATTCTCGTATTCACACTTACGCAATGTGTCCCGCGTCTTTTAAAATGATCTATCTTGATCATTGCCCGAAAGTTGATAACGCATTTGGTCAGTTTGGTTCTCTGTGTCACTCCATTTTGGAGGACTATGAGAACGGCAAGCTGCTCGAATACGAACTGGAAGACGAGTTTGAACAACGCTGGACCGAGTATGTGAAGTGTGACTTTCCTCTCATGTGGAATGGAGCTTCCATGGGAGCGATGTATTATGAAAAAGGAAAATCGTATTTCTCCACTTTCGAAGGATATCCCCGCAATTGGGAGATCATCGGAGCGGAGATCGAGGCTGAATTTGAAGTCGGTGGCCGCAAGGTCATCGGCTTCATTGATCTCTTAGTCAGAGACAAGAACGACGGCAAACTCATTGTGGTTGATCACAAGAGTAAGGCGAAGTTCCGGACGAAGAAAGAGCAAGCCGAATATACGATCCAGCTCTATCTCTATGCCAAGTGGGTATTTGATCACTACGGGGAGTATCCAAAGGAACTGATCTTCAATATGTTCCGCGAGAAAGTGATGGTGCATATTCAGTTTGATGAAGAACATTTTGCAGATGCTCTTCGTTGGGTAACGGAAACAGTAGACGCTATCTACGCTGATACGGAATTCAAAGACAAGATCACTCTGGACTGTGAATCTCGTGGTGTGGAATTGCCCGAGCACAATGACGACTTTTTCTGCAAGAATTTGTGTTCGTGCAGAGATTGTTGTGAACGAATGATGGGAGAATAAAGATGTACTATTTAACTTTCGTGTTTGAAAATGGAGACGATGTCTCTTTTGTCTGCGATCACATCGCCAGACTTGCCGTTGACGGTGCTGATTATGGCGATGGTATGACCCTCTCGTATATGAGTGGCACCATTGAAAAGGCCGGCAACGAAGGCCATTATGAATTTGGCATGTATGGTATGCCGCGCTCGTCTTTCCAGTGGCTCGTGTCTCATCAAGATAACATCTCCCAGGTGATTATCGAGGACGATGAGGACTTTTGTGATACATACTACGTGCCGGAGGGAATGTCTTTCTCCTACGCGGTCGTCAACGGCGATCTCAGCTTCGAAATGGAATAAAGGATCGGGTGATGTCTTTTGAACATTGAACCCGAGAAGATACAGGAAGCAAAAGAACGTCTCGGGGACAGGAACGCAGACATCATCGTTGATCTGCTCCACCCCGAGCAATATGATTCACGCCGTCGTGTGTGCTGCTGCATGTGGCCCGATCACGACGATAACCATCCCAGCATGTCTTACAACCCGAAAACGTATTCGTTCCATTGCTTCTCTTGTGGGCGTGGTGATATCGATATCATCCAAGCTTACATGATGGCTCAAGGGTGCACATTTATTGAAGCCTGTAAACAGCTTTTTGAAGCGGCAGATATGCCGTACGATTTTGGAGAGCAGGGTGTTCACACGCTGGGTCGCAAATACCAATATCCAAAACCCAAGTATTCCAAGACCAAGGATCGTGTTTACGACTACTGGAGCAAGCGCTGCATCTCCCCTGCTACGATCGATTATCTCGATATTGCAGAGGACGAAGAGGGCAATACACTCTTCCAGTATTACGACCTCAACGATGTTCTGGTCAATGTGAAGGTTCGTCTTTCCCGACAGTTCCGCAAAGGACAGGACCACTCCAAGATTTGGCACTTACCCGGCGCGGATCACGTAGATATCCTGTACAATATCAATCGCATCAACACGACGCAGCCCCTCATCATCACGTCTGGTGAGGGTGACTGTGCCGCGTGCATTGAGTGTGGTTTCCCGAACACGGTTTCGATCAATGGTGGCGATCAAAACCTCCACTGGATTGGTGAGTGTTGGGACTGGCTTTCTCATTTTGAAGAGATCATTTTGATCCCCGACAACGATGAGAGCGGGCGCAAGTTTGCAAGAGATGTCTCTACAAGACTTGGTGAGTACCGTGTGAAAACAGTTGTTCTTCCCAAGTTCCATACGAAAGAGAATGGCGAAAAGGTCTCCGTCAAGGATGTCAATGAGCTGCTCTTTTACGAGGGCAAGGAAGCGGTGCGTGATGCGATCCGTGATGCAAAGGATGCTGAAATTCCGAGCGTCGTTGACTACGCCGATGTAAAGAAATTTGATATGAGTGACGTCGAAGGATTTATTACTCACTTTGCTGATCTTGACGATGCTTTGCAGAAGTTTTATATGGGATCGACGACTCTGATCACTGGCGCTCCCGGTTCTGGTAAGACATCGTTTCTCAGTACGATCATCTGCCAGTCCGTTGAACAGGGCTTTCCCACTTTTGTGTACAGCGGTGAGCTGTCCAATGAGAGTTTGAAATCCTGGGTGGACTTCTGCCATGCCGGTCGCTTTGGTATTGCGGAATACGATAAGCCGTATGGTGCAGGCAAAGTTTATAAGGTTCGCCGAGACGCATTCGATGCGATCAATCGTACGTACAAAGGCCAGCTGTTTTTCTATAAGGATTCGATCGATCAAAAGGTTTCTAACCTGATGTCGACCGCCGAAAGTGTTGTGCGGAAATACGGTGTCAAAACGTTGGTCTTTGATAACATGACGTCGGTGGATCTCGAGAACAATGATGATAACAAGTGGCAGAAGCAGGAAGAGTTTATTCGAGATATCATCTCATTCTCTAAGCGCTGGAATGTCTGCTGCATTGTTGTTCTGCATCCGAAGAAGATGGACATGAATCGTCGTATGAGTTTGTACGATCTTTCTGGTGTGTCTGCGAGTATTAACCTCAGTCATCGTGTGCTGTCTCTGTATCGCGTCTCGAAAAAGGACAAACAGGGTGTTCGAAAGCAGAATGGTGATTGGTTGACAAAACCAATTGACTATGATGTAATCATAGATATCCTGAAGGATCGATATGGCTCCGGGGGTGGACGTGATGTCGGTCTCTTTTACGACATCCCAAGTAAACGTTTTTACGATTCCACCGAGACGCTTGCCTATCAGTATAAGTGGGATACCAAGGATCACTCATTTGAGGATCTCCCCTATGGTTTGTCAACGCCGGATCGCATTCATTACGAAGAAAATAGAGAAGTATTCGGAACGATTCCTTCCGGATGCTGAGAAAGGAAAACGATGCTATCGAGAGTTTGGATTGCAAAGATTTTCAAGCGGAACGATATTGAGTTTTTGCAAAAGATTGCCGGTGGGCAGCCCGCTGTTCATGAAGACAATCCCGCCATTCAGCAATATCACATGAGCGCTGGTATAGCCTGCGGTCCTTTTATCGCCTCATGTTTTATCAGCGTTATATGCTATTGTGTTTCGCAGAATGAAGGTCTATATGACAAGGCTTTTCAAAATGCATTCTGGAGCCATCACACATCCGGAGCCGATGTCTTGCTATTTTCGTTCCCGACGTTCGATGAATGGGGCGCTATTTCCATCGGAATTGCGGCTCTTTCCTTTTGGTTTTCCACTATGTGGAGTATCTGGCTCGCTCAGGATCGTTTTCGTGCAGTAAAGATCTTTCCGGGCATCGACGCCTTGCTGGCTCCCAACACAAAATACCTTCCCCGATATGCTGACGCCATCGTTCCAGCAATCTTCGCAGGGGTAGAGACCTTGATGTTTCTTCTGGCTCTTCGGTAGTTCGCTGTTTCTTCATTGACTTAACTAACATCATCGATTCGGATATTGAGAAAGGAAAATCATGGGACAAAGAACAGACATTGCAAAAGCCTTGCGAGACGACGATGTCCAATACCTAAAAGCGCTCGCAAGCGGTAAATCTGCGGAAAAGCACACGAGCAGAATCGTTGGTGATTATCGGCTCAGTTATAAATCGGATGTCATGTATCCGTTCTTTACGGCCGTCGGCATCGGTGGCGTTTGTGTGATGCTCTCCCAGGGGGACTCGTTAGGCTCTGGTGGAGACTTGGGGTTGGTTGCGATCGGTTGGCTCTGTTTTGCCCTGCTGTTCTTACACCGCTTTTGTTTGATCCGCGACTATCGCGCTGCGGAAAAGATATACCCCGGAATCAACGTTCTGCTTGGCGCTCATACCGAATTTGTACCCACATGGGGGTACTTCACGGTCACAATTTTCTTTGCAGTTCTGATCAGTATCCTTTTTGCCGTGACGCTCTACAATCGGTGGTATTATTTCGATATGTTAAGTCACATCTTATAAACCTCATTATCATCAAAGCCCGTTAGACGATAAGTCTAACGGGCTTTTTCCTTTAAAACACCTGCCGGATACAGCACTCAGGCAGGCATTTCCCTATTTGTTTTCTCCGAACTTTGGTGCAACTCTGACAGCGACGCACCTGCTGCTGTTTACAGCAGATGCTCCTTTACATCCGTTTAATCCTTAAAGTCCTAAACAGCATTGCCGCGCGGCATATTCCCCGCTACCAGAATGGATGTGCTGTCACCCTTCTTGCCCAAAGCGTCTTCACTTTAGCGGTTGGGCTCCGCTATTGTGCTTGGCACATACAGCCCACGCATCAGATATTCTCCGGAGACGGGCGAGTTCAAAAACTGTTTCAATAGAAACACCTCTCTTTCTCGCCCTTGGGCCGTCGTTGGGGGACGGTACAAATGGGCGCTTGCATTATAGTCCACCTCCGGAGGATTGGCAAACTATGGTAAATAGGACGGTGATTCATTGCTTGTATATCAAAACTACCACCGGCATTCGCATTACACCAACACTCGCGTTCCAGACAGCGTTGTCACCAATGAAGACTATGCGAAGCGCGCGGTGGAGCTTGGACAAACGATCTTGTCCAGCTGCGAACACGGTTGGCAAGGCAACTACGCCGAGTGTTACGATTTAGCAAAAGCCAATGGACTCAAACTGCTTTTTGCATCTGAAGCCTATTGGGTCAAAGATCGCCTCGAGAAGGATAAGACGAACTGTCACATCTTTCTTGCGGCAAAAAACGAAAGAGGAAGACAAGCACTGAACGATGTGTTGTCGGAGGCAAATATCTCCGGTTTCTACAATCGTCCACGTGTCGATCTTCCTCTTTTGTTATCTCTCCCCTCCGATGACATCTGGTGTACGTCGGCCTGTATCGCAGGTTGGTTATACGAAGATGCGGATGAGTGTTGGAAGCAGATGGCTGATCACTTCGGAAAGAATTTCTTTCTTGAAGTTCAGTATCACAACTGTGATTTTAGACCGGATTCTCCATTCAAAGGCCAAGCTGAGCTCAACCAGCACATTCTGGAGCTCAGCCGCTCGTGGGGCGTTCCCATTATTATGGGATGTGACTCGCATTACATACTGCCCTCAGACGCTCAAGCTCGCACCGACTATACCAACAGCAAGGGCATCACGTACGAAGATGAAGAAGGTATGATCCTCGACTTCCCGAACGGCGATACCGCGTATCAGCGATTCGCTCAGCAGGCGGTTCTCTCTCACGACGAGATCATGGAGGCCATCAACAACACAAACGTGTTCGCCGAAGTTGAGGAATACAACTCTCCAATCTTCAATACGGACATCAAAATGCCCTCTATGTACCCCGGTTGGACGCAGGAACAGAAAGATGAGGAGTACAAAAGACTCGTTTTATGTGGCTGGGAAGAGTACAAATCGGAGGTTCCAGAGGAGCAGTGGCCGCATTACGAGGAGGAAATTGCCAAGGAAATGCAGGTCGTCATCGACACCAAGATGGCGGACTACTTCATTCTCAACCATCACGTCATTAAACGTGGCAAAGAGAACGGCGGGTGGCTAACGAAATCCGGGAGGGGCTCTTGTGTGTCTTTTGCGACAAATAAATTCCTCGGATTCACGGAGGTCGACCGCATTGCTGCCCCGGTTCATATGTATCCTGAGCGTTTCATGTCCACTGAGAGAATTCTCCAGAGTGGCAGCCTACCCGATTAGGAGTCGGAAATGTATAACAAGTATTACGTTTATGAGTGGTTCTTTACGGATACTGATGAGGTCTTCTACGTTGGTAAAGGATGTGGAGACCGATATCGTACTGTGTCGGGCCGCAACAAGTTTTTCTTAGACATGTATCACACTCATTCTTGTGATGTGCGAATTATTGAAAAAGATTTATATGAAGAAGACGCCTATGCTCTCGAATATTCCACTGTGATGTGGTATCGAGAGCATACTAATTTTCGCCTTACGAATCAAACAGATGGAGGTGATGGGATCAGAGGATTCAAACCATCTCCAGAACACATTGCAAAAATTGCCAAGGCCTCAAAGGAACGATGGCAGGATGCTGAGTACAAGGAAAGAGTAATCGCAGCAAGGCATTTGCCGGATTCCACCTATCAGAGCAAAGAATTTAAAGAGAAAATTGCAGAGCTGGTGACTGGTGAAAAGAATCCCAACTATGGGCATCATTGGACGGATGAGATGAAAGCCAAAGCAAGCCAAAGAGTAGCTGGATCTGGTAAATACGTAGGTGATAAAAACCCAAAGGCTCGACAAATTTTGTGCATTGAAACCGGAGAGGTGTTCTCTTGCATAAAGTACGCCCAAGAAAGATATAACGTCAAATACGGCGCCTCATTTACGGTAGCTTTACAAACTCCAACGAGGACCGCCGCAGGCCTGCATTGGCAATACATATCTAAGAATTGCATTTCTGACGAACAGTCGCCTCATGTGAAGACACATGTTGAATAACCTCGAATAACAGGGAAAGCCCTGAGAGCCGTTATTACCAAGCATTATCGAAAGAAAAATGTGGCTTTGCTAACTACAAAGGTACGGTAACAAGATAACGGATTGGGCAATCCTGTGGCACAGGCCCACACGGGCAAGGCCGCAACGACTACCAAGAGGCATCCGAGATCGTATCAACGATGATGGTATAGTCTATGCCCCTACTGAAATATCGGGAAACCGAGGGTATCACAGATTGATTTTAACGTTGCAGAGCAAGAACCTTTTGCCAAAGCACAACAAGAAGTTTTAGGTGAAGATCACGCTTATCCCATGCTTGCCTATGGCACTATGCTAACATCTGCTGCGTGGAAGCTCTACGCAAAAGCGCAGGAAATTCCATTTGAGATTGCGAACGAGGTTTCCGCTCAGATCAAGCGTTATGAAACAGCCGTTAAACACGCGGAGGAAGATGAAAAAGATGACATCGATGTCTACGATTACATCTCTCCTCAGTATAAAGACGTTTTTGAAGGCAGCAAGGGATATCGTGGAATCATTTCCTCATGGTCAGTTGCCCCGTGCGCGTACCTACTTTACGCAGGAAGCATTCGTAAGGAAATTGGTTTGGTTCGTATAAAAGATCATTTATGCTGTTGCATGGATGGCCATTGGGCAGAGCGCAACCATTTCCTTAAAAACGATCTATTAACAGTCAAGGTAGTCGATCTCATCTATCGGATCTTCCATCGGATCGGAATGGAGCCTCCGAGTGTTGCAGAACTCCTGAAATGGTGTGCAACTGATGAAAAACCGTGGGATCTTTACAAGCGTGGTGCCACTCTGTGTTTGAACCAAGTCGAACGTCCCGGAACTTCCGCCAGAGTAGCGAAGTATCAACCCAAAAACATTTCTGAGTTGTCCGCATTTATCGCAGCCATTCGCCCTGGAGCCAAAAGCCTTTACAAGATATTTGAGTCTCGTGTTCCTTTCTCCTATGGAGTCAAGGCGTTCGATAATCTGATTCAAACAAAGGAAATGCCGAACAGCTACGTGCTCTATCAGGAACAGGAGATGCAGGCGTTGCATTATGCTGGTATTCCCATGTCGGAATGCTACACTGCAATTAAGAATATTGCGAAGAAGCGCAAGGAAAAGGTCCTCGCTTATAAAGACGTTTTTAAAAAAGGTTTCACGAAAGCCATCGTCGAAGATGAGGGCAAAAGCGAAGAAGAAGCAGATGAACTGACGAACAAACTCTGGCAGATCATCGAGGACTCCGCAAGCTATCTATTTAATAGCTCGCACGCGTATTGCGTCGCTCTTGATAGTCTTTACGAGGCATGGCTCAAAGCTAATCACCCTCTTGAATTCTACGAAGTCGCTCTCAATCTCTACGAACAAAAGGGTGACAAAGATAAAGTTGCAGCGCTCAAAGAAGAAGCGGAAAAGTATTTTGATATTCTCTTCCCGCCGATGCGCTACGGACAGGATAACCGCCAGATGCGCGCCGATCCTGCGACGAATTCCATCGTCAATTCGCTCGGCTCTATTAAGGGTATGAGCAAGGCAATGGGAGCAAAACTCTACGAGTGTGCCCGGCAAGATCATAAGTCATTTTTCGACGTACTCAAATGGCTGGATGAGCGCAGTATCAAGAGCGCTAAAGTGATTTCACTTGTCAAGATCGACTACTTCAATTCGTTCGGAAACAACGTCGAATTGCTCCGCCTCATCACTTGGTGGGACTTCTTCAAGCAAGGTACAGCGAAAACGATCTCAAAGGACAAGCTCTCCCCTGCCTTTGAAGAAATGCTTTCTCGCTACGCATCCGATAAGAGCGTCAAAGGTGAGCCGCTCAAGTCCTACAAGATCAACGATATGGATGGATTGCTCGAGGCGATTGAAGAATACGTCTTCTCTTTGCATTTGGAAGAACTCCCTTATCGTGTGAAAGCTGCCAACCAAAATGAGATTTTAGGTTACGTTGATATGACAACTCAAAAGGAAGAAGATCGGCGCAAACTGTACCTCCTCGATGTTCGTCCTCTGATTGGCAAATGGAATGCTGGCAAGCCGTGGAAGTACATCTTCCATTGCAAGAGTGTCGGTTCCGGTAAGGTTTCTCAGCTTTCTGTCACACCATACCGTTATAACAACACCATCACCAAGGCGCTCAAGGGCGATATCATTCTCGCCAAACACGTACACAAAAACGAAAAAGGATATTGGGAACTCGACGACTACGAGATTCTGCCAGGTTAGGAGATGATTGGAATGGAGATTCGCCCAGAGGTTTTTGGATACACAACACTTGCAAGACAAGATTACGTAGAGAATTGTCTCCGTAATGAATCCGATTACTTGGTTTTTGACACGATTACGAGCCACTATAGAAATCACGAGTCGCGCAGTTGGAGAGGGTTAGACAGCGGAGAAGTTTTGCGCTGCCGTTCAAACTGGTTCGAACGTGCTCGGTCTACCGGCATTAACATCAACGATCTCATGGATGCCTAGGAAACCGAGAAGACCGGCAAGATTTCCAAGGAGGACATCGATGAACTTCTTTGATGCTACTACCGGCAGCACTTCAACTTACTTAGATACGTGGGGCTACGCCGGCACAACATCCAATAGCTCCATTTATGTTTACACTGAGAACGGTTGGCAACGCCTTTATCGAGACCCCGCTGTCTGTTCGTTTGAGCCTCGAAAGCAGGAGGAAATCACTAAGGAGGATATCGATGCGTTACTTTAATCTTTGTTCCGACATGAACAAAATGAAAAGTGGACGCGGCACAGTCTGGTGGGATACGTATTCTCCTTATGTGCAGAGACTTCATTCAGAGCTCGAGGAAGAGTTCATCCGAAAGAAAGTAGAGGCAGATATGCACCAGGAGTTCAACCGACTTTTGGATGGCTTATTGGACTTCGTCTCAGGCAAGTCAGATATCGCGTTCCCGCCTGATATTTCCAATGTAAAGGAGAACAGCAATGCTCTACTCTGATGTTGCTCTCGTCCTGTTGGCTTGCTGGAACAGAGCATTTGGTGATGAGGGTGTTGCCGAGTCTTCTTGGAAACAGCAACAACGTCTCTTTAAATTTTGGCATTTAGCAAATCGTTATCTCATCGGAGATCTTGACGATCCATCGACGCTCAGACTCACCAAGGAGGCATATCATGAATTTTTCTGAATGGTCCGAAGGCCCCGCACAGCTCCGCTTTGAGAACGGCAGTCGGATCTATGTGATACCTACGGCAGGTGCAAAGCCAATCAAGGTTGTCTTTGAAGACGATTACGACATGCATCAGGTACGCGGTGGCCCGAGCAATCCTCCCCTGCTCCGTTGGCGTCACGATGATGCTTTTGTGTACGGCGGCGTCCAATATTTGTGGGAACCTCTGGAGTACGACTACGCCGTCAACTCTTCTGATATCGAAGACTTATTATAAGGAGATGATCACACGGAAACCAATATTGTAAAAATTAAAGGCGACTGGCAAGAAGTCGTTGACGATGCCAGATCGACTGTACATAAACCGCCGCTTGGGCACGAACCGTCTTCCAAGTTCAAACGCGGCATGCTACTTGCGGAGCACTCCCCTATTCGTGACATTATGATCAAGTGGAAATGGTTCCAGATGAAGCACTGGGTCACCGTCCATTGGGTACGTCACAAATGGGAGAAGTTCGTGTCCACACAGCGCAGTGACCGCACTGGTGTCCCCCGTGATAAACTGCCGCAGGATCAGCCCGCCGATTTTACCGGCGACGCTAACATTCAGCAGCTGATTGACACGTGGCGTAAGCGTCTCTGTTTCCAGGCGTCCTCTGAAACGCGCGAATATGCAGAGGACTTCAAGGTAACGTTGCATGGTATTGAACCGGAGATCGCGGACGTGCTTTGTCCTAATTGCGTATATCGTCACGGATGTCCGGAGAATGGCGTTTCAACAAAGCCCTGCGACTTTTACGAAAAGCTCTGCGAGAAGATCCCTGAATTGAAAACCACCGATTTGCAGGCACGTTACGATGCTTACAACCGGTGGTTTTATTCTGCCCATCAACCGAAAGAACCTCTGATCTTGCTCTCTGGACCATCCGGCTGCGGTAAGTCTACGGTCGCCAAGATCCTCGAAGAGAAGTATCATCTCCGCTCTCTTAAGAGCTTCACCACGCGCCCGCCGCGCACACCGGGCGAAGACACGCACACGTTCATTACAGAAGATGAGTTCGCAGCTTTCAAAGAGCGCGGCGGTATCATCGCTGAAACGGAGATTAACAGCTATCACTACGGTGCCACCGACGAGATGGCAAATGATTCCGATATCTATGTGATCGATCCTGCCGGTGTCGAATCTATGCCCGCTCAGTACAAAGATGAGCGTCATGCCGTATATGTGTGGATCGAATGCTCTCCAAAGACATGTGCCAAGCGCATGTGGGATCGCGGCACTCCGCAGGAGATCGAAGGTCGCGACGCTGCCGACAAGAAACTGCGCGAAGATAACGCGTGGTTGCAGGTTTCTTGTCACATTCCCGTTTATGAAGTCACGAACGACGGTGACCCCGTCGATTGTGCCGACGAGATCTATCGTATCTTCGTCAAGGAAACAAAAATGAATTGAGGTGGTTGTCTTTGCAGGTAACTAAAAGAGATGGCCGAAAGGTTGAATTTGATTCTGATAAGATTGTCAAAGCCATTACCAAAGCATTTATCGAAGTCTACCCTGAGTCTCTGACCGCAGAAATGCAGGATTTTGCCCACCGTGTCGCAGACGAAATCGGCGCCAAGGGCGATATGAGCGTTGAAGAAATTCAAGATATCATCGTCAAAAAGCTTATGGCAAGCAAATGGAAAGACGTCGCACAGGCATACGTCGAATACCGATATTTGCGTAAGCTTGTGCGTCAGGGCAACACAACCGATAAAGACATCGAAGAATTGCTCGATGGCACAAACGAATATCTGAATGGAGAGAACAGCAACAAAAACGCCAAGCTCGTGCATTGCCAGCGCGACTATATGGCGGGTACGACCAGCACGGATATTTCACGCCGCCTGTTATTGCCGAAAGATGTTGTGGCCGCTCATGACGCAGGCATTATTCATTTCCACGATATGGATTACTTTGCTCAGAAAAGCCTTCACAACTGCGAGCTTATCAACCTCGAAGATATGCTCCAGAATGGCACGGTCATTAACGAGGTTATGATTGAGAAGCCGCATCGTCTCATCACAGCAGCAACTATCGCCACGCAAATCATTACAGCTGTTACCAGCTCATCATATGGTGGCGCAACCATCAATCTTGGCCACCTTGCACCATTTGTCATTGACAGCTATGAGCGTTATGTCGAGAAATACCGCACCAGAGGTGTTGAGGAAGGCACGGCGCATGAATGGGCGAACCTTGATATCGAAAAGGAAATTGAGGACGCTGTTCAGACATTCAATTATCAGGTCAATAGTATGACTAACACCAACGGTCAAGCCCCCTTCCTAAGCGTATTCATGTGGATTGGCGAGAATCCCGAATATGAAAAGGCCACGGCAGCTCTGTGTCGCGAATTCTTAAAGCAGCGTATCAAGGGATTCAAGAATCCGCAAGGAGAATGGTTTACACCAGCTTTTCCAAAGCTCCTGTATGTCCTGGATGAAAACAACATCGATGAAGACTCACCATATTGGGATATCACGGTTATGGCGGCTAAATGCACAGCACGCAGAATGGTCCCTGATTATATCAGTGCCAAGATCATGCGGCGCGATAAAGTCGACAAAAATGGAAACGGTCAAGTCTATGGCTGTATGGGCTGTCGTAGCTTCCTGACTCCGTACGTCGCCCCCGAGACCGGTAAACCAAAGTATTGGGGTAGATTCAATCAGGGTGTTGTCACCATCAACTTACCTGATGTAGCGTTAAGCTCTGGCGGAGACATGGATGCTTTCTGGAAGATTCTTGACGAGCGTCTTGAACTCTGCCATAAAGCATTGCAGTGCCGCCATGAACGTTTGGCTTTGGCCACGTCTGATTGCGCTCCCATCCTCTGGCAGTATGGTGCGCTGGCACGTTTGCCAAAGCATACCCCCATCCATCCCCTTCTGCACGGTGGTTACTCGACACTCAGCCTTGGTTATGCGGGTTTGTATGAATGCGTGAAATATATGACTGGTGAAAGCCATTCTCATGGGACAGGCTATACTTTCGGCATCCAAGTTATGCAGAAACTCAATGAGTACACGGCAAAATGGAAAGTAGACGAAGACATCGATTACAGTCTGTACGGATCTCCAATCGAATCGACTACATATAAGTTTGCCAAATGTCTCCAAACTCGTTTTGGCGTGATTGATGGGATCACTGACCGCAACTACATCACAAACAGCTATCATATCAATGTACGTGAGCCCATTGATCCTTTTGAGAAATTGGCAATCGAAGCTAAGTACCAAAAATTGAGTCCTGGAGGTGCTATTAGCTACATTGAATGTGCAGATCTCACCAAGAACACCGAAGCTGTGCTTGAGGTGATCAAGTACATTTACGACCACATCATGTACGCCGAACTCAATACGAAGAGTGATTACTGTCAGGTATGTGGCAGCACTCACGAAATCGAGATCATCGATGAAGGTGGACGACTTAAATGGCACTGCCCCGTGTGTGGCAACGAAGACCAGTCCAAGATGAACGTTGCTCGCCGTACCTGCGGCTACATCGGTACACAATTTTGGAATCAAGGTCGTACGCAAGAGATCAAGGAGCGCTATGTTCATCTTGACAATCACGAGGTGGGCGAATGAATTACGCAAGTTTACGCCGTATGGATCTTTCTAACGGTCCTGGCGTCCGATCCTCAATTTTTGTATCTGGATGCAAATTTCATTGCCCTGATTGCTTTAATGGAGCGGTTCAAGATTTTAGCTACGGGAAGCCGTACACCGATAGCACCGCGCTTGAGCTGCTAAAAGAAATTGCAAAACCACATAACAGCGGATTAAGCATTCTCGGCGGTGAGCCACTGTGGCAGAACATCGACGGTATGGCAGACCTTGAAAAGCTTTGTCATGTTACACATAAGCTCGATAAAACTGTATGGATGTGGACTGGCTTTACCTGGGAGGAGCTGATGACTCCTCCCCCTCATCCAGACGCAACCTGGCTTATGCGCCGCGAACTTG